CGTAAAACCCATCAAGGTTGCCAGCAAGGTAAACAATGGTAAAAAAAAAGATTTGATTAGGGCTTTTTAATTTCATTATTTTTGCCTATCTTTACAAAGAACTTAAATAACTATTTTATGCGTACCATTGAAGTAAAACTGTACCAGTTTAGCGAATTATCCAACGAGGCAAAAGAAAACGCTATCCGCAGCAATTACAATATTAACGTTAATTCTGATTGGTGGGAGGGCACGTATTACGATGCAGCCAATATAGGGCTAAAACTAAAAAGTTTTGACCTTGACCGCAACAGGCACGCAACAGGCGAATTTATGCAAGATGCGGACTATTGCGCCCGTAAAATTATAGCGGAGCACGGGGAGCATTGCGATACGTACAAACTTGCAAAAAACTACTTTTCAGAATATAACCACCTAGTAAAAAAGTATTCGGACGGCATACAGACCGACAAGGTAGCCGAGGACAACGAATATGAATTTGACCAAGAAGCAAACGAGCTTGAAAGCGAGTTTTTAAAGGACCTATTGAGCGAGTATGCAAGTATATTGCAGAATGAATGCGAATACCTGCAAAGCGATGAGGCAATTATCGAAGCTATTGAAGCCAATGAATACGAATTTATGGAAGATGGCGAATTGTATTAAAAATTGTGTATCTTTACAGGGCTAAAAAAATGTTGTATGGTTGAATTAATTTTTAGTATCTTTGCATATACAGCCTTTTTCTATTGGTTGGATTCGTTGCAGAAAAAATGCAACAAGTAGGTTTATTTCACAAATAGTGCAACAAAAACATCTTATGGATTATACGTATATGGTAACGACCTTATTGGAAAATTTCGCCTGTGGTAAGATTGAAAAAAGCAAGTTGATTCTAAGCCTCAAGGAAATTGAACGTAGCGAGGGCAAAACGATGGAGTTAATGTTGTGTGAGGGTGCGGATATATTAAGCCTTAAACAGCTTGAAACCACATTGTATAAGCCCGAAACAAGTGTTGAACGTCAATACGTTATGAACATGCTAAACTTAGGTTTGAGTCTTGGAAATAAAATTGAAATAAATTTTCCGAAATAGTTGCACAATACAAAAAGATTCATTAACTTTGTAAGGAACTTAAAAAACAACACACATGCGTAAAGTAACGGAAACAATCGGAAATGCCTTTAATGCTAACGGCAGGGCTACACAAATTAACACAACCGTAACAACTGACAACGGACGTACCGAAAGGGCACAAGATAGCCTATAAAGAGAATGGTAAACTTTTTATTACCAACTGTGGGTATGCTACCAACGTAACCAAAGATAGGCTTAACTCAATTGATGGGGTACGCATTAGCCAAACCAATTTTGAGTGGTACTTGAACGGGGTGAAGTGGGACGGTAAACTAATTGAGGTAAAGTAATTTCCAACAAAAAAAAGCATATTATGAAAGCGATAGTAACAATAGAGCACGGTAATATATCCTCGATGGATAACCTTTTTTACCAACATAAAGGGGGCGTGGTTTGCCTTAATGATGATGTGAACGGGGAGATAGGTTGGTTTGAGGTTTTTTATGATGCCGAGGAAGATGGCAGGGAATATATAACCCTAAACAACGAGATTGTTTATCTGGATAACCTAAGCGAATTGTAATGAAAGAACGTAAAGAACGGGACAGGATTAAGGGTAAAGTAAAACCCGACTATCCACGCAAGAAAAAAGGCATGAAGCCTATTAAGAAAGAAAAATACCGTGCAATTTTTGCCGAGAACCTTTAAGAACCAACTATGAGAACCCTACAACAATTTTTAAACTCTGATAACTCACCACGCTACATACGTATATATGATAACGGAGGGGAAAGTTTTGACCGCTATACAATCGTATTTACGGGACGTTACGATAAGAACAAAGACGAACAAGGTAACAAGTGGTACAAGTATGTAGGCTCAAGTGAAAACCCATATTACCCACAAGGTTTTTACCAACATGGGGAAAGCAAAAACGAGATTATAGACCGTCCTACATACTCGCATTTGGGCAAGAAAATTACTTTTGATAAGTTACCATTGGATTGTCAAAAGGCAGTACTTGAGGACTATGCTAGTATATGGGGTTTTGATGGGGAGTAGTGAAGGGGTTGTATAAAAAACTTTTTTCGCAAAAACCTTCAATAACATACAATTTTATTTTGAAATACCAATAATAAACCTTAACTTAGCAACATGGAAAGTCAACCAATATCATTTACAATATCCAATGAATACCGTAAAGAGGAATGTGGATGGGGAAATGGATATGTAGCAATACCACCAAACCACCCTTTACACGGTATAGACTTTATGAGTTGGGAGGAAAATGTACCTTATCTGAATATACCCCGTGAGATAACGTGGTGTGATTATGCAGGTAGGCTAAGGCACGAACTTGAAATACCTAGTGATTGGTGGGTAATAGGTTTTGATACTACTTACAGGAGGGATAACCTTGAGAACTGCCCTAAAGAGTATGTTGAGGAGTTGACTGAAAGGTTATTGCAGGAAGTAATAGGGTATAAAGCCCCTGTTATTAAGGAATAAAATTTCCGCAAAGTAACTTCTAAAACCCTTGCTAATACCAAATAAATAACGTAACTTTACTACAACAAACAAATATAACCATGACAGTTGAACAAGCAAAACAAGTATTAAAGGATAACGGGTACTATGTAGAAAACCTGTGGCATATAGAAGATGTGAAAGTACATTATGATTGTACGGACGAGGAAGCCCAACAAATACTCCATGCTGTACTTCATTCACCATACATCGTAGAAACAATCAACGAGGTAATAACCGAAAAGAATTGGTTTGGGGACGATAGTAATGGGGATGATGACGATGATGATTTTGTGCATATAAACTTGTTAACAGGGGGCAGGGTATAAATTTTTTCGCCAAAACCCTTTATAACACATTGATAATCAACATACAAAAACTTTTACTAACTTAGCATAAACAAATAAACAACATGATATTCAACTCTAAAGACTACACAGTAAGGGTAATAGATACCCCAACATACGGAATAGTACAAGTGGCAGATACTACCCTTAGTGATGCCTTATTGGATTCCGACATGGAATATGTAAACGACAAGGCAAGAGAAATTGACAAAGGTACATTCTACTATGTAGAACCCGAACACATCAACCTACCTGAAAACGAACTGATAGAAGTAGTTGAGGAGGGAGTAGCTTATAAGGGGTAAAAATTCCGCAAAGAAACTTATAATAACCTGATTAACATACAAAAACAAATACTTATGAAATTAACATCAACAATTAAAGAAAGACAATTCAATCAAGAATTAAAGTACCCCTGCCTAATGAGGGTTAGGGATTACCCCGAAAACATAGTACTACTCTACTCTAAAAACAAAGGAGTAGTAGTTGCTTGTGGAGAGGATAAACGATGGGGAGTAGGGTTTCATTCTTGTAATTGGGGACAACCTAGTGATTTTGAACCCTACTATGGAAGCGTAACCATAACCCAAGAGTATGAAAGGGTTGTATAAGATAAGTATTTAGGAGGGGATTTTTCGCAAAAGACTCTTGTAACCATACAACAATTAAAATTTAAAGTAATTGCAAATACTAAAATGTACAGACCTATTAGGAAACAACGAAAGGTACTATAAACAAATATCCCTATTGTGTAGGTATGAGCACATACCAGAGGTAACATACCGTGCTTGGTTAGTTAGGAATCCCGATAAGGAAGTTTATGTTTCCAAAAAGCACAAGATAATGGTTGAAAAGAAGTATTTGGTTGTCAAATAAGGTTGTTTTGGGGTGAATGTATATATAACCCTTAACACTTCATATACATTTTAGGATTGAGGAGAGGGTTTTATACCCTCTTTTCTTGTTTTATAACAGAAAACTATATTTGTTTTTAGGGGTAAATTGGTTTTTGGAGGGTAAGCTGAAACGTAGTCATAGCCACACTCTTAGGCAAATAATCCCCCTAAACTACTTTTCAGTACCTTGTATTACATAGTACTATGTTATCCCTTGTACTAGGAGTTATAGCCTCATTATGTAACCTTTTGGTTACGTATTTTTTGTATTTAGTGTTGTTTTGTTTTGTGTTATGTGTTTAAATGTTGTAGTAAAATGTCTTTAGTTTACAAGGGTTTTTGGCGGAAAATTTACTAGATTATTTTTGCTAAGGGTTTGTTTTTTCCGAAAATTAGTAGTATCTTTATGGGGTACTTAAAACAAACAGAATATGAATACTCAAGAAACAATACAAGGAATCAAGAACGTTATAAACCTATATGGTAGTTTTGGTGTAGCTGATGTTGAGGCTAACAGTTCCCCTGTTGTAAATTCTTTAGGCAGTAGTGCTTTACTTGCGGAAAATTTTAACGAATTAGGTGCAGAAGTAAACCTATACAACGGGGATGATTTGGTAAGTGTGGATTTTATTGGTTATGAGAAACTACCCACAGATACTTTGGAGGAAATTTATCACCTTGCCCAAGATTGGGAAGCTACTTGTATTCAGACCAGAAGTAGGTGTGAGGATTAACCTTTTGTTAGTGTTGTTTCTTTGCGGAAAAAGTGTTATCTTAGTGGTGTAATTAAATAGTTGTATTATGACTTTTGATGTAGATGTTTCTCCGCAAAAATTAACTTTACAATAAAATACTATGGTTACAACAAAGAAAGAAATAAAGAAACAACTCCTCCTGTATAAACAGAAAATGGAGAGTAGTTTTTCAATGGAGGATTGGGCTTTGAAATACCCCCAAAACAACAAAGAAACTAATAAAGAGTACCAGCAAAGATTAACAATGTACAAGAAGAGATACATAAAAGTATTTGTAGATAACTATAAATTAGGTTTAGAAAGGGAATTATATTATTATAAGCACTACACAGAACCTTGGGTAAAGGCTAACTCAAAATAATTTTACTACAACCCTTGCTTTTCTGCGAAATTATACTTACCTTTGATTAAACTTTAAAACATAGAATATGGCTACCAAATTCACACAAAAAGAGAACGGAGTATTATCTGAAACATTGCGTAGGTTGCACGAATTTCACAAAGGCAATGTAGAAACACCTTTACTATTGCTTTCGCACCCACCCAAAGTAAGTAGCTTAATAAGTAAGGGTATATTTGAAAAACCCGTAGGTGAAATACCTAAGTGTAGTAATTGGTACAGCTTGACTAAGAAAGGTAAGGAACTGTTTAAAGTTGCTTATGGTAAGCACAAATTAGATGAGCAGTCTAGCTTGGCTATTTTTAATGGGTACTATGTTATTGACTTTAATCCTATTTTGGAAAATCTTGCGTAACCTACAACTTTTTTATTTTAATTGTTAGGTTTTCTGCGAAAAGTTTATTATCTTTACAACGTACTAAAAACAAATTGACATGCTTACTTCTAAATTGACTTATAGGTTCTATACTGATGCTGACCCTTCACAAAACGATATTGATTTTATTATCTTGTTTGATGATATTGTAGTTGATAATGGGGTTGTAGAGTCCTTTTGCACACAAGATGGGTATGGTGTTGCAAACAAAGATTTTGTAATGTCTGTAACAAGGGAAGCAACCCAAGAGGAAGTACAACCCCTCTTACAAGAGTTGTCTTTGTATGGTGTTAACGTGTTGGGCGATATGGCTACCTTGCCTGATAATTATTACAATATTTATTGGGGGGAATAGTTGTTTCTTTCGCAAAATCCAAAATAAGCCTATTTCTAGCCACGCTGTTAAGAGAAATTCTGTTTTGCGATACCAAGTATAGCATATCAAAAGATAATCCATTTAAACCACCTTTATGAAAGTATTAAATTTTTTGTTAAGGTTAGAGGTAAGAGATGAAATTCCTGCCAACAATTTTAAGGCTTCAAGTTACTACCCAGAAAAAATGAGTTTTAACGAGACCTTTTCGCACATATTTTCTCAATTTCGTAAGAATAATTAGGTAATCTTGATTATTTTCCGTAAATTTACTACAACTCAAAACAATTCTACAATGAACAAATACTACTCAATTATTCTTGAAGACAAAGGTAAGACACATAATATAAACATGCACACCTATGATTGTTATGCTTTGAGCAAAGAAGAAGCACTAGGTAAGATGTGGTTTGCAAGACCTGATTTTAGGAACGTGAAAGTAGACAAGATAATTGAAGAAGGTAACGATGTTTATGTGGATGCAGAGTACCAAAAATCTATTGATAATGCTTTGGAGATTTTAAGGCAAAGAAAACTACAACAAAATGGATAATAAAACCTTGTATGTGTTAATTGTGGCTTTTGGTATGTTTATAGTGGTTGCATTGTTCTTTTGGCAACTTTATTCTGTAAGAAATAAAAAGTAGTTTTTACTTGCTTTTCTTGCAAAATATTTGTACCTTAGTGTTATTATTAATCAACTACAAAACCAACCTTATGGAAATCGTAAAAATCAAACCTGAGCACTTTATAAATTCAGAGGGCTACACTTGGCCTAAAAGCTGCCCACTAGCCTTAGCATTAAATGACCACTTCAATACAAAGGGTTGCGATGTTGTGATAGGAAGGGCTTGTATCAACGGAAAAAATTATAATGTTGATGAGTCTTGGAATAGTAATACAAGGTTATTTAATGGTACTTTGTATGCAGGTATGTGGGTTGATGAAGTTATACTTTTCGCCAAAAACCATTCAAACCCAGAATCTTTGCCTACTATTGAGGTATGGGTGGATTATAAGAAATAATTTATACAACTTTTAAAACCAACTTTATGACATTCATTATCTTTTATTGTGTGTTTAGTTATTTCTTTGTGATTGGTGTTGCTATTGATGGTAATATACCTGTATGGAATATTTTGTTTTCACCTCTTATCATGCCTATGTTTATGGGTCAGTTTATTAGTATTGTAGTGAAAAAATAAGTTTGGAAACTCTAGGTTTTTCCGAAAAATAATTGTATCTTCACAGTATCATTTAACCTACAACAAAACAACACTTATGAAAAGCACTATCAAATTTCTAGGATTAGAATATCCCTCAAGAACCATAGACACAGAGGATTTCGGGCTGGTAACAATATCCACTACAGAGTTATTGGATGCGATTGAATTACAAGAGGGAGGTGTGTATGCTGATTTTGCAGAAGAAACAGATAATGAGATATTTTTCTATGTTTCTAATGAGGAAATAGAATTGTCGGATGAGGAACTAGAAAAATTATTAATAGAAAATATACTATGAGAACCATAGACAAAATAATAACAAAAGTGGATGGAAAATACGGTGCGCCAATGGGACGTAGCAGTATAGGTGAGAAACCAACGGACAAAAAAGTATTCGACTGTGCAGTACCACTTAACGAAGGCTACGACAAGGGAGGTGCTTATTGGGGCTATCCTAGTGATTTGAGGGTAAGTTACACCAAAGATTTGTCTTATATTAATTTTTACAGAACCCAAAAATAACAACCATGAAAACATACAAAGCAACATTTAACCAACTGGTAAAGAAAATGACTGGTGATATTGACTTCCTAGATGGTAAGCAACTAGATGATGATTTTATTGATAATTATGACCTAGATGTAATAGAGGTGTGGGATAATACTTGTGATATGAATTTTGTGGTTTATCTTACAGGTATTAGGCAAAGTGAAGTTGATAAGTTAGAAGTAAGCCAATATTATTATGGGGATAACGATGGGGGTAATGTGATGTGGTTTGACTTTGAGGATATTATGAACAAAGAGGATAAGGTAAAAGTTATTGAAGTCTTGGAAAAAGTTGTAGGGAAGTAAAAGATTTTTGCGAAAAACTTTCAGAAACACTTGCATAATCCAAATACAATCCCTATTTTTACACTATAACTTAAAAACAACAACATGAAAGGATTAGCACAAATATTTGACAACTATACCCAACTAGAACAAGATTGGGAAGCAGCACAGGCAAAGTATAACCAAGACCGTGAGGCTATTTTAAAAGAAACTGAGAAACTATCGCCTGTAAAAGTGGATGATGTAATAACAAAGGATGGTGTTGAGTACCTGATTTGCGAGATAGTAGTTAACATATATGATTATGCTACGCCTAAAACAGTTAAGTTTGGTTATGCTGCTTTCCGAAAAAACAAAGATGGTGCTTGGGCTAAAAGGAAAGAATATATCCACTCACTTAAACACAGGATTGAACTTTAATTTTTTGCGAACAACCTTTTAACTCATAGTATAAAAACATACAACAACATGAAAATCAAAACCGTAAAACAACTACAAGAACTAGTAATGCAAGAAGTAGAAGGATTAAGAAAACACGCTACCTTGCAACAAAAAGCTAGGTTGAATAATAGGCTCTTAGATGTAGGTTCTCCTACAGAATGTATCTATGGTTTAATGACGGGAGATTGTCATTCGGACGAAGCTGTAGAACTTGCTGCCAAATGTGGGGTGGAGATAACTTTTAAAGCCATCCAAGATAACAATTATGAGAGATATAAGTTACGTAATGTACTTAAAACCGCAATTAATGCCCCCAAAGAATCAGAGGAAAGAGGAGGAGATAGCGATACTTTCTCGCCTATGGAAACCTATATTGGTTCACGCCCTAACGATGCAAAAAACATATTATTGTATATAAAAGGCAAGATTGACACACTTAATTTTCGGGGAAATTAGGATTTATCGGAAATAAGTTGTATCTTAGTACTACAGTAAAAACAACACAACATGAAAACATTTGAAATAATATCAGGAATAATAGTAGCAAGTGACCCATGTTACGTACTTGACACCAACTCACCTTGTATGGGTGTAATAGAAAATGTTAAGAAAGGGTTATGGGAGGTTTCTGTGGAAAAAATAGATTCCTTTGGAAGTAGGGTAGCTGTATTCAATATAAGCCGTATAGGTAGTCATTCAAACGGACGACCATTTACATTTCCATTCTCAGCCTGTGTTGATAGTGGGCAGTTTGGTTTCTTTGACAAGGATTTTTTTAGGGACGACAAAGTTGCGGAAAACCTTTCTAAATCAGACTTTGGTGAAGGTTATGCTACTCAAGAGGGGGATAGTTGGTATAGGGCTGTATGTAATATTACTTTGAGTGAGGAAGGTTATGGGGTAGTACCTAGCGGTGCTGTATCTTCATCAGGATATGGTGATGGTAGCTACGATGTAGTTGGGTTTAAAGACGATAGTGGGGAGTGGGTAGCCTTTAGTGTTACTTTTATCAGTGATAACGAAGACGAAGATTACGATTATGATGAGGATAATTAATAAAATTTTCCGCTAAAAATTTGCATATCCCAATAATTATCCGTAAATTTGAACCATAACCAAATACAACTACAATGAAAACATACAACGATTACGCTCAACTAGCAAGTGACCAAAACCTGAAATGTGGACACGTAACAGGTGGAAACAACGGTTATCCAACTCCATACTTAGGTGCTTTTATTTACGGGTTTGATGATTATGTACAAGCTGAACAATTTATTAACGAAAATAGTGGTGAGATTGTATTGTGTAAACAAAAGAACGGTTGGGATGTTTGGGAGCAGCACGGTTCTATGTTACCTAGAACACGCCCGTTGACTGCTGAGGACTACGTAGAGGATTTAGGGGACAATTACACACTTATTGATGACTATGAAAGCGCAATAGATTTTATTAGCGAATTTGAAAACCCTGAGGACTACAAGCAAGAATTAGTAAACCTTGATTGGGAAAAACAAAGCGTAGTTTTTGGAAATGGTAGTTACGAAGTAGTGGAAAAACAAATGATGAGTTACCACGAGGACGTGACAACATGGGTAGTAGGTGTATTTTTTGACCGTGATGCTGAACCACAAGACTAATCCTACAAATAAACCCTATAATTTTCGCCAAAAGACTAGGAATAACCAAAAAGATTACCTATATTTGTACAACACTAAAAAAAACATAATGGACATACAACAAAACATAAGAGAAGGAAAATACGAAAACAAATTACCTTACCCCTCAAAACCTACACAAAAGGACATAGAGGAAGCAATGGTAAATTTCACAGGAAACCTACAACAACTCAAAACCGAAAAAGAGGTTACTGAAATACGCCTAATGGCAGAATACAGACAAGCCCAAAATAACTACCATTTAGAAACCCACAGGCTTAACAAACTATTCCAATCTGATTTGGCTGAGGATTTTGGTGTAACAGGTCATCCAAAGGAACAAAAGTTATTTGAGTTGGCTTGGGAACATGGACATAGTAGTGGTTACTCTGATGTGTATAATTACTATGTTGATTTTGTTGAACTTATTAATTAAGGAAAATAAAAGTTGTAGAAAAATTAGGTTTTTCGGAAAATTCTTACTATATTTGAAACATGAACAAGCAAGAACAAACATACAACAACAAAATTATGAACGAAGTAGACAAAATACTAAAAAAGACTTTGGCAGAAATTGAAAAGTCAAAAAACATAATCTCAAAGGAACGGGACAAACTACGTGACCTTCATGGAGAATTGGAATCATTCCTAGATGACTTGGATTCAGGCATAGAACAACTAGAATATGGTGCTAGAGAGATACAATCAGGTATAGATACTATTTCAGGACAAGTTTAAAAAGTTGTATGGAAACACGAGAAAAATCAGTTGCTTGGTGGGATAGTCTATCTGAGCCTACCAAAAAATATTTATCTGAGCAGTACATACTAGGTAGAAGTTATGTTACTTACAGTGATATTGACAAGATGTTTTTAGAAATAACACTTAAAAACGTAATATTTTGATATACTACTTCGACAAGAAAAGGCTACTATATAGGAATGTTTTATGGCCTATTTTAGGTATAATCTTAGGTACAACTTTATTATTAACCTTACTTATAAACACTGCTTTAAGTTACCAGTTAAGTGAAGTTAAGTATATAACAGAGGAAACCAAGGCAATAATTATTCGTGAATCGCAAAAAGAACTTGAATTTTCACCTGAAAAATTAAAAGCATATATACTGGACTTGAATATTAGGTTTCCACATATAGTGTATGCTCAAGCTAGGTTAGAGACTGGTAACTTTCAAAGTCATATATTCTTAAATAATAATAACATATTTGGAATGCGACAGGCTAGGAAACGGCCTACAACTAACAAAGGTGAGGAGAACGGACATGCTTATTTCAACTCATGGCAGGAATCTGTACTTGATTATGCGATGTATTCTGCTGCTTATTTGTCTAAGATTAGTAGTGAAGAGCAATACTTTTATTATTTAGGTTCAAATTACGCAGAAGACCCAAACTATGTTAGTAAGTTAAAAGAAATAATTTCGCAAGAAAACTTGCTTATCAAAGAAAATTAGACTATCTTTGTACTATACAAAAATAAATAACATGGAAAACTTAGAAGATTACCTAGAAACATACCACGAGATAGTAAGCAGAATTGAATGGCAACTACATAAAGAAGAAGGTTTTGCGTATGAAATCTACAACGACAAAGGAACTGGTGGAATGTGGTTGCTTGCAAAGGAAATTACAGACAACTTCATGGAAAAACACAAAGATACTGATTGGAACGAAGTTGATTTCTTTGATGAGATTGAGTTGGTTTGGGATGATTTCGCAAAAGAATACTATGAAAATAAATAAAAATTATTGTCAGTAGAAAGTTGCAATTACCAAATTAATTGACTAAATTTACACTGTACTAAAACAAAAAAAAACATGGAATTTACAGACTACATTGAAAATTACTCAAACGTATTACCTGAGTGGGTAAAAAATATACCAATTGGTATTATTGAAGACATTGAAGCACTTGGCTTTCAATTTTCTATCATATACTCTGATATTATATTTCACAAAGACTTTGATGAGTTTTCCAAAGGTATTTTGAAAGTGACCAAAACAGGTATTGAAATAAAACTACCTCCTGTAAAGGATGTGGATAAAATTGCAGAATACATTATCTTCCTAGAGGATTTGCAGCGGATTAATTTTATTGTAGGAGAGTATTTGGTAACAGTTAAGTAACAAAAAAATACAAACATGGAACTAAGTAAAGAACTACAAGAGGAAATTTTAGAACTGTTTAGTAAAAGATATTCTGCTGTATCTAAAATTTTTATGAACCCCGATACTGATGGATTTATAAAAGTAGCAGCAATGGAAGAATGTAAGAGGGTCGGTAAGTTGTGGAGGAATTTCGAGATTTTTTGCGAAAAAGCTAATGTAATCTAATAAAAACACCTACATTTACATACAACAAATAAAACACTATGATGGACAAGGCAGTACTTATAAGTAAAGTAGAGAAGCTCCAAACAATAGATAAGAAACAATTATTAGAATGGTTAAGACATTTACCCCCTACCTCTGCAAAAGTAACACCATTAACCTACAAAGTAGGTGACGTATTTATGCACCATGCTTTTAACCATCCCTATATACTACTAAAGAAAAGAGGTAATTTTTGGTTATGTACTATGCTTACAACTGAGGAAACCTGTAAGGAAATACTAGAGCCATGCCAATCTAGGTTTTTCGCAAAAAGCTATTTTACCCAAATATTATTTACAGTACAAGAACCTTTGACTGGTTTTATGGGCGTATATGAGAACAAAAACCACTTGGCAAAAGTATTGAGAAATTTAACAGAACTTATTTGTTTGGGTAAATAATTTTACTTACCTTTGAGGTAACTAAAAAAAAGAAAATGACAAGGGTAAACATTGGAATCAGAGTAGAAACATTATGTGATGCTCACCTACTAGCGGAGCATCGTGAGTTGGTTCGTGTGCCAAACTTAGTAAGCAAGGGGAAATTCAGTCTTAAAAACCAACCAAAGCAATTCACACTCGGAACTGGGCACGTTCGTTTTCTTTACACACGTCAAGCATATTTGCTTGAAAGATATAAACAACTACACAAAGAATGTTTAGCTAGAGGCTTTAACGTTCAAGACTACAGTTCAGCTTGGGATAATTTGCCGAAAGCCTTTATGAACCAATACATACCTACAAAAAACGATATATTTATAGTCACTCAAAGAATAGAGGAAAGATTAAAAACAATGAAAAATACAAAAATAACTCCTAAAAAATTTGCAATTACCAAATAAGTTTATTATTTTTGTACCAAGCAATTAACCAAACTAAAAACAACTTTATGAAAACTACTATCGAGCCGAAATACATTAAATTTCAAACCATTGTTGACCATTTTAATAATTTAACAAAACAAGAGAAAATAGACATTTTGTGGGGCGCATTAAGCCACATGGAAAGCTATAATGGTAGGGGGCAATGGTACACTATTGCACTTGCAATGGGTTATAGAAATGTCGAAGGTGGACACGACACTTGGACTAAAGGAGAATAGTTCTTTGAAGATACGGGCAACCAATCAACAGGCTATAACTACTAAGGTTGGTATCTGATACCATAGGGGGCTAAAAGGTTGGTTGCCCAATAATACGGGGGCAAGCCGATAGTCGCTAATGGCGGAGCATCACCGTCCGTAACTAGGTTGCCACAATGCAACTTGTGCTAGTTATGTAGGTTGCCCCTAATAATACTGTCTTATCGTTGACACCTAAGCTAAGTTTGGGAATAGGTAAGATGGGATGCCAGTACAGCCGTGGCGAAATTGGTTTACGCACCTCGTAGGTATAGCGAAATATCTATCCAATACTGGTAGGGATAGGATACCTAAAGGTTCCGAACGGGGCAGTAAAATTACAGGTTCAAATCCTGTCGGCTGTACTGGTTAATTTTTATTACTCACTTTTAAATTATAAATGCCACACAAAGAAACACCTCGCCCCGCCTCTTAACAATGCGCATTAGGGAAACACGAATTGACGTGTGATGCTTACTGACGGGTAGGCTAGTGGAATAACAAGCCCGTGGGTGTATTGCCCACGGGTAATTTTTAAACTAATTGAAAGTGAAAACTTTAGCTGAACAACTAAAAGAAGAACGAAATGGGAACGGGTGTGGTGCGCCTATTGAACCAATAGAGCTTACGAAGCAAATAAAAAATGCAAACTTGGCTGGCTATAATTTCCTACCGTATTACAAATTGCTTTCCATGCAACAGCAACTTTGGCTTAAAAATAACGGTATTGGCTGCGAACAAGTTTTTGACCGTAACGATATGTTTTACCATTTGACTTGGTAATAAACCTTATCCCGTGGGGGCTTTAACATTTCTTAACCGAGTGTTAGATAGTTCGGGCGAACAACCCCACGGGTATTTTTTAAGAAACTAAAAACCAAGTGATGCATACACCAACACCGTGGAAAAAACAAGAATACAATATTGAAGATTTGCAAAACGGGCGAATTGCAACCTTTGAATTAAGTGGATGGAGGCTAGCTAACGCTGAGGCAAACATAAAACGCATAGTAGCTTGCGTAAACGCTTGCGAACCATTTAAAGACCCATTAGAATCAATACCAAAGCTATTGGTTGAAGTTGAAGCCCTACGGGATAGGGTGAAGGAACTGGAAACGCAATCAAGCAAAAAAGATACTTACTCTGATTACTTAGAGCAAAAAGATAACGAAGCCCGTTGGGGTAGATAATTAACAAACTGGTTGCCCACCGCTACGCAATTTGTGCAAGCTGTTAGTGGTGGTGGGTAGCTAAAAACCAAAGGACATGAGCAAGGATACATCAAGCGGTTGGAAAAACTACTATCAAGTAGCCCATAGCGATTACCTACGATGTGGTTTAATGGAGTGCGTAAGGTGCAAATTGCCTATTGTCGGTTATTATTTAATTAGGGAAAGAAAGAATTTCCTGCACAGGGGCAATGAAACAGAGCAACAATTTTTATTCCACCGTGGCTGCAATCCATCACACCCAATGTGGAAGGAATTTGACAAGCTACAAGAGTTAAACGAAAAGACCAAAGTGGAGCGTGACAAAGTATTAGATGGGCTTCACCGCACAATAAATGAATGGGGATTTTCCCAAGATGAATTATTTGGATAAGCCATGACACTAACCAAAGGACAACTAAACCAGCAGCCATGACAGCGTTAGTAACCTACCACGGCAAACAGGACACCTACTGCGGTTTACAGCGTGGGGCTTGCTATAAAGCCACCATACACGGCAACGTGGCACACTTGCATGTAAGACCGTACGTTTGTGATTTCAGAACTGAACATTTTAAGATTTTACGATGGATATAAACGAAGTAAACCGCCAGTTAGATATGTGCATAAGGCACTTTAAAGCGGTAAATATTGAAGCTAAAAAAGCCGCAATTGAAAATCAATACACTTCTTTTGCCGTATTTCAAAATGGCAGAGCCGATATTGCAAAAGAAGCAGTAAATTGGCTAAAGCAAGTAAAGAAAAACATTGCTAAATAGTTGAAAATTAGGCAATTAATCAGTATCTTAGAGTAACTAAACTAACCACAAATGACAACCCAGCAACTAACCCAATTCCTAAAGGATAACGGCATTGAGCCAACCACTGATAACCTAATCACTTGTTTGTGCGATAGGTTTGATAAAGTAAAAGTCGCAAGAACAAAACGGGGTTGGTATACAGAATATAGTAATAGTTGCGCTACTGGCGATACCCTAAATGAAGCCTTGTTAGAACTAATGGCAACCTTAGAACTGGAAGGCGAAAAGGCAACCGAAGATTATTTATACAACTACAACCTTAACAAATGAAACCACTATTTAACCTAGACCCCAAATTTAACGGGGGCTTCCAAATCGATATGAGCCAATTGACCCAAGAGCAGCGCAACCATGTGTTGCAGATGTTTATTCTTAACAGCATCAACCCGCAGGTGCTTAAAAACTACTTTGAATGAGCAACGAACTACAACAGAAGTACCCGAAATTCTACGCAAAGCCACATTTGTGGATAGATGCCATTGAGGTGGAGCGAATTAAAGGATACGTTAATCCTTTCCAGCCAAAAAAAGATACCCCAATATGGATGGAAGTAGGGGAGAAGTATAAGCTAAATGTAGTTACTGTCCTTTGCATGAACGAACGTAACTTATGGGATAATTACAAGCCACTTTTCAAGCCCCAAGAGGGGGAAGCCTTTATAAAGGACTTGGAGAGTGCGGTAAGTGCCGCAACTGGGAAAAAATATTTGTACAGGGAAGAAAAGCACGGCCAGCATATTTTAAATACGGGAACAAGCCCTGAAGACAAGGTAGTAAGGATGCCTATTATAAACCTTGCTTTGGTTAAAGGTTATGAGTTAGAAAGTGGTATTAGATTGGATTATTTCGACACCGCAGCCTACGTAGACAAGCTAAGAGAATTAGGGTACTATTTGTAAATGCCAACAAAAAACACTATATTAGTAAGCCAAACTAACCACAATGGACACAACCAAAAAGACGGTATCGGAAAAGCTATCTGAATTTAAAACCGAAATAAAAAAGCTGAACTTAGACCCTAAGCATGAGTTAATGTTAGTGGTTGCAAGTATGGCATATTACGCTGAAACCACGCCACCGCCCTTTAAAAACGGCATGGTAGGCAACCAAAGCAATGCAACACCATTAACGGGCAAAGATTTGTTTGATAAATACAATGAGTTGTTTGAAAAGTTAGAAAATGAGAAAATTAACCACCATAGCACAAGACCGTAAACTACCTTACAGCTACACTAATAGCGGTATCAAGCTAACGGATTTTCGGTATTTGATAGCTAAGGAACGCATAAAGATTAAAAGACCAAAAACCACAACCAATGACACCCGAAGAAAAGTACACCGAAATAATACGCATTTGTTCCAGTGCTGAATACACACGTGAGCAAGCAATCGAGGCTATCCACCAATACGCCAAAGATATGTGTGATAAGCAGAGGGAAGAATGTTGGGAATTATTGCCAGACAGATTGCACCCTATGGAAAAAGATGAAGTATTAAACGCACCCTACCCTAAAGAACTTCAATAAACAATCATTAACTTTACAACCATGAAAAGCGAACTAACAACGGTACAACCAAAATCAAACGATTTTCCAAAACCAATGAGGCACAAAGACCATAGCCTTGTTATCCTAGCTACATCAACAGCCCGAACCTGTTGGAGAGCCAAGCAGCATATGAACACGCATTGGAGATTATCAAACAAAAGACAGGGATTTAATTTGGTAGTTTGGATTTAAAAGGTTAACTTTGATTTATGATACAAGATATTTACGAAAAGAACACTACACTTGCCATATTCGGTGGGATGGTTTTACATAGTGATGGTTGGTATGATAAGGAAGGGATTTTGGGAGATTATGTTTTTAGTATTGAACATGGCTCACCTTATTCTGTACTTAGGTTTCATCAATCTTTTGATTGGTTATTTCCTGTAGCTAGGAAGTTTTTATCTCTTGATAATCTAAAAGTTGTAGGTGATGGTAAGTTCTTGTGGTTTTCTTGCGAAATTCAGGATGCGATAGCGGAATTTAACTCGCAAAAACTTTTTGAAACTTTGTATGATGCAATAGTTTGGTATAATAAAAATATTGTATGAGTAGACTTTATTTAAGCAGAAACGGACAGATTGGTATCAGTACTAGTGCTATTGAGTTGATGGATTTACAGACAGGTAATGATAGTTACTTAGGTTTAATCCAAGATTTTGCGGAAAATTCATTCTACATCTACGCATCAACACCAACTGCAACAAAATTCAAACGTAAAGTAAATTTTGAAAAGACCAATAAATTGTGGTATATTACAATAAAAAGAACATTGATGGAAAAGATATTCGGTGAAAATGATACAAAATACATTTCCGCCAAGTTAGAGGAAGAACCATATAATATTGAAGGCATAGAATGTTATAAAATACTTACAGAATAATTAGGTTTTTCCGAAAAAGTTAACTATATTTGAACCATGAAAAAATACACAATCACAGAAACCATTACCTTAACAGAAGAAGAGGAACAATTACTTATCCGTTGTGGAGAACAAGATTTTCTTGAATACAGGGATAGTGAAACTCCTACACTAAGTGAATTTAGGGAACAAGGTCTACCTCAAGGTGAAGATTGGTATTTACGTAGGAATGAGGGTGGTACATTTGTGCAAGCAGAATCGTTGTATGAAAAAGGTTTAATAGAGGACTATATTGATGCTTGGTATACTTCTTTTCAGATAAGTGAAAAAGGGAAGAAAATATTAGAACAAATAATTTCACCAAAAACTTTAACGGTTTTTCACAAGAACACTACTTGCAAGCAAAAGAAATTTTAAGTAAAACAATACTTGAGGTTAACTACAAAGATTTATTATACCAGTAAAACCATATAATAATGAGAAGCCAAATACTTAGGGAAATGTTAAACCTTATATCAGAGAATACAAGGATAAAAATGGTAAGATATGGTAACATACTAGTACACCTAAGCAACAATAATTTCGGAAAAGTCAGGAAAAATTTGCAGGTCTAAAAAACTTTCCGTATCTTTGAAGTAACAAAACAAAAACGATGCAACCACAAGCAACAGGAGATAAGTATAGTAAAGCAATTAAAAAGCTGTATAAACTATTTCATGAACATGAAGGTGATACACAAAGTCTTTACACACCAGAGGATGTTGACTACCATTCAGGCCAAACAAGTGGAATAAAAATGTGTATTGATTACTTACACCAATGTAGAATTGCCGAAAAAACTACTTAATTCACAAGAATGGAAATAGTTAAATATTAGAAATAATGTACAGGTATGAATTTGCCAAAAGACAACACGACAAAAACTACAAAACCAAATGCCCCCAATGCAATACAAAACATTCATTTAATTTGTATTTTGATAACGAGAATCAGACTCTTGCACCAGAAGAATTTGGAAAATGTGACCGCATAAACACATGTGGATATATAAATAGACCAGAATCATCACAACCAATACTAACTAATCCAAAGCCTAAAATAGTATTACCTACTTCATATATAAGCAAAGAGGAAGTGTTATCTCTTAATTTAGAACGGTATAAAGACCCACTTTCAATCTGGCTTGTAGAGAAGTTTGGAGATATTGCTAAGAAAATATTGTATGATTACGCTGTATTTAGTGTTTTTGTAAAACAATGGAATGAGTATGTACCCCTCTTTTTACTTGTAGATGAAAAAGGTAATATACGTTCTGGGAAACTAATGCGTTACCATATTGTCAACAATGAACCTAAGAGGACTAAGTTTTCTGACTACTGGGACAATATTAGATGGTTACATACACATCATCAAGAGTTTCAATATGAACAGGTAGCCTTTGGAAGCCATTTGATAAAAAAATATCCTGAGAAAGATATAAAAATAGTAGAATCTGAGAAGAGTAGCTTAATTTTAAATTGTGTGAGACCCCAGTACATATGGTTAAGTACGTTGTCGTTCACGGGCTTACAGCAGCACTTGTTACCTTGTTTAAAGGGGAGAAATTGTGAGGTAATTCCAGATAAAGGTGAGAAGACTTATATATACTGGAAAACTAAATGTGAGGAATTTATTGAAGAAGATTTGGAGGTCTCGATAAAATGTTCTAATTTTATGGAGCAATTGGATGATGAGGAATTTGAATCAGGTTCCGATATTGCAGATTTTGTTATAAAAAAGATTAATGGTTAGAAGACATTATAAAGACAATCAAGAAGAATTTGAAAAAGCTCTAATGCTACGTAATAATTGCTATGCAAGTGGTTATTTTACAGTAGTAGATTCTTTCAATAAGATGAAAGAAAGATTAAGGGTAAGAACTATATATGGAGATTGTTACACTGCTCCTTGGGATTTATTACAAGGTGTTTGCCCTACTATAGAAAGCGCAGTTAACAAAAATGAATTTTTTATAAACCAAGCTAAGGAAATACATGGTGATTTGTATGATTATAGTAAGGTGGAGTATGTTAGACTTAGAGACAAAATAAAGATTATTTGTTCAATCCACGGAGAGTTTACTCAGCTTGCAGGAAGTCATTTAATAGGAAAAAAGTGTGCTAGATGTTCTCAGCATAGTGAAAAATGTACACTAAGAAAAGAAAATTGTAAAGGTCACTATACTTTTAAAAGTGCAGAGAAAAATAAAGAAAAATTTTTAAATAAAAAAGCTACTTTATATTTAGTTAAATTACTAGGGGAGGACGAAGTATTTTATAAAGTAGGGGTTACCACTTGTAGAAGATATAAGGAGAGAACATCTAGCTTACCAAAAGTCTACAAAAAAGAAATAATAGCTTATTTTTCTGTACCTTTGTACCATGCTATAATAATTGAACAAACTCTTTTAGAGAATTTTAACCATTTAACTTATTGCCCAAAAATATACTTTGGAGGGCATAAAGAATGTCTTTCCGTCAATCCCCTTGAAGAACTACAACTACTGATTAAGAAAATAGCAAAACAAAAACCAATGAAAGACCTAACTGAATTAGAACTACAAAATTTAATAGCAGATTTAACACATCAAATGACTGACTTTAGTTCTAGGTCTTTTGAATATAAAGAATTAAGAAAGCAATTAGATGATGCGAAAGAAGAATACCATGCAAGACGGATAAGGGAATCTTCCGCAAAATTACATAAAGCACTTGATAATTTATCAGAACATTTAGATAAATAATTAGGTAGTTTCAGAAAATTTAATTACCTTTGTAATACAAAATTAAACAAAATGGATAACACAAAACAACTAGAGCAAAAACTAGAAGAGTTGATTGAACAGTTGAATGAATTATTGGCTCAACTAAGTAAGGATAACGATATTCCCGTAAAAGAAAACGGTCCCGAAAAAACCGTTGAAAACCTAAGTAAAGAACTACAACGGCTTCAATCTAATAGAATGAGACCACGATTCCAAACACCTATGGATAAAGCTATGGGAAGGGATAATGGGTATGAATACTATTAACATACAAAACCGATTTTAAAATGGAAACCAAAGAATATAAAGTAGGACAAGCCGTAATACTAGTAGGCGATAACCTAGCGGTAATTAACGCAATACACCCGCAAGGCATGTACGGGTTTAAACCTTTACTTGGTAGTGCTATGTTGTTTGATAAGCACGAAAGCGAAATACGTCCCGCAACCGAGGCTGAAATCTTAGCCGAGATAGCAAAGCACGGGTGGGAATTAACAGATATTGAGTACATAACTGGTAAACACATAAACTTAATAAAAACAGTTCGCAAGGGTTGGGTTTATGGTGGCGGAAACTCAATATCAACCGAAAATTTAAAAGAACTTTGCGAGGATGGATTGGTAGCCCACACAATTATAACCGCCTTAAACCTTGTCTAATGAGCTATACTTCCATTTCCGATAAAATAATGACAGCTAGGAAGCAACATCAATGCCAAGGCTGTTATGTTAAGATACCAAAGGGAGAAAAGGTGCGTAAGATGGTAGGCGTGTTTGAAGGCGATTTCGGAGTCTTTAAAGTTTGTATTGCTTGTAGTGGTTTGTTAAATGATTTTCCCGACAAAATCTACGATAACTATGAGATACAGGAAGGGGCTATTTCAGAAATATTTAATCAATATGAGGTTACTTCCCACCAAGAACTAAGGGAAATATTTGAGAAGGAAACAAATTTCACAAACAAACTACAACAACACTAACATGGAAGACACAAACTTAATATACCTTATTATATCAATAGGGATAACAACATTAACATTGGGAGTTATAATAGGTAGGTATCTTAAATCCCGCAAAGTAAGAACCCTACAACAAAAACTTATTGCCCAAGAATTTGAAAATGATGTATTGCTTTTTGGATTTCAAGATGATAACAACAAGCTAAGTACAGAATTAGAAAATTTGGAAGTAGAATATGAAAGGTATAAGAAGGGGTGGGAAGACCAAATGACTATTAATAAACATTTGGAAAATAAAGTAATGGGCTTAATGGAGAAGCTAAGGATTTCCGCAAAAGTCCTTATTGTACCTAATATAAACCCTCACCACAAGGCCGATGTTGATTATGTAGGTATATACCCAAACTTTACCGAAACAGGCTTAGAACCCGCCCATATCACCCGTGAAGCATATCAGGTAGGTGTAGATAGACTTAAAAATAATCCAGAGGACAAAGTTGTATGAAAACTAGACGTATAATAATCACTGTAGAGGGGGATATTACTGATTCTAAAGCTATTGAATTGGTAAAAGCATCAATTTCGGAAGGAAAAATTAGTAACAACGGTAAAGACTATTGTAGTATAATAACTACTCAAGATGGTCATTACATTGCAAGTAATTTGCGGAAAACCAAGAGCCAAACATTTCATGTCGGAAAAGAATAAAGGTATGACAATACAAGAAATCATAGAACAAAACAAAATGCTTGATACTGAAATAGTTAACAAGCAAAGAGAAATAGCTAAATTAGAGACTACTAAACGTGAGTTACGTGTTAAAGCTAAAGAACTTATATTGCCTACCGTAAAGTACCCTATTGGGTTTAGATACCCACATAAGCACGGCACGTCAACCGAAGTACAAGTGGTTGATGTAAATGTTCACCTTTACGAAAAACCTAGTATTTCTTACAGGATTGCCCCAATATTGAAAGGTGGCAAAGTAGGAAAACCAACAGCCTACGGAATTAGCGAATTTGATATTGACATAATACTTAACCTAACCAATAACCAAAAATCATGAAAGTAATACATAAATTTACCTTAGGTGTAACGAATGAACAAAGCGTTACATTAACAGACGGGGCGCAACCATTGTGCGTGCAAGTGCAAAACGGGAAACCCCAACTATGGGTGCTATTAGACCCACAAGAACAGCCAATAGAGTACACCGTTTATACGGTTGGCACGGGGCATAATACCCATCACATCAAAGAAACCTATTTAGGCACTTACCAATTAGAGGGCGGTGCTTTAGTCTTTCACGTTTTTATATACTAACCAATAACAAGTAACCAATGGAAAAGCTAACCGAAAAGCAATTAGGCATAATTAAAGTAATGCTACGCAACCAGTTTGAAATGCTGGATTTGAACGGTATCAACTACGTTTTGAATGGGGGCAAAGTAAAAGACCTTATCGACCTTGCAAAGTATTACGGGTTTAACGATTTAGCCGTGGATATGGCAAGCGATTACGCACACCTAAAAACCACCTTATGAAACTAAGCAACACCGAAACATTTAAGCAAGTAGCGGAGCTAAAAGCCCGTGGCTATTTGGAAATGAAAGCCCGTAACCAGCCTGGCATCGACAGGAAACACGCTGTAATGGTGGGCACTGCAATTCCATTAATCGACCATTTGGTTAGCGAGGTGCAAACCTTAGAACGTGAATTAACCGATTTAGCTAACACTCAAAACACAGCACCATGTACCAAGTAGGACAAGCCGTAATAAGCCCCAGTGGAAGTATTCTTGTCAAAGACGAAATATACAGTTGGGTTGAATTGATTTCTGGCTCAATGATTCGCATAATAGGTAGTGAACCTAAAATAGCCGCAACCGAAGCTGAAATATTAGCCGAAATAGAAAAGCACGGGTGGAAAGTTGACCACGGATATAGTTCACCTTTAGGGTTTATCTCTATTTCCAAAGTTGCTAATACATGGCGACCTAGTGGGTGGAATACAAACATTTCAGAAAGGCTATTGGAATTTGGCAACGAGTGCATACAAGCCCACCGCATTATAACCGCCCTAAACCTAGCCAATGAAAAACCCCTTTAACCGCCCAATAACAGAAGCCGATATAGCCATAGTTGCTTTTTGCATTATGCTATTAGTAGCTATTTATTTACTTGTAACCCTTAACCCTTAATCATGAACTTTGAAATAACTGGTAAGCTATTCGAGATTTACCCAACCAATCAAAAGACTGACAAATTTCGCCGAAGAACAAGACCTCAATAAGTTCTATAGCCTTAAAGAACATACTTTTGAACTACAATATCGTACCAAGAAAGGTAATAGTTGGAACCTACAGCCTGGTTCATACTGCAAGGTAATTGTAAAAGCAAAAATAGGTGAAGAAGTATATGACGTAATAACTACAATCCAACAAGGAAAGAAATCCATCGTAATAGATAATTTTATTACAAACCAAGAAATACAAACAATGGCTAATGTAGAAGAAGGGGAAAATAGCGGTGAGTTGTCCGAACATCCCTACCTAACTTATGTTGATGGATTTTACGAAACCGTTGTTGATATTTTACCAAACCTAAATGAAGATTAATGAATTTTAAAATAGCACTTAAAAGTCTAGCTATACTAATTCTATTGGTGATATACTTATCATTAGGGTTATATGCTCTAGCTAATTATGATACTAAGTTAGGGTGGGTTGCAGGGGGAATCGTAATATTTATCCCAGTTTTTGCGGGAATTTATACATTGGTTTGGAATCACAAAAAATAACAAATGAGAATATACAAAAAGGAACGGATTGGTAAGGTAACTACTTTAGATGAGTTTTTGGTTAAGTTATTTAACCAAAATAAACATTATAGAGAAGGGGTATTTACTTTGATAGGAGGAGATTTCGTAGATGTAAGTACTAATATTCTTGTTAAGGATAAGTATGGGATTTGTGCTACAAGGCCAAAATATCTACTTGATGGTTTTAAGCCCTCTATTAGGTCTGCTGTGGATTCTACAGCCTATTTTATTAATTTAAGTAAAGAAAGACATGGTGAAGATTGTTTTAATTATGATAATACCACATATCAAGCAACTGCTAAGAAATTAACCATAACATGTAAAGAGCATGGTGATTTTGTAGTTAGGGCAAATCAACACATAGCAGGGTCTAAATGCCCTATGTGTATTAGTGAGTATCAGCAAGGAGGTTTATTTATAAAACCTACTAAGGTTTTGAATAATAAAGGTACTTATAGTAAAATGTATACAAATTTTTATGTCGTAGAATTATGGAATGACTATGAAAGGTTTTTTAAAGTGGGTGTAACTAATAACATTAAAAAAAGAATTAGGCCACTTGCTGCTAAATATAATTTGAAAGTAATTGCTGAATTTCCAATGGATGTTTACTCAGCAATTTTAAGTGAGAAAACTATTTTAGAGGATTTTAAAAATATATCTTTTACCCCTTCAATTAAATTTGAGGGACACACTGAGTGTTTATCAGAAAATCCATTGGAATATTATTACTATTATTATAATTTACAACTTAAAGAAAATCAAGAACTATGCGAGTACTTAGTAAAGTAAATGTAGAACATATATTGTTTTTTGATATAGAAACAGTCTGCATTGAAGAACATTTAACGGAAGATAGTAGGTATCATTCCGCTTGGGAGTATAAACAACGCCACTCCAAAGAATTTGACCGTAAAGGATTTACTGAGGATATACTAGATTCCTTTTCTGAGAAGGCGGCTCTATACCCAGAATTTGCGAAAGTAGCCGTTATAAGTATAGGACATGTTAAACTTAGTGATGGTGTTATAAACGTAACATCCTTTTATGAAGGATGTAATGAAAAAATACAAACAGAAGCAGATATTATAAATGCTTTTTGTAATTCTTTGGATGCTTTCAAGGCTAAATATGGTAACATATATATTTGTGGTCATTCAGTGAAAGCATTTGACATTTCATTCTTGTTACGTAGGTCACTTATATTAGGATTAGAATTACATCCCCTTATAGATACCAGTGGTGTTAAGAGTTGGGATTTACACTATATTCTTGATACTAAGGAACTTTTCCAAGGTACGTCATTTACCCCACCAAGCCTTATAGCTTTAGCTGCTGCTTTTGGGTTGGAAAATCCTAAACAAGATATTCAAGGGGATGAGACTAGTAAAACCTATTGGTCAGGGGATGTGGTTAGGGTAGCAAGATACTGCGAGAGGGATGTTGTTACAGTAGCCAATATTTTACTTAGAATGATGAGATTACCTATTGTAGAAAAACGTCTTAACAATTTAGATTTTGAAGGTACTCCACTCCTAGAAAAAGTAGCCAAGCTAGGTAAGTATACAAAAGAAGATGCTCGTATTGTATTAGATAGGTACAATACTTTTTCAGAGTATGAACAAAATATAGCTTCTCTTATAATTCAAACTAGTTTTAATAAAACTGTTGAGGAGTTGAAAAAAGAATTGTTGTAGAAAAATAGGTTTTTCGGAAAAAATTTAGTAACTTTGAACTATGAAACTAACAGAAATAAAACCAAAAGATTGGGACAAGTGGTTGGAAGATGTAGAAACTTATCTTAAAGATAATGGTTACAGAAAATACAACCAAGGATGGAAACGTGAGAATTTTGCTTACTGGAAATCTTTTGAAGGTTATCAAGTTGGTGTGTTCTTCTATGATTTCCGCAAATATGATGAAGAGGAAGGAATAAGCATACAATATGAATGTATGTTGATTAGTAAAGTACGTATTGACCTTTCTGTATTCAAGGATATTCAATTAGAGGAGTTTGAGAAAATGTCGGAAGATTTTTACCAAACAATGAAGAAATATTTGTAGGGCTCAACTAAATTACTTATCTTTACACCATCAAATTAACAAACCATGAAATACCTTGTTTATTTTCTTATTGGCTTATTTGTGTTATTCTCAACCAACTGGTTATTTAACCATGTAAGCCCATATGCTAGTTTCGCTTTAATAATTCTAATAATATTTTTACTAATCCTTAAATTTAAACCAAAAACCAAATGAAAAATCTGAAAGTAATTTTGATGCTAGGAATAGCAGTAATGCTAATGAGTAGTTGTGAACGTGTAGCTCCTAACTACTATGGTGTACTAATGGAAAACTATGGGAAAAATGGTAAGCAGGACTACTCAAAACAACAGGGTAGGGTGAATGTAGCTACTTGTATGGGATGTGAACTATTCCAAGTACCTGCTTTCGAGCAACGTGCTAACTTTGGTGACCAAGTGTTGAATCTAAAAGCATCTGACAATACAGCTTTTACAGCGAAACCACTTTATTCCTATCGTGCCATTGAAAGCCGTGTAGTGGATATTGTATTTCAAAATGCCCGTCTTGGTGGGGGTGATGATTTTATGGCGCAATTGGAAAATAATATACTTGAACCTCATATTTATGATTTGATTAAGGAAGAAAGCCGAAAGTTTCCCACAGACAGTCTTATGGCTACTGGTGGTTCACTTAGATTTGAGGAACGTGTACAGGAATTGATTAAACAATCTTTTCAGGAAAAAGGGTTGGAATTAATAACCTTTAGTGCAAATCTTGATTTCTCTGATAAGGTAAAGAGTAAAATTGACAGCCGAAACGAGGTTAACACTAATATAAGTGTACTTGACCAACAAATTCAAGAGCAGCAAAAGCGTAATGAACTTGCTAAACTTGAGGCAGAACATAATCGAATTTTAGCAGCAGGTTTAACCCCCGAAATACTACAGAAAATGTTTATTGAGAAGTGGGATGGTCGCACTCCTTTGTATGGTGAGCAAGTACCTGGTTTGTTTAAGAACATAGGGAAGTAATAATGGTTTGTTCTCTTAGCTCAGATGGTTAGAGCACCGTACTTTTAATACGGGGGTCATAGGTTCAAGTCCTGTAGGGAACACTTAGATTTCGCAAAAAAAACTTTTAACATACAAAACCACAAACATGAGCAAGAAATACTACAAGGCCGTTAGCCCTGAATTTATAGCTGACAAAACAATCTTTAACATAGGAGAAACAGTTAGTGTTGAGCCTAAAAACAGCTACACCTACGCATTTGAGTGTTACTCGGATGTAGAAGTAATGCTAAACAAGTTTCCAATCGGAAAAGGCTTCCAATACATCGAAGTAGTGCCTGATGAAAAATCAAGTAAACAATCTACTTATTGGAAAACAAATTCTTTGAAAGTAGAGAAGTTAGTTACAGTGGAAGAGTTACAGGAAATTTTAAATCAACAAGAAAAAGAGAGAACCGATAACAGGTTCCTTATTCCAGTACTTCAAGAACTATCTAAAGCAAATCCTCTTATAATTGTAGGTGGTAGTGTGGGGTTGTTCTTACATGGAGTTGTTTTGGAAAGAGAATATGTGGACTTGGATATAATCTTACCATATTATACAAAACTTGTAGCACCTGATGGTAGTGAAATATTAACGGAGGTTGAGGAGGGTGGTTTCAAAAAATCCGCAAATGACTTTACGGACTGTTACAGCCTAACTTGTAAACTAGGTAATGAAACAACAGAGTTTAAAGCTGACGTAGTTGTAAAGCCACAGCAAAGGTATAAAAACATTAAGTACAATGGTTTTGATTTCAAAGTAGCTGATATGTTGACTATTATAGAAGCTAAATTGAAGTATGCACTCAATGGTCAAGATAAACATGTAAGTGATTTTAACTATTTGCTGAAAAATATTAGTAATCCCAATTCTAAATTACCTTTTTAAAAGTCCAAGATATGGATAAACCTAAGATGCTATACAGATACGTTGTAAAAGAAGTGGAAAAAAGAGACGGACTTTTATGTTATAACCAAAAGGAAGTAAACTTAGAGGAATACCTTATACTCACTTATACTGAAAAAGGATATTGGGTTGATTTGGGGTGGAGGAAAAGATGGATTAACAGAGAAAGTAAAAAGAAATTTGCATATCCTGATAAAAAAGATGCTTGGGTAAATTTCGTGAGGAGGACTAGAAAACATATAAGTATTTTAAAAAATCTTTTACAGAATGCGGAAGAAAATTTAGAACTCATAAAAAATTACAACGAAAAATATAATAAATGATTTTACCAAAAACATATACCCAAAAAACTTGGGAGAAAGGGGGAAGTAACCCATTACATGATAAATATATTGGAAAACCACAATTAAGTTGGTCTCAAATAGAGAAGTGGCGGAACACCAAGAAAGAATCGTTTAACAATGTTGACGGAAAGGTTGACTACATAATGGATTATTTTCTACATTTGGATACTACATCATCTGCCTTATCAATCTACGGTGACTTTGGGACGGAAGTGGAAAATTATATTTGTGAACGTAAGGATGTAGACAAGTTTTCCGCAGAAGACCTCAAAATCCTAGACACAATACAACCTTTAGGTAATTATCAAGTAGAGATAGTTATTGATTTTGGAGATTTCGTGGTTCTTGGATATATTGATGATTTAACACCTATCAAACGAAAAAAGATTGACCTAATCCGTGACTACAAAACCAAGTCCGAAAAGAGCAAAGCAGACCTACATTCCGCAAAGAAACTACAACTCCCACTCTATATTGGAGCATTAGAACAAAAAGGAATAAAAGTAGGAGGTGCAGAGTACTGTATTATTGAACGTAAAGAACTCAAGCCTATTTTTAAAGGAGGTTCAAGACAGGATTTAGTGCTTGGTGGACGTGTATGGTATGAACCATTTATTTATGACCAAAATACTATTGACTTGGCTTTTAGTATTGTAAGGGAGACAGCAGTGGAGATTAGTAAACATTATGAAATTTACTTAAAATTGAATGGATGAATTTAGAATTGGATAAAGAAGATTTGGTAAGGTTAGTGTTAAATATAGAACCTAACATAAAGATTTTGAATAATCCTATTATAAAGCCTAACGGCTCTTATAATGAAAAACAGTACAAATGGGGTTGGTACGATTCCTACTTGCGGGAATTATCAGAACAGGAGTTGTGGGAAGTTTATTTAATTTGTAAACAAAGTTGGTTATGAATATTGTGGTAATTGGTTCAGCCCAGCATGGGAAAGATACGGTAGGTAGGCTTATAGAAAAACATAGTGACCTAAAATGTACTGCTAGTTCAGAAGTAGCAATGGAATTGTTCATGTTCGAGGATGTATTCGTAAAACATGGGTTTAAGACAATTAAGGATGCTTATGAGGGTAGATTCCCTTTTCGCAAAGAAATGTTTGAATCCATACAACGATATAACAAGGAAGATAAAACGAGGTTGGCTAGGGAAGTACTAAAGCAAGGAAATGTTTATTTGGGGATGCGAGACCCAGAAGAACTATATGCTTGTGTTGAGGAAGGTGTTTTTGATGTCACGCTAGGTATCTACGACCCCCGTAAACCCCTAGAAACACATTCTAAGGTCGTATCAGTTTTTCAAGACAGTGATTATGTAATCATCAACGATAGTTCATTAGAAGTCCTAGAATTAGATGTAATTGAATTTTTGCGAACAATCCACCAACTCAAAAAATAAACCATGAAATATTTGCTATTGTCAATTCTTTTACTTACTTTTGTATCATGTAGGGAATATTATAATCCAACTACAACTGTTATTTATGCTGTTGAGTGTTATAGCTATGGTTGTGGTTGTTTATCCCAAGGTAAAGATAAAGCAGGTGGTTTGGTTAAGTTAAATTTTAATTGTGATTCATCTTATTTTGTAGGCGACACAGTTATTCACAATGTAAAATTAAATCCATGAAATATTTGGTAATTCCAATTATTCTTTGTATCTTTGGAGCATGTAAGAGTGAAGAAGAACATTTGATAGTGTTAAAAAAACATTGTTACAAGGGGGATTGTAATTGTCACGCTTATACTATTTCGGAAACCAAAGCGGATAGGTTTTACTTGGTATTTTCTTGTGATACAAGTCTGAATGGTTTTGGAGATTTATTGACTTACACCAATGACACAATAATATGGAAGAACAATCATTAAGAGATAGATTACTAAACGAGGTAATTTCCGCATCAAATATAACCGAAGCAACTACTGCAATTAAATCAATAATGACTGCCTTACATATAAACCAGTCTTACCAGGATATGTACCGTATTTCCGAGGAGTTGAAAGTTTATAGCGGAAAAATCTTTGATATACAACAAAAACACTTTAACTTACCAACACCAAGGAAGCAAGAAGAACTACAATCTTTAAGGACTGAGGTTGGTTTTATTTTACGTGAAACAATAGATAAGTTCACACAGCCTGTTACTATGTTGAAAAATTTAGTAGAAGAAAGTAAAAAGGTTGTAGTGTTTGAAGCTATAAAATACATAGACGATAATCCAGCACAATTCGATGGAGTAACTAAGTCTTCACGGGAAGTTTTTGTTGGCGGTACTGATGTATATAAGGAGTGGGTTCAGTTAAGAGCCATAAGTTACAGTACATATCAATACCTAGATAAGATAATTTCAAGTACAGAGTCTTTCTTACATTCATTAGCAAGTGAGATTCGTGGATTGGATAGTGTAGATAAAGTAAATGTGAAATAATGAAAAAAGTTAAACTACCTAATTTAGAGTTTAAAGATTTGAATGATTTAAAGTGGAATCTTTTAGCTTTAAAAGAACAAGCAGAAGAAATTGTTAACCAGTTAGAAGGGGATTCTTTTAATGAAAATTATAAGCAATATAACTTAGAAGTAGTTAGTTGTAGAGAAACTATAAACAAGATACAAACAAAATTAATTGAATTTTTAACAAATAAACAAAAACAGTAATCATGGCGTATTTATCAGTGCATTTTGGCACAGGAACAATGTATGAAAAAAGTAAGACTCCTAAAGAGGGATTTAGTGAGTATAGTTGGGACACATTTGGTGGCGGGACTGCCTATAGGAAGGAACACCGAGTTATAGAAGGTGCATTAGTAGGTGCTAAGTTAGGTAAGGTAACTTTTAAGGACAAAGAGTTTTATCAATTTTCCATTAGCCTGAAAAACGGTGAGGAATACTTTAACTTGCAAATGGATGTCCTTAACAAGTTTGGTGCTATTGATTCTTATTTGGAGAATTTTATCAGCAAGATTCCAAATTTGAAGAAAGGAGAGACTTATAGCCTTTCAAGTTATTCTTACTTACCTGACGGTGAGAAGTATGCTAAGAAAGGATACTCCATCAAAAGTGGTGATACCAAGATTGAAAAGGGTTTGTCTTTTGCATATTACAGTAAGGCTGATGACAAAGGAAACCGTACTCTTGTAGAAGGTGATGTTCCACCAGTAGTAGTTAAGGAGAAAAAGGCATTTGATGGTTCTGTAAAGCGTGAGTTTGATAATGAAGCTAAGACTGCTTTCTTGTTTAACTACTTGAAAGAGTGGGTTGAAACTAACTTTCCGCAAGATGGTGGTGATTCCGCAAAAACAGAGAGTAAACCAACATCTAAACCTACAACTAAAACTCGTGAACAAGAAGTAGATAGTCAGTTTACTCAAAAAGGTAAAGATACAGATGTGTCTACTTTTGTGGACGATTTACCCTTCTGATGAAAAATCGTAATATGTAAGTAGTAGGTACTGAATAGGTATAGCTTCACAAGGGCTGAGATAGAGAGGGACAGGCCACCCCGCCTAACTACTTATGTATTATTTTATTTTTCGGAAGTCTTGTTTTATACAAAAATTAGTATTACCTTTGGAATATTGAATTAATTCTTTAAAAGCAAAAATTATGAAACCAACAACAAACGAAATTGAAGATGAAATGTACCGTGCAGCAGATTGGACTTCCGCTGGTATGACAGCTTACAGTGGAATGACTTATGAACAAGGTGTAGAATCTGCTTTAAGTTGGGTATTAGGTCATACTGACGAAAAGCCTATTGAGGAAGAATTTGAAGATTAAACCTTGAAAGGTAAAAGAAGCAGTTGTAGGTACTTACTTGGGAAAACCTTCTGACAGCTTAGAAAGACAGTCCTCTATGGAGGTAAAATACCATTAGTTCAAGGTAGAACACTTTTCTGTAGTTGAAAGGAGGTTGTTTGGTTCGATTCCAAATGTGGTAGCGAAGTCGGATAGCTACCGAATGGAGTGTGGAGATTCTGGTTAGCCACAAACGAGGTACAAAAATCCACCAGTCCATCATAAGTTCCATTGGTGTAATGATAGTATGGCTTCCCATATGAAGACAGGTTCCCGTTAAATTCGGGAGTGGAACACTTTATTTTTTGCAAAATTCTTTTATAACATACAACTTTTAAAATATGAAACCAATCCAAGTAAAATTCAAGAAATTAAATCCCAATGCAACTATTCCCAAACCCGCAACCCCATTCGCAGGAGCAATGGATGTGACTTGCACAGAGATAATTGTAGAAGACGGATATGTACGTTGCCTTACAGGATTTAGCACTGAAATTCCAGAAGGATACCGAATAATTTGTGCTGCACGTTCAAGTATAACCAAGACTGGTTGGATGTTAGCAAATGGAATTGGTATTGTAGATTCTGATTTTAGAGGCCAATGGGAATTTCGTTTTGCTCCAATTCCTACTAAAGTTGCTTTTGGTACGTTTCTAGGTGCTAAGGAATTTCCTTATAAGGTTGGTGACCGTGTAGGACAGATTTTTATTGAGAAAATTATTAATATGGAATTTGTTGAAACACAGTATTTGAGTGATACAGAGAGGTCATCAGGAGGCTTTGGCTCAACAGGCAACAGTAATTTAGAAAAAGTTGTAGGTTAAATTAGGTTTTTCGGAAAAAGTTTATTACCTTTACAGAAACAAACCTACAACACTACATGAAAAACACAATAAAAATACAACAAACAGAAGTAATAATTGACCAAATAGTTTCAATTGTAGTTAAACCATCAAAACTAGACAGTAGTTGGGAATGGCAAGATGGGGAAGAAGAAACATTTTGGAACAAGATATTTGGTAGGCGCAAAGAAGGCTTCTACAACGAAAGGTATTGTGGTGGAAGTGTAGTTACAAGATTGGCTGAAAACCTTAGTAAAGAATTTCTTGAAAACCACGGCTTCATTGTAAGAGGTAAAGAAGTATTCAATAAATCTAGTATCCAAATTAACCTTAGTAACGGACAATATCATTACCTAGATTATGATTATTTTCATATAGAGGAATTTGAACGAGTTGTAGGTGAATTGAAGAAGTTAACTAATGTAGTATTGGAAATTAACTAACTACATCTAATTGTAAGACATTTGGAAATCTGAATAAATATTAGTATCTTTACGCTCTTTTTTCACAAAACACACTAAATAATATTATGTCCAATAACGGTAAGAAATTCCTATCTGATTTAAAATTCTACACTGATTACGCAAAATGGCTACCTGAAAAAGGAAGGTATGAAACATGGGAAGAGGCTTGTGATGCTGTATTGGATACGCACTTGACTAAGTATGGTAATAAAGTACAATCCCTCTTAGATGAGGTACGCCCTTTCTACCATGATAAAACTATTCTTGCCTCACAGCGTAACTTGCAATTTAGAGGTGAACAAATATTTTCCCACGAGCCTAGAATTTACAATTGTGCCACAACATATTGTTATACTCCTGATGTGTTCTCAAAAGGTTTTTATGTACTGTTGTGCGGAACTGGATTAGGGGTTAATATGCGTTTGGAATTTACTAAGCAGTTGCCAAACATACAAAAACCTACTGGAACTACGGAGACTTTTGTAGTAGAGGATAGTATCCAAGGATGGGCTGATGCAGCACATGTGTTATTAAGTACCTTTTGTGAACATCCTTCTTTATACTCAAATTGGTTTGGTAAAAGGGTAAGGTTTGACTATTCACAAATACGCCCAGAAGGAGCACTAATCACAGGTGGTTTTCGTGCCCCAGGCCCACAAGGTTTGAAGCAATCAATGGAACGTATTGAAAGTATGTTGCTAGGTGCTTTGGGGGATAAAACATCAATTACCTTTAATGGTATAGTAGCTTATGATATTTTCATGCACCTTTCTGATGCAGTTCTTAGCGGAGGTGTAAGAAGGTCAGCGATGAATATAATTATGGACTTTGAGGATAAGGAACTCCTTTTTGCTAAAACAGGGGATTGGAGAACAAAGTATCCGTGGAGGGCACGTAGTAACAATTCAGTTGGTCTTATTAGGGGACAATTTACCAAAGAGCAATTTGAGGAAATACTACGAATGAACGAGGGGGATAATGATATTGGCTTTGTCTTCACTGATTCCTCATATGTAATTCTTAATCCATGCTTTGAAATTTCTATGGATTTCTACTTGAAAATCAAGGATTTACGTTATGCTTGTTTTCAATTCTGTAACCTTGTAGAAATAGTAGCAAGTTCTTTATTGGATAGTAAAGGTCGTTTAAATAAGGATAAATTTAAACAGGCTTGTAGGATGGGTTCTATTTTAGGAACACTTCAAGCAGGTTACACTACTTTCCCCCACATAAACGAACAAACAGAGGACATAGTAGCAGGGGAGGCTTTACTTGGGGTGTCTATTACAGGCTGGATGACCTGTCCTGAATTGTTCAATGCGGAATTGTTAGAGGAAGGTGTAAATATTATTAAGGAAACCAACGAAGAGGTAGCTAAAATTATCAATATTAATGCTTCCGCACGTCTTACTTGTGTAAAACCTAGTGGTAACAGTTCTGTACTTGCAATGACTTCATCAGGTATCCACCCAGAACATAGCCAACGTTATTTTAGGGTAATGCAGATAAACAAGGAAAGTGACACTGCTAAATGGCTTGTGGAGAATATGCCAGAGGTTTTGGAAGAAAGTAAATGGTCTGCAAGTCATACGGATTATGTTGTTTTTGTCCCTTGCGAAAATAAGGAAGGTACAATGTACAAAGAGGATATGCAGGGTATTAAACACTTGGAACTTATCAAGTTGGTTCAAGAACATTGGGTTAAACCTGGAAAAGTATACGAGAGAAGTTATACCCCTCACTCAATGCACAATGTTTCCAATACTGTAATTTTGGATAATCCTAAAGAGGTTACTGATTATGTATTTAAGCATAGTGATTCTTTTACCGCTGTGTCTTTCTTGACCTTGTTTGGAGATAAGGACTATGTTCAAGCACCCTTTACCTCTGTTTTAAATAGTCAAGAACTTATAGAAAAGTATGGTGAAGGAGTATTATTTGCATCAGGGCTTATTGTAGATGGTCTTAATTACTTTAACGGTGATTTGTGGGAGGCATGTAATGCTATTGCGAATAGGGATTTTAAACTTGTAGGTACAAGAGAGCAATTGTTGTTGAGGAAAGATTGGTTGCGGAGAGTTAAGAAGTTTGCGAAAAACTATCTACAAAATGACCTACAAAAAATGGTTTATTGTTTGAAAGATGTACATTTGTGGCATAAATGGCAAGTTATAAGTAGGACTTTCAGGACTGTGGATTTCTCCAAGATTCTTAACAAACCTGAATACAAAGCCATATCTGATTATGCTGCTATAGCTTGTAGCGGAGGTCAATGTGAGCTACCAAACAACTAGTTATGGACAGACAAAGTTATATACTACAACTTAATAAGAACGAGTTAACCTTAGATATTTACTACCTATTTTTCAAGGAAGGTAAAGGTAAATTAGAATTTCCTGATTTCGCCAAAAACTTTCCTTTATTCTACAACTCTTTATTTCCTCACATCCAAGCAATAATAAATAATAGGGTTATAATGTATTTGGATAATTTGTTAAGGGTGAATATTGTGATTGATAAGGAAGGTAATTTGATTAAGCGTTATTGATTGTAGGTTCTTTGCGAAATAGCCCCATCAGAATGATTATTTGTTTTGGTGGGGTTTTTATTTTGCGGAAAGTTTGGAATTGTAGAATTAAATAAGTATCTTTGGGGTATGGAAGAACTAATACACAAATTTAAAAACAGAGAGGTAAAAGCTAAGGATATTTTTCAAATAAAAGAAATTGAAAAACCTATCGCTTACGCTTTTATAAAACAATACCATTATTTAGCTGATGCAAAATTTTTTGCTAAGTACTGTTATGGGTTATACTTAGGGGAAAACTTAGTAGGTTGTTCTACTTTCAGTAACCCACAAGGTATTTCTGCTATGAAAAGTTGGTTCGGTTTAGAAAATAGTGACCAAAGTGTTTTGGAGTTGAGCAGACTTTGTATGTTGCCTGAATTAAATGGTAGTAACGCTACTAGTTATTTGTTGGGAAACAGTATGAAAATGTTAAAAAGTAAAGATGTAAATGCAGTAATAACACTAGCTGATGATAGTAGGCATGTGGGGAGTATATACCAAGTTTGTAATTTTAAGTATTATGGTTTGACGGATAGTAAAACTGATTTTTATTGTGAAGATGGTAGGGTAAACCCTAGAGGTGCAACCAAAGATTTAAGAGGGGTATGGCTCCCTAGAACAAGAAAACATAGGTATTGTTTCCTTTTGGGTAAGGTTAAAGTATTACTATCAGAACAACCTAAACCTACAATTGATAAAACACAAGATTATAGTTGTTGCAGCGGTACTAATATAGTAATTGATAAAAGATTTGGAAAAAACTATACTTGTCCAAAGTGTACTGATGGTTTAAAATTATTAGCATGATAGAACTACTAAAACAAATAGAAAAGGAAGACTTACGAAAATTGTTAAGTAACCTTTCCTTGTGGCAAACACTTGACGTGGATTATTACCCACCAAGAGTAGAGCGTTTATGGTTGCAATATGACGATAATCATAGGTTGTTTATCCATAAGATACACCATACTGATGCTCCCTGTTTGTACCATAAACACAGGTGGGAAGCTGCTTTCAAGATATTGAAAGGTGAGTATGAGATGGGTATTACTTATTGCGAAAATGAAATAAGTTCGGAGGAAGCCTACAAATTGAAAGATATTAGTAGGTTTATTATAGCTAAAGGTTCTTATTATGAAATGCGGAATACACATACATTACATTATGTTAAACCGCTTGGGGATTATTCTATAAGCCTTATGTTAACAGGTAACTTATACCCCGAAGAAAGGCATGAGATATTGGATAAGAAACTACAACCTCTTTCAAAACTTCGTAAATTGCAGATTGCAAAAGAAGTTCTTGATTTATTGGACAAATAGTTTGGTAATTTCAATTTAATGTCTTATCTTTGTTGAAACGAAATCAAAAATTAATATTATGACTCTGTATGTTATTTTGTATATTTTAGTAGGGGTACTTACGGGTCTATTAGCTAAGTACTTCCAAAAAGAAGAAATATATCTTTGGGAATTTATTTTTTATGCAGCCGTTTGGCCTGTGGCATTAGTAGTATCTTTAATTGTTTTTGTAAAATACAATGATTACATAACAAACTTTTGGCAAAAATTTCTAAAAATTAAAATATGAAACCAATACTAGTACAAACAGAAGAAGAATACAATATCCTGATACCTATACTTGTAAATATGGGTTTTACTTGGGAAAATGGTAGACATCTAAAAAACGATATTCTAATTGGTGCTACAATTAATGCTGATGAGCCTGTTGTTATTTTTGCGAAAAATCTTGAGAAAAAAGAACTAGATTGGAAACTAAGTTTTTATTTTAAAAATGAATATCAAACAGTAGTAAATTTTCTACAACCAAAAACTAAGTTTGACCTACCTGCAATAGAAGCAGAAATAGATGTTATTGTAGAAAACACAACAGCTAAACAGCTAGAAGAACTTATAAATAAACGTAAGAAACATACTTTTGCGGAAGTAACCAGTATGTTGGAGAAAGAAGGTTTTTACTTAAAAGGAGATTACTTTTATAACAAAGACCCTGATTTTCCATACAGTATAAAAGAAACGGAAGGTGATTGGATTATATATTGCGAAGGTTACATTTTACCTAGTGAATTTGGTGTAGCATTAATAGACTTAACAACTGTTATGACTGCATGTGAATTGTTAAACTCAACAAGATAATTATGGAATACTTATTATTGTATTTGTTGTTAGGTGCTCTATTCATTTCATATGCAATATACATTTACGATAAACCTGTTCCTTGGAGAGAGATGTTAATTTGGCTTCCTATTTGGCCTATTGCACTAATTCTACGTATAAAAAACAACCTTAAAAAATAAATACCATGCAAAAAGTAAAAGCACTACAAGATGATGCAGGACATTGGTATCTAGTACCAAATGAACTAGTTCCTAAATTCCATAAATTAATGGAAAAGGTATATAACTCGGATTATGATGCTATGGATGAACATAGTAAACTATTTGGTCAATATATGACTGGAGGTGATTTAAATGATGTTCAACTTTATATTGAATAACTAAAACCATAAAACATGAAAGTACTATTTATTACAGGGGATGATTACGCTGCCAAAGATTTTGAATTTCGTGCATCAGGGGTATCTGTTAAAGAAATTATAGAAGACCCCCTATCATATGATTCTGATTCCATTTATGATATGGATATTATTGAATTTGGTGAGGTAGACCCTAAATTTGTTGACTTTATACGGGATAGGATACAGGATTATGACCTAAGCAAATCCACTAATTTTTATTTTGAAAACGAAACCATAAAAGGTGATTTACTATGACAAAAATAATCAAATTCGACAAAGAAGCACGTAACCAACTCAAGATTGGTGTAGACACATTAGCTAATGCAGTTAAAGTAACACTTGGCCCAAAAGGACGAAATGTTATTATAGGTATGCCTAATAGCGGTGCTGCTGTTACAAAAGATGGCGTGAGTGTTGCTAAGGTAATTGAACTACCTGACCAAATACAAAACCTAGGTTGTATTATGGTAAAGTCCGTTGCACAAAATACCGCTGATATTGCAGGTGACGGAACTACTACTGCTACTGTATTGGCTCAAGCTATTTTTAACAAAGGACTTGAAGCAATAGACAATGGTGCTCACCTCATTGACCTTAAACGTGGTATGGATAAAGCTGTAGTTGCAGTAGTAGAGGAGTTGAAGAAGATTAGTACTGATTTAGGTGATAATCTTGATGTTCTTTGGCAAGTTGCTACTATTTCCGCAAATAACGATGAAGAAATAGGTGGTATTATTGCAGATGCTTACAGGGCTGTAGGGAAAGATGGAATAATAACAATACAAGAGTCTAAAGCTGTAATTGAAACTACGTTAAAGGTTACGGAAGGACTTGAATTTGACCGAGGTTACCTTTCACATTACTTTGTAACAAATAAAGATAAGGAAATCGTGGAGCTTGAAAATCCTTTTATCCTTATCTACGATAACAAAGTAGAGAGCCTTGATACAATGGTTCCGATATTGGAAAAAGTTGTAGCTAACAAACGAGATTTGTTGATTATCGTGGACGAGATGGAAAACCTTCCATTATCATTACTTGTAGATAACAAATTGAAAGGAATACTTAACGTAGCTGTTGTTCGTAACCCAAGTAGGGATGCCAATAAACTTATGTTAGATGATATAGCTATTGTAACGAATGCTACAGTTATTTCTAGGGCTAAGGGTATGAAGTTACAGGAAACCGAATTAGGCCATTTAGGTTCTGCGGGAAAGGTTATTATTACCAAGAACAAAACTACAATAATCGAAGGAAGTGGAAGTAAGGAAGAAATAACCCTACGTGCAAATAAACTAAAAGCACAGCTTAAAGAAAATCCAGAGGAACCAGAGTTAACCACACTCAAAGAACGACTATCTAAACTTGAGGGAGGGGTTGCAACAATAATGGTAGGTGCTGCATCAAAAGTAGAGATTGGTGAGAAGAAAGATAGGATTGAAGATGCGTTACATGCAACTAGGGCTGCTATTGTTGAAGGTATAGTTCCTGGCGGTGGATTAGCATTGTATAATGCAGCAAATGTGTTGATTAACCTAAAACTTGATAATGAGAATGAGAGGGTAGGTAAGGATATTATTTTTGATGCGCTTAAAGCACCGATGACACAAATCTGTGATAATGCGGGTATAAATATACTTTCAGTTGCGGTAAAGATAGAAAACAACCCCTCCGAAAGTAACTACGGGTACAACGCCCATACAGGTGTGTATGAGGACTTAATTAAGGCGGGAGTAATAGACCCAACGAAAGTAACTAGAGTAGCGTTAGAGAATGCCGCATCTGTTGCGAGTATGCTTCTTATGTGTGAGTGTGTTATTGCGGATGAAGTAGAGGAGCCTAAGTTGGTTATGAGTTAGTTGTATGCTTGTTTATTGATTGTTAATGTGAGGAAGAAGGATTGGGAATTTATTTTTCTAATCCTTCTTTTTTATTTGGAAATTACGTAAAATAGTTGTACCTTTGAAACATGGATGTAACAGAGAGGTTATTAAAGAATAAGGGGAAACTGACTTCTTTGGCAAAAAAGTTTACCAATAGGAACGATGTGGAGGATTTGGTACAAGAAACCTATTATAGGGTTTTTAGGAATATTGATAATATAGATGGTAACGGTAATTTATTGTCCTTATTGGTTACTACCTTAAAAAATATCACAATTGACGATTACAGGAAATACTATAGAAGTGGCTCACCTGAAATAATAGAGCTAAAAGGTTATGAGGAGGAATTAGGTTACTATAAGAATGATTTTGTATTTTCCGATAAGGTTAGAAAAGCCATAGGTAAACTAACTACAAAACAAAGACATTGTATTTTACTTATGTATGTGTATGATTTTAATTTAATAGAAACAGCAAGTATTTTAAAAATAACAGTGAGTAGCGTAAAGAGCCTTACTTTTAGGGCAACACAAAAACTAAAACAAGAATTATGAAAAAACAAACCAAAGAAGTAGAATTGAAAGAAGGACAACCAGTGTGGGTTGATGATAAGGTATATTACATTTTACGTCTTCCAAATAAAGAAGGTGATTTTGCTTGTTTACCTTTTAGTTATGTGACTTCAATGTCCGATGTGGTTTTCGTGGAAAATCCTAAACCATTAACAACTCAAGAGTTCCTTGAATTTATGGAACTTGAGTTAGGGTGGGAACCTTACTTAGATGGGGATATAAAAAAGATGGACGGTGATGCTTTATTCTATATTACCAAAAGTTTTAGTAAAGGTAAAAAGATTTGGCAATTATGTTATGAGCCTTTTGTAAACGATGAAGGTGAGCCATCTGATGGTATTTGGGAAACAGATAAGGAACTACAAGAATCTATTGATTTCTTAACCATAACTAAATTGATTGTAAACTGTTTAAATTTGACTGTATGAGCGAAATTATAAAAGTAATCAAGAAAGGAATGCCTGTATTTGTAGTTCGGAAAAAAGTATCTGAACTAGAGGAGAATAAGTTATCACACAAATTTAAGACCCATAATTTTGATAAGGATACAGAAGTGTATATTAAATGCTACGAGGATGGGGAACTGGATTTACGAGGTAAGAAACAAGAATATAGGTTACTACCCACTAACGTTGTAAAATTGGAAGAATGAAAAAACAAGAAATAATAGACTTAATTCGGAACAGGATTAAGACCGAACATGAAAAGCATTATAGGACTAGTTTAGATTGGGCCGAGGTAGCAGCAACAAAGATTTTTAGTAACTTGGTTGAAGAAGGAGTTATTGAAAAAGAAGTATGATACAACGCAAAAGGAAAATCTGTAGCGAATGTGGTGAAGAAAAGTTTATCTTTAGTAAAGGCAAATGTGATTTTTGCGCTTCAAAAACTTTTAAACCTATACAACAGTCTAAGATTAAAAGTAAGCCTAAACCAAAGGGGAATAAGGAAGAACTAAACCAATTCTTTGACAAACATATATTAATACTGTCTAAAAATCCTTACAGCACCACAGGTGAAAAAATATTTAATCCAAGTCGACTTAACATCGCTCACTTGTTACCTAAGCGAAACCACAAATCTGTAGCTACAATAGATGAGAATGTAGTTTACCTTACTTGGCAGGAACACACAAGTTTTGATTATCTTTTAGATTGCCATAAATTCAGCGAAATAGAAAATAAATTCCCGAAAGTTTGGATTTTGTTAAAAAAAGTATTACCTTTGGTAGAAGAAAGGACAAAATTAGTTAACGCATTGGAAAATTATATTGATGGACAATCTTAAATGGAAACTTCCCCCTGATATGGGATATGAACTCTCAGATACTAAAGTGGGGGTTCAAATAGACGGTGAAATACATTGGATGGAAAAGGTAAGTAGCGAAGAACTATTAAATTCAGATTATCTTTTAAAATTAGAAACATATACAAAATCTACAGAAAAATGACACTCAAATCAGATTCACACGAACATAAAATTGGGGAACTAGTTGTAGTAGGTCCATACCAAGTGTACCGTATTTGTAGTACACCTAGATTGGTTAATTACGCTCCGCATTGGAAGTTATTGTATTGGATAACACTTTTAGATTTCTTTAAGGAGGGATTTTTGTATGAAGTTGAGAGAGCTTAGTCTTTTCGCAAAAATTAAACTTATATATTGAAATTATTACTAACAAATTAAATACATAAGTTGATGAAACTAAAATTTGAAGACGTTAAACACTTGTATCCTAATATGGGTTATGTAAAAACTAGACCTACAGAGGATGTTGATTGGGTAAAAACACCCTCCCTTTACCAACTGTCTGATATGACGGAAGAGCAAGCCCAAGAACTATTCCACATTATATGGAATTTGCAATGGGGAGAAAGTATGTGGGGTACACTAACTAATATTGAAAAATATTATGAATATGAAAATTCGATAGGATTTAAAGCTATTGATGGTGAAAGTAAAGTAGGGTTAACAGTTGAGTTAGATAGGGGTGTTGAGTTATCCTTTGATGGCGCAAAGATGAAGGTTAACCAATTTTTGGCAACCAAGTACCTACTTGATAATAATTTTGACCTTTTTAATTTAATTGAAAATTACCAAGCCGTGAGTGCTAGTAGTTTTCTTAACCCATATAACCAAATACAACTATGAGAAAGCTCATCATTTACAGAGACCGCAAAAAGCAATTCCGCTGGAAACTAGTTGCTACAAACGGAAAGAAAATAGCCAACGGTGGTGAAGGATATATCAATCATAAAGATTGTGTGGACATAGTTTTGACTATTGTGTTAGGCCCTTATGAGTTAATTGACACTACAAAGAAATAATTATGGAAACAATTGAAGAAATAAAAAGCATTATCAAAAACATCCTTAGTTCAGGGGAAGTACGTAGTGATATAACCGCACAGGACTTTGCAGACCTAAGTTGCTTACGTGGATTCCACTATAATCCTGAACGTTATAATATTGATGAGCATGATGCTAAGACATTACGGGCTTGGTTTTACAATAATACTAGTGAATATTATCTACCAATCCTTAAAGAATTTTTCCATGTTTAAACTTGACCAAAAAGTTGTATGTGTTGAAGAGAATTTTGAACCTTCTATGAGGGCTGATAACGAAATGGGTATATTTAATACTTACCCGAAAAAAGACAAGGTTTATTCTGTACGTGGTTTTGACAAAGATGGTGGTGGTATTTACCTTAATGAGATAAAAAACTTTCCAGCATTATATAGTAATGGGTTTGGAGAGCGTAGTTTTAGTGCATCAAAGTTTATACCCCTCGAAGATAATATTATTGCAGAAAAACTTGTTGCGGAATTGATTGAATCAAGTAAAATTTCAAACACTATTTATAACTAAAAACCAATAAAAACAATGTCGTATAGTGCAGAAATACTAAGGATTAAAAACGTAAGACCACATAGCAATGCAGATAAAGTGTTACTTGCTACCTGTCAGGGAAACCAAGTTGTAGTGGGATTGGATACAAAAGAAGGGGATTTGGGGATATATTTTCCTACTGATGGAAGGTTGTCACATGAATTTGTGAAAAATAATAATCTTTACCGAAAGGCTGAACTTAACAAAAATATAGATGCTCCAACGGGTATGTTTGACGATAATAGGCGTGTTCGTACACAGAAGTTCCGTGGCGAAGTAAGTGATGGGTTTTGGGTTCCTATTTCAAGTCTTTCCTTTATAAAAGGTTATGATAAATTGGAAGAACACATTAGTCTTACCGAGTTTAGTGGGGTTCCTATTTGCGAAAAATACATGACACCACTTACAAGACAAGCTGGTTCACTTGGAAAATCTAATAAAAAGTCTTCCAAATCATCCATTATGTTCAAAGAGCATTTTGATACAGACCAACTAGGCAAGAATTTACATAAAATACCAATAGATACGAAACTGATTATCACTGAAAAGGTACACGGTACATCAGGTCGGGTAGGACATGTACTCCTAGAACGCAATTTAAGCCGTTTTGAGAGGGTTTTGTCCTTCTTTGGAATACCTATCCAAAAAACATATTGGGGCTATCTGAATGGCTCTAGGAGGGTTGTATTGGGTGAATCCAAATCTAAGGACTCCAAACCATTCCATGATACTACTATCCGTGACTATGCTTTCAGTAAATTCGAGGGTAATTTGCGGAAAGGTGAGACTGTTTATTTTGAGATTGTAGGTTTTGAACCGATGGGTAAGCCTATTATGTCAGGTGTGAATACCAAGGCACTTAAAGATAAGGCTTTTACGGAACAGTATGGGGAACATATGGTATTTAGTTACGGCTGTCCAAATCACACCTGCAATGTTTACGTGTATCGTATCACAATGACTAACGAGGATGGACATACATTGGATTATAATTGGGAAGATGTGAAAAAGAGATGCGATGAGATTGGGGTAACACATGTTCCTGAATTATATAGTTTTGCTTATACTAAAGATGTTCCAGTTTGTATTGATGAATTAGTACTTCATCATTGCGAGAAATTAGCAAAAGGGCCATCAACAATAGATGAATCGCATATTAAAGAAGGTATTTGTCTCCGTGTAGATAGTACTAACGAAACATATAAATATAAATCTTTTGAATTTAAAGTACTTGAAGGTATTATAAAAGATACACAAGTAGTTGACATGGAGGAGGCTAGTTAATGAAACATCCACAACAAAAAGTTTACAAGGATTTAATTATGTTTGGTGAAGCAGGTTATTACCCTATACAATTCCTAGAATCACCCGTTAAGGGTTACAAGGAACGTACTGTAGAGAACGCTAAAGCAGACTGTACTATTGCGATTGCTGCTGATTTCACAAGTGCAGGTGAAATTCTTACCAAAAAGTCAGTGCTTAAAAATAAAAAGCTGTATTGTGACATAGATATTAGTAGGGTACTTGAAGTTCCTAAAGGACTTATAGATTTAACTGTTGCTTCATTTAACAGACATAACATTAGGACACTTAACATAGCGGGGAATAGTATTTCCACTCTTAGAAACCAATATTCACAGCAACAACTAGACTACTTTACCTACGCTTTATTGCGAGAAATCATTTTGCATCCAAACCTACAGAATAAAATTGTAAGTATTAGGAGTGGTGGTCAAACTGGTATAGATGAGGCGGGTGTTAAGGCAGGGTACTTACTTGGGATACCTACAACAATACTTGCTTCAAAAGGTTGGACATTTCGTGATGCTGTTTATATGGACATTTCAGATGAACATAGATTTAAGGCTAGGTTTGATAAGGTTCAGGCTTGGGATAAGTTGAATTGGGAAAAGTTTAACGAGGAAGTTCAGAAATATATCGTATGAAACCAGAACTAACAGAGAAGCAGAAAATAAAGTTGGAGAAAGTAAGGGAACTTGCTGAAAAAATGAAAGCGGAGTTAAAAAGAGTTTACAGGGGTAAATTTCGTACCCCATTCTTAACAGAGAAAGGTACAAAAAATAAACCTATAGTTATACTAGAAGATGATTTATTTATAATGACCTTTGGTTTAGAGGAAATGGTTGTAAAATCCAAGGATAAAAATCCATTTTATGACTAAGTTCAGAAATATATCTTGTAGATTTGGTAGTTTGGTTTAAAAGTGTTATCTTTGTTTCAGAAAATTAAAAGTAAGTAGATTATGGGCACAGGGGTTAGTTTGGAATTTAAGAATTGTAGTCTTTATATAAATGGACTATTAGTAGAGAAGGATGATGCACTAATTAGTTTAGCTAGTGAGCTTACGTTAGGTGTAGTTCCGCAGAAAATCAAGGATTTATATTTGGAAGAAGATGATTTATCTAAGTTGGAAAGGTTACTTGCAAACGAGATTTTTGGTAAAGGTAATTGTCTTACTCCTGATTTGGATTTTGTGGACGATTTTATAAATGAGTTTGATGAATTTGAAGATGACTTTTAGACAAAAATTACGGTTATTGGAAAAGGATTATCCGTTTGAAGTTGTTGTATGTAACAAAGCTTTAAATGCGGAAAAATCTAGGATTAAATCTGAAATTCGTGATTTGCGAATTGAATTGACGGGTATTCCTGAAACAGGTTTATTTGGAGAGAAATTACAAGAAGAACATTGGAATAAGATTAAAAAACTTACTGAAAAATTAAAACTGTTATGAAACTAAATAAATTTCTTGAAAATTTAAAAGAAAGTAGCTTAATAAGTCATTTTTATTTAGATTATAGGGAAACCCCCGTAATAAATGTTAATTATGGTACTATAACTAAACAAGAGGATTGTTGGGTTTTTAGTTCTTGTTTATCAGGGGAGTTTATGGAAGAAAGGGATTTGGCGGAAGTTATCAATGCCTTTGCGGATAACATAAGTATCATACAGTTTCTTAATAAAAATTACAAGTGAAAGAACAAATTCAAGAATTGTTGGATAAATATAAAGTAGAAGTACTTGTTTTTGACACAACTATTACTAAACCTGATGGTATTTGTACTATTCTTATAAAAGCAGTATTTCCTAACGGGAATGTTGGTACATTTACCAATGAATTTTCAAAGGCTACATTTGGTATTATGCACCTAAATTTATGTTCCTTTATATTAAGGAATAATTAACAACAGTAATTTTGCAAAAATCCTTTTCATACAACAACAAAATTTATGGAACCAAGAATAATCCTAAACAGAATTAAGACACCTGATGGAACAATCCTAACATCCTACAATAGGCATGACTATAAACAACACTTAGACAAAAATGGTGTAACTTATATGGTAGATGGAGGTTTAGAATACCTTAGACGTAGTGGTGATGGACAGGAAACAGAACTAAGTATCTACTCTGATGCTCCATTTAAGGTAATCCGCCAAAACTTCCATAGGCTTAACATAGGTAAGGATGGTAGAAGTGAGCCTAAGTGGGTAGTACTTGCAGATATGGAGGATGAATGGTTAGATAACGTTGTATTGTGGTATGAGGAAAGGGGAGTTAAGGAGGGTGATAATATACTTATTGATTTATACAGGAAAGAACAAACTTACAGAAATGGAATTTAAAATAGTAAGAAAGAAACAAATTACTAAACCTAGTAGTGAAGGTTTTTCAGAAATAGTAACCGAGGGTTATATAGGTACTTATGGTATTTGTCCAACTAAACATGGTTTTGTATGGGTAATGTCAAGGGTAAGAGTCGGGGGAACCCTTCCCGATAAAACCGTTATGCAGTTTATTTATAATGGGGTTAGGTATGACACTCGATTGGAAAAACATTATAAACCAAGATACCTTACAACTCTTGCAAATAATTTTGCGAAAGAAATTTGTGAATCTCAAAAATAATTAGTACCTTTACATACAGAAACAAAATATAACCATTATGAAACTATTCAACCTACCCGCAGAATACACCCTTAGAAAGCTAGGGTATTACCTATAAATACAATATAATGAACTACAATATCCAACATTTTAAATGTTATGTCCGTGAATCATATTTTACCAAAAAAGATAGTGATAATTGGTATTACTGTATTGCTCATGCAGTGCAGTCCTTACCTGGACATATACTTACTTTTCACGTTCTAACAGAACACGGTATACATCGTTCTAGGGTTCCTCTTAGCGAAATTTTTATATCTATTTCTAATAAAAATATTCCGCACGATTTTAAACAATTATGGGATTGTTTTGGTTACGAGGCAAACATAATAGAATATCCTTTGTTACATAGGTGCCAAGTGATACTTAAAGACCAAACTAAGATATGGGCCGAATATCTTTTTACTATTGATTGGTTTAACAACGCTTTCTCCAATGACCCAACGGATTACAAGTGCGGTCATGTTCTTGTATCTGATGATGGTTATTTGCTTTGCCAACCAAACAATAGGATACTATGGGCTGATAGTAATTTTGTTACGAAAGAGCTTACATTAGAACTTGCAAAATCACAAAAGGTAGATACAGAAATCCTTTCTTGCGAGATAAGTAACAGATGGATTAGTGAAGATACCAATAATTATTTTTATGATGTGAATAAGAAGGGTGTTTAGACATCCTTTTTTGTTTTAAAGAAAATGTTGTATGAATTACATTATAACTAATAACAAAGAGTTTTTCGAGAAAATTGGACAGTACAATTACTGTAAATTGGAGGATATGATACTTCCGAAAACCATTGCAGTAGATACTGAAACAACCTCCCTTTATCCTCGCAAAGGCCATATGTTCGCTGTGCAGATTGGTACAGGTGAGAATAACTATCTTATAGACCTCCAACAACTTGGTGGTGAACTATTTTTTGAGCAGGTAAAGCCTTACTTGGATAATCATATATTAGTTTTTCATAATGCTACTTTTGACCTCGGTTGGTTTTACAAGTATGATTTCTTTGAGAAATATGAAATTTATGATACTATGATAGCCTCTATGTTGCTTCAAAATGGTGTCAAAGGTTCAAGAAATGACTTCGGTACTGTAATGAGAGTTCATCTTGATGCAATTTATGACAAAACCGAGCAGAAAAACATTGCGAAAACACAATTATCTAACAAAGAAGCCATACAATATTGTTTTAATGACGTAGACCGTTTAATAGAGTTAATGAAAGTCCTTGCGAAAAAGATGCAGGATTATGGAGTTATACCTGCATTTAAACTACATTGTAGGTATGTAAAAGCGTTGGCTTATATGGAACAGTGTGGGTTACCTATAAACGTAGATAAGTGGAAAGCTAAGATTGAGGAAGATTTAAAAGAACTAGCTGCTGCTGAACAAAAAGTAGTGGAGTATATTTATGATACCCTTCCGCAATTTAGAGACCCCCAACTAGACCTATTCTCAACAGAAAAAAGAATAGTTGTCAATCTAGCTTCATCTCAACAAATGATACCTGTGTTTGAGGCTTATGGTGTAAATGTAGAAAGTGATGAAGACCCTGAAAAGAAAACTATAGGAAAAGATACCATTAAACGAAGTGGACATGAGTTTGTTGATATTTGGTTAAAGTACCAAGAAAGTGCCCATGATGTTAGTACTTATGGGCAAAATATATTGGACAAAGTTGAGGATGGGTTCATATATACTACTTTCAACCCTATGTTAGATACGGCCCGTATCTCCACAAGACGTAATGAGTTCAATTGTCTTAACCTTCCAGCTAATGAACGCACAAGGGATTGTTTTGAAGCTAAAGAGGGTTTTTCTATTATTGTAGCCGATTTTGACTCACAAGAAAATGTACAGGGGGCCGATTTCCACCAGGACCCAATTATGATTGCATCAATTGTTAATGGGGACTGCTTGCACTGTGCTTTAGCAAGAGTATTGTTTCCCTCTATAGCACACTTAGATGATGAGACTATCAAAAAAGAGCATAAGGATAAACGTAACTTTGCTAAACCTGTACGTTTTGCCAAAGCATATGGTGGAAATGGCTACACTATCTCAAAAAATCAAAATCTTTCCTTGGAAGAAGGTGAGTCTGTTTCTTTGGCATATGATGAGCTTCATGCAGCAGTTAAAATCTGGGGGGAGGGTATTCTTGCAAAAGCAATAGAAGTAGGCTATATTGAATCCGCAGAGGGATTTAAACTTAAATTACCTTTCTTTGAGGATTTCAAACAAGGCCATGACCAAATAGAAAGTTTGGATAAGGACTTCTGGAAAAGTTATAGAATGGGTAAGGAGGAGTATAAGAAAGTTAAAGAGGCTGCTTCAAAAGAAGAAACATATGAACCCGTAAACTACAAAGAGTATAAACTATACTCTGATAATAAAAGTTGGATTTCTCACTACTTTAAAACCAAGAGCAAATATTTAAGATTATGTCTTAACAACCCTGTGCAAGCTACATCTGCTTTTGTTACTAAGAGGGCAGCGGTTTTATTATTTGAAGAGATATTAAAAAATAACCATCAACACATGGTACAAATATCTAATATTATCCATGATGAGCTTTTGTTACACGTTGATAATCAACTAGTTACGATGTATAAACCTATACTTGAAAGGTGTATGTTACAAGGAGGAGATTTTTATTTAACAAGTGGTTTAGTTAGGCACAAAGCCCAAGCCAACTCAGGAAAAACATGGTATGAAGCAAAATGATAAGTATATTACCAAATGGTTGGAAATGTTCAAAGAAAAGCACGATAACAAATATACCTACTTTCCTGAAACTATTGGGAGAGCCAAAGATAGTATGAAAATCAATTGTCCCATACACGGTATCTTTTACCAAAGACCTGATAATCATAAATTAAGGGGTTGTGACCAATGTGCTAGGGAAGAATCTGGAAAAATTAGAACAAAAGATTCAAATTATTGGATTCCTATCTTTAAAAACAAATATCATAACAAGTACGATTACTCTAAAGCATCTTTTACAGGCTCTAAGAATAAAATTGAAATTATATGCCCTATTCATTGTAGTTTTTGGCAGTACCCACTAAACCATGCACAGGACCGAGAGTGTGCAAAGTGTTTTAAACAAGATAAATTATACTCTGAGCCTAGTATTAAAGGTAGAAAATCAACCTTATATATACTCCATTGTTATAATAATGAAGAATCTTTTTACAAAATAGGTTTAACTTCTAGTACTCTTAAACAAAGATTTACTGGTCCTTGCAGAATGCCTTATGAGTTTAGTTTTTTATTAGGGTACCAGACCTACACAAGCCTAATTAGAGAATTAGAAACTAATATCCTTAGAAAACATGCCCCCTATAAATACATTCCTTTAAATCGCTTCCAGGGTGATACTGAATGCCGAAGTCAATTAGATTTTACTTGGATAAAGAATTTTATTGAAAGTAGGGTCCTAAAGGACAATGAGGCTATATTACTAAGTTATAAATTAGACATTTCTAATTTAGGTAAATGGGTTTTTAATTTTTAAAACCTTCCTAGAGTGCTTATCTGAAATTGACTTGAATTGGATAAAAGATTTTATAACAGAGAAAACCAATACTCTACAAAACTAATATACTATGGAATTGAATAAACACAATATACAGGAGATTATAGAGAATTACCTTAAAGAGAAAAGGCTTAGGTTTGATATGGAAACAGATGATAGTGGTTGTCTGTATTATAAAATTTTTGTAGGTTCTATGGAGGTAACTATTTTTGCGGAAATTTACCTTAATGAAACCAAGGATGAGGATTGGGGGATACAATTTCACACACCAGTTAACAACAACGGTCTTTCTATCTACCAAAACGATATTAACAGTTGGGGCGATACTATTCCTACCAAAGATGATTTGGAGGAAGAAATAGGGTGTCTTTTGGATAAAGCCAAAATATTAAATTCAGCTATTTCCAAAATTGAAAACAAGATACAGCAGATACGGGATATTTGTGATGAGAATAAATTGGAATTTGATGATTTTATTGATGTATTATATGACTTTGAAAACTAAACATTATGCCTAAAGAAACAAGAACAATCGTTATTACGAGGGAAGAAATATTTGAAGCCATTAAAGCTAAATATGGTTATGATATTGAAGAGAAAGACGTGTGGTGGGATATTTATGAGAGTGGTGATGTTGATAGGGGTACTTATAATGTTACTGTGAGGGGTTTGGAGTGGGAGGAAAAGTTGTAGTTGTAATAGCTTTTTGCGGAAAAATGTGGGGTCGGTAAGAAATTATCGGCCTTTTGTTTGTTCATTTTATTTTAGTGTTCACGTTACATGAACAAATTATTTTTGTGAACGGTTTGGAAGTTTGGAAATGATTGTTTATCTTTGTTGTATGGAAGGGTTGTATAAAAACCCTTTTGCGAGAATTATGGAAAATACATTAAAAGTTTTAGAACACAGTTACGATTGTTTGTTGAAGGTTGATTACACACTTTATAAAACAACTCTTTCAGAAGCCCAAAAATGGGTAAGGTCTTGGTATGATGGTTATGATTTAACCGAATTTGATTCCCAAGCTAAAAATAAATACAGGAAAGAAGGTATTATACTAGAGAGTAAAAAGGCAGCACTAGCTTGTAACTTAATTTACGCAATCAAAATAGAAGATAAATACTTTTTACTTGATGGTTTTAATAGATTACTCACTGATTATGCAGAACTTGATGGTAATGCACCTGTATTAATTAAGGTGATAACCAACAAGCTGCAACCAAATCATATTATGTCACTAATGCTAAGGTTTAACCTTTGGAAATTATCAACCAATGGTACTAGGGCAGGAGCAAGTATTGATTTGTTCTTTGATAGAGGTCTTAGATTGTTGTTAAAATCAATGTTTGATATAACGTTCTATGTGTCGGATGATTTCTCTACAAGAGTAAGGAATAGGGGTGACATTAATGTTGTACGAAATTATCTTAAACATGAGACTGAAAATTATGGAGTCCACGATACCCCCTACCAACACTTGAATTTACTATTCCAAAATGAAAGAGTTATTGATGATATAAGGGAAATAATTTCAGCCAATAATTACTTAAATGAGCCCTTTCCCCGATATGACTACTTTGTGGATGGTTTTGCTAACTACCTTTCTGAGTTAAGGATTAAAGGGGATACTGAATGTTATACCTTGGATTACTTCCTTAATAAGTTATATGATGATAAAGCGTTTTTTAAAAAACTACAAGGAATGTCCAAAACAGATGTTACTAGGAAAAATGTTTACGTATTTTTTAGAAAACAAAACACAATAAACCAATGATAACCAACGAACAATTTTTAGGGAAAGTCAAGGAAGAGATAATTTATCTTAATAAGGCACTTACACCTGAGCAGAAAATGAGGCTTGATGCTGATAAATTGCATCCTACTAAAAGATGTATCTATCAACAGGTATTTGGTTCTTATATTGCTGATGAGGCTTTGTTACTAAAACGTAATTTTTTACCTAGAAAGGACGAATTTTTTGCCATGAGTTACCTAGAACGTTATCTATGTAATGGGTTTAATCTTTTATCTAATCAGGAATGGAGGGTTCTTAGCGAAATTGTTGTTGCTAATATTGGTCTTGGTTATTTACTTTCAATACCTGAATTTGAGATGGATACAGATTATCTTAAAAAATGTTTGTTGTAGAGTAGATTTTTCCGAAAATTATTCTTATCTTTGAATTATGAAAACATTACGGAAATATTACTGCACATTAGGAGAAGCAGATGACTTAACTTACATTTATGCTTACGATAAGGATGATGCTAAGGCGGAGTTCTTTAAGTACTGTAAGGATAATGAGTTGAAAGGATTAAGGTATATTGATGTGAGAGTAAGATTACTTGACGAAAATTAAAAACTTAAATTATGGACTTGGATATTAAAGTAAACGTAATACCACCAGAAGTAGCATTGTATGTTATTGAATATGTAGACTTAGATGGTTTTAGTGACTTCAAAGAAATTTGTGTTGCAGAAGATGACTTGTTGGATTATGTAGTAGAAAATGAACTAAACATGATTACTCCTAACCCGCAAGAAGACTTTGCGCCATATCCTATAAATCCCAAACGAGCACTAGAGCAATTTGAGGATGAGATTATTGAGCATTATTTAACTAATAAAATTTTAAACAAATGAATGTAGAAGATTATTACATAGAAATCAAAGTAAACAAGGAAGAAGTTTATTACAACTCCACAGAAGAACTAACTTTTCTAAAAACTCAACAATTCGCCACAAGGGAAGAACTTGATACTGAAAAGGATGTCTATACAAAAGATATTCTCAAAGGTAAGTTTAACGGTGAACCTATTTCATTAGAAATACCTATTGAGTACTTAGAAGGTGTTGTACAGAAAGTGAAAGAAGCTGGTGCTAATTTTATATCTATTGATTTTCATGGAGACCACGTAGAGTATGATATATATGGGTATAAAATCACAAGGGCTAGTGTAGAAGAGTCTATTGCTGATGATGAATGGGAAAAGGCTAGAATGCAAGAAAAGCTAGAATCAGAAATTAAACAACTTGAGAATAGAATAAATGTTCTAAAACAACAGAAATAACTTGCACAATAACTAAAAATTGATTACCTTTACAACATGGAACAGAAACTTAAACTAGTTGAGAAAGCATATCTTTGTACTACCAAGAAAAATGGTTGGTATAACTATGACCCTAATAGTGATTATAAAGAATTGTTGTATGCTAAAACTCCTGAACAAGCCAAGTATAAGTATTTTTGTGGAGAAGGTTCTTGTGCGGAAACTGACCTTGAGTACAAAGATGTTAGGGTTAGGAGGGATAAATATGCTGACAATTATGAGTTTGAAGGAAGAACATTACCTTACTATTGGATACAAGAAATCCTAGAAAACAGAAGGTGGAAGGAAAAAATGCAGAAACTTATTGCGGATAATCCATATCAAAAAGTCTATATTTATTCAGGAGAACATGGTGCTTATTGGGGTCCTAATAGTTGTGGGTACACTAATAGTCCTAATAATGTAGGCGTATATACAATTGAGGATGCTTGGGCTGCTGTAGGTCATGTGGATATAAGTAAAAGAATTTCATTTGAATTTGTGAAGTGATGGAAGATTTTAAAAGAGTTGATGGTAGGGTTATTTGTGAGATTTGCGGAAAACAAGCCAACAAACACCCCTACGATAACCAATACTTAAATTGGCAACAAGAACCTACACTAACACATTAAAATTTTTTATACAACAAAAACATACTAAATGTATATTAACTACAAACAACTGCATACCCAAGGACTAGACATAAAAGATTTAGGATTATTAATAGCAATCAAACAAAAAGACCTAGAGTTGTATAAGGAACTATTTTCTTTTATACCTATTGAAAACTCAATTTTAGTATTATCAAAGAGAGGGTTTATCGAACCATTAAAATCTGGCAAAGGATTCAAGCCTACAAAAGCCGCTACAGCGTTTTTACGTACCTTGTCGATAGTTGACCTCACTGATGAATTTAAAGGTCACTACGTGGCTCTAAAGCAGCTCTATTTGGCAAATGGATATAATGATAAGCTAGGCTCTGATAAAAAAGGCTTACAGTACTATTGCAGCTTTATTGCGGAAACTGGATATGCACCTGAAAAAGTATATAAGGTTGTAGAAGATTATCTTGAGTCAAATAGTAGAGAGCCTAAGTACATTAGGTCCCTCCAAAACTTAATCTTTAAGGCCGACAATGTTTTTTCAGTTAAGTTTTCTCTTGATTCAAGTAAGCTATACTCACTTTGTAAAGAGGGGGGGTTGTAATTTTGCAAAAACCCTTTACAATAAAACAACTTTTCATACAATAAAAATATAGGATGCCTAAAGGAGTAAGATTAACAGAGGAAGATATTCAAAATAGAGTTGGCCTTAAAAATGAAAAACTAGAAGTTTTAGAATACTTAGGAAGGGACAAATTTGGACATGTTACTTACAGGTTTAAATGTAAGTGTGGGGACATCATAGATAGAGATTGGGCTGCTTTTGCTAGAGGACAAGGGTGTGTAAAATGTAGGACACAATCAAACTATAGACATGGTGAAAGGGATACTAGAGTTTATAGGATATGGAACGCTATGAAAAATAGGTGTGGTTGTCCTAACTTCTGTGATTACCACAACTATGGAGGACGGGGGATAAAGGTATGTGATGAGTGGCTTGAATTTTTACCATTTCGTGATTGGGCCTTATCCTCAGGATATAGTGATGATTTAACTTTAGATAGGTCTAATAATGATTTGGGATATTCCCCAGAAAATTGTCGTTGGATAAGTTTTCGAGACCAACAGAACAACCGTAGAAATAACCATTATGTTACTATAGGGGAGGAAACTAAGTCTATTACTGATTGGGCTAGGGTTTATAATGTTCCTGCTTACATAATAAGAGATAGGATAAGACGTAACTGGGATAAGATAGAAGCTATAACTACACCTCATGTAAAGACAAAAGATAAAAAATGTCAGTAATATTAACTTCCAAGGAAATTACAGATGATGCTATAAAGTTAATAGGCCAATTTCAAAAGGGGACTATTAAGCCTATATCTTGTGGGGATGATGCTTTTGGTCAGTGGTTAAACAATTCCCTATTAGGGGGTTTACTACCTGGAACAATTTGCTCAATATCAGGCCCATCAGGTATGGGAAAAACCCACTTACTACAACGTATAGAGAACCATATTATAGAAACAGAAAAGGATGTGGTATTGCTTCGGGTCCAATGGGAAGGCTCACCGCTAAACCTAATTCTTCGCAAAATTTATCAGAAGACTGGGTTAAAAATGAAGGATGTTCTGTTTAACAAACAGACTGGTTCTAATTTAGAAGCTATTAGGAAAGTTACCGATGAGGAAAGACAACCTAATGTGTTTGTTATTCAAAAGATACTAAGTAGTTCTGAGTTTTATAATGAGGTTTCGGAGTTCTTAAAGTTACATCTTGATAAAAAAGTAGTAATAAGTCTCGACCATACGACCCTTGTCAAGGGAAATACGAAGGAGGCAGTGGATTCCCTTTTCGAGGCTTTTAATAGGTTAAAGCGGGAGCACCCATATTGTTGCTTCCTCCCCCTCGTACAATCAGAACGTACAAGGCTACAAGAACGCTTAGGTAATCATAAGACAGAAAATCCTAATAGGTCAGACCTCTACGGCTCGGACGGAATTTATCAATTGTCAGATTTGGTATTATTCTTATATGACCCTTACAAGGCAGGGGCTTTACAAAAATATATGGTCTTCAATAAGAAAAAATATAATTACATCTCACCAGAGTTTATAATTGATGGTGGTAGTACTTGGAATCACTTTAATCCTATTAATAATATATTCTATCATCTTATAAAAATTCGTGATATAAACGATATAGAAAACATACAGGATGTATTTGTAGAATCTAAGCTAGGTATTACTAAAGAAACCAACTCTCCTACTAGTCCTATTAAAACAGTTGATGAGGAACTGGATTTTTAAAGGGTTGTATGTCAATGTAATATGTAGTTTCATTGCGGAAAATCTGCCCCACAAATAACTAACCCTAAACCCCACTTAAACTTACATTATGAACATTATACAACTTATAGCTTTACTTATAGCAATAGGGGTTATCCTTGCTGTTATAGGGGATTTTTTAGGCCATCTATATGGTGGGCCTGATAATAGAGATTGATTTTTTAACCATTTTAATTATATAACAATGACAAAGAATGTTGATGAATTTGACTACAAGTCACTTCAAAATCAGGTTATCCTTCCTGAAACGAAACTGGATTTTACGGGTGCGGATTTCCAGCGGATTATGACTGCTCTCAGGAATTACATTGATGAGAATGCCATTAATTTGTATAATGGCGAGGGTGAAGTAGTTGCTCAAGGTTTGCTTCCTTCTGCACAGCCTATTTCTGATTTGTATTCTACTTTGCACCGTGTTTATTTCCGTAGGTATTTTGAGGATGGTAGTACTGTTTCTATTGAGGAGTTTAAAAAAGTTGTAGAGGAACGTAAGGTTTCTGCGGAAAAGGTTGTAGACGATTCTAAGTAATCTTTTTTATTGTATTGTATGTGTTCCCATCTTAACTTCGGTTAGGGTGGGATTTTTTTTTATGGTTAAATTAGGTTTTTCGGAAAAATTGTTTTATCTTTGAACCATTGAATTACTTAATAAGGAGGTTGTATGAAAAGTTATTTTGCGAAAATATTGATTTTACTCTTTAAACTAGATTTATTAATATGGGACATGAAACCAAAGTCTAGGCGAAAGTTGAAGTATGTATGCTACCTATTAGCTTTATCTATCCCCATTATACTAGGATGTTTATTTGCTGTTGGTATTTGGGAACCATTAATTATTGTTTTTATAACTGTGTTGATTACGGGTGGCGTAATAAGAGTTAGAATAGACCAAGAACTAAACATATACCCTGACAGAGATTGGTTTGATAATACTATATCATTCTTTTATGGAGCTTGTTACGGATTTGCTATTTTTGCCTTCATACCCTTATCTGCTATAATACCCCTAATGAGTGTAAGTATGTATTTTGATAAATTTGAACCACTATAAACCAATAAAATATGACTAAGATAGGTTACACTTGTCCTGATATTGATAGGGCTATTAAAAGTATTGATGAGGTACAAAGGTATTTATTTGCTTTAGGTAGAGATGATGTACGTGATGCTTTTCATTACGGTGATTCTATTTATGAAGTTGTAGATATACTTGAGTCTTTGCGGAAAAGTAATGAAGGTCTTAGAACTTGGGCTGAGAAAAGTGATGAAGAATGGAATGAAGCACAAGATACTATTAGGTGTCTTGAAGAACAGATTTTTGAACTAGAAAAAAGTATTGTATGACAAACCGAGAGAAACTAAATGCTATTGCTGTTAGTGATGGTGGTAAAACTTTAGCCAATATTAAATGGAGGGTAGAGAATAGATATTGGATTAAATATTCTCAAGTTATTGCTTTAAAGATTTTGAAGGCTTTGGATGAGAAGGGTTGTAGTAAAGAACTTCTTGCGGAAAATCTTGCGCTACCACTAGAAACAGTTAATTTGTGGGTTCGTGGTAGCCATAATTTCACCCTCCAAGAACTAGTTCTAGTACAGAGAGAATTAGGTATTGAAATACTTAAATAAGAAAAGCCCTACCTTAGTTGGTGGGGCTTCCTGTTTAGTTGATGTTTCTGTTATCATTGTATTGGTTTGTTTAAGTATTTGTTCCAAAATGTGGCTGCTTCTTTATTATACTTGTCAAGTCCTAGTTTATTTAGGTATTGAAAATTTAACCCTCTCCACTTATAAGCAAAATCTATCTTCTTCATTATATCCTCCGCAACAGTTGTCTTTGCCATATAGCAATTACTGGCCCAACGTATATCATCACTTACTACAATAGGTATATCATTTGCTACAAAGTCTGCTGCTACGATATTGAAGCTTTCCGAGAAACTTACTTGTAATCCCACATCCATTGTCTTAACTAACTTTACAAACTCTTGGTGCGGATACCAACCATGTAATACAAGTTGGTGTGGTGTTTTATCAAAAAGTGCAATCATGTTCTTCAACACTTGTTCCCCTTTCTGTTCTGCCCTGTTACCGTTAATATGAAAGTGAAGTATCTTACCTGTTGCGTTAGCGTACATTATAGCTGCTACGGCTTGTTGTAGTTGGTTTTTCATAGGTCTTAGCGAACCAAAACATCCTATGTTAATATGTTTGTTATCCCACTTGCAACTGACTTTGAAACGGGTATTTACTGGATAAAGGTTTGGTAATGTATCCATTAGGTTAGTACGGTATACCATGTTCATATCAGTACTGTATTCATAATCATTCCCTGCAAGCGTAAAGTTATTGTACTTTTTCTTGATGTCCAAATACCTCGCTATCCACTCGTATGCTATCCCTTCATTTGCGAGAAATGGTGTTTTGCTATGTATGCGTACAGACCATTTAATATGAGGATATTTCGGCAGTAGTACGTCAAACTTTTCGGGAACTACCCATAGTGCTTCTATGAATACGTGAGTTGGTTTGTAGTTATGTACTTCTTTATCTATACCGTTGTTATCAACTACAGTTATTACCTGATATTCTAGTTTAGGGTTTTGAGTCTGTAGATATTTTCCCACTAGCTTGCAGGAATTTATCAATCCGTAAGAACCTTCTTGTTTTAGTTGTTTTTCTTGACCGAAGGTGTAAGGGTTTCGTTCTTTGCAGATAAAAAGTAATCTCATGGTTTTTACTTTATTAGTTTTGTCCTAGTATAGTCTAGGGATTGGTTAAGGAAATTTAAAAATTCTTCTCTTGTTACTTGTTGTTGTAGTTCTTCCGCTGATAGTGAGATTTCTTCGGAAAATTTAATTTCAAAGTTACCTTCCGCTTCTTTTCCACCATAAATTAACAAACCTGTTACAAATATTACACTAGATGTGAATTGGTTTATTAAATCTACCCTAATATATTCCGAGGGGGAAAGTTTATAGTAATTACCTATTAACTTTTTATATTCTTCTTTATCTTGCTCACGTACTTTGGCTCTTAGTTCTTTAAGTTCTTGTTCTTTTTGTGAAATTTGTTCTTGTAGTGTCATGTTGGTTTTTATTTGTAAATACTGTTGCCTATTGTATGGTACTTTTTATCTTCCTCTTTTGGTATGGTTTGGGTTGCTATTAATACCAAGTCTAAAGTCTTTACCATAGTTATTATATCTTTTCTACCTTGGCGGGAATATAAGCAGTAAAGGGATTTATCCGTACTATTAACTATTGTTTTACTTACCTTATCTTTTACTAGATTTTGTAAGTCTTCTTTCTTTACTACAACCCAATACTCATCAGTCTCAAAAGCAAAATAATCCGCTTCCCCATACAACCACCCTAGATTACCCTGTACATTCTTTAATTCAACAAAATGGTAATGTTCGTTAGTAGAGTTATCACTTCTACTGATTTTCTTTAAACCTTTAACATCAATTTTAAATGATATTGATAAATCCCAATGTTCTTTTATATCTACTTCCTTACCACTAAAAGTTGTATTCTTAAACAACTTAGAAAATGATACTTCTTTTTTTTTACCTTCTGATAAAAAATTCATTTATTTATCTTTATATCCCAATTCACTACGCAATTCATCCAATGGGAACGCTGGCCCTGGGTCTATTTTACGCCCAACTGATATTTCCTCATGCCCAAGTATGTGTTTGATACAGTAATGTTCTGTTAAGGTTGAACAAAGTTCTTTTACGGCTTGTATTTGTTTATCCGTGTATTTGTGCCAATATTGGGTTTTATTTCCGTTCCTATGGATACCTTCTACAACTTCTTCTTTTGGGTATTCCTTACCAAACCAAGATTTGTATGTATTACCCTCTTTTGTCAATAATCCCGCATTATCTATCTCTATACCTATAGAATACTGGTTAAAGGATTTACGGCCTTCATATTCGCTCTTTCCAGCATGCCAAGCTATTGTATCAAATGGTACTAGTTGCGTTATTTCCCCATCCCTCCCTACAACTATATGTGCTGATGCTTGTGTGCCTTTGGTGGTTAAGGTTTTTATAGACGAAGAAGCACTTGAACCAGCAGTATAGTGAATAATTATTGTATCTGGTAGATTGATTTTGAATTTACCACTTATGTTTGGTGATGGTATATATTTTACCCCAACCAACAAGTCTTTTTCTATTTCCATAGTTGTTGTTTTATATTCCTCTGCTTCAAATTCATGTCCCGTACATGGTGGTGTTAGCATAGTTAGTTTTTAAGTTTAAAATTCCGCAACAAAGTTCTTAAAGGTAATTCTAATGGTTTAGCGGTTTGTTCGTCTTGTGTATATTTTTTATCGCCATCCTTATAAACAAGTAATGATTCTTTATTGAATGTTATTAATACATCCTTATTATACATTGTTACCTTTAAATGTAATAGGCCATTATTGAAGTCCATTAATTTGTCTACGAAATCTTGTTGTTTTGTTGTCATATTGTTGGTTTTAAGCGAAAAAATTGGGAGAGTTTGGATGCACCCAAAACCCTCCCCGTAGTAGCGGAAAACGTAGAGCATCTAGGCTTACGATTTCTGATTCCCTTCTTCCGAGTGGAAAGATGGACTCTTTATTAACACAAATATAGTGCTTTTTGTTTTAACAATAAAACATTAGTAGTAAACATGGGGGCTTTTTTCTTTATCACTCGCCTCAACAACCAAATCTACCAAAGATAAACCACTAGTATTTGCGGTGGAAACTGCATAGAATTTTGCGGATTCCTTATCTAAGGCAAAAACTTTTATAGTAAAATATATATGCTTCGTAAAATTATCCTTAAAATATACGATATATTCTTTTAAATCTTCATCTTCTTGTTCGGGGTCAAATGGCTCTCGATTACGAAATTTTTCTTTCTTACTAGAAAAAAGGTTTAGAAAACTATTTATTATAATGTTGGTTTTTAAATTTTAAAATTTATCTTTTACCCACAATATCAACCATACTAAACCTAATCCAACAGCAATTAATAGTGGTATCCAAAATGGGCTGAATATCCACCACCAACTCCAATTAATGTGGTTAGTTAGTTTTAGAGTTAAAAAAATAAGGAACAATACTGCTCCAAAGCCTATCCCCCCTGTGTTACTCTCTTTTGACATTATTTTGTTTTTGGTTTTTGTATGTAAAGATAATAATTTTAAATCAGATTTCCAAATTCCTATCAATTTCTGTCGTAAACAAAATCACTTGTATTTTCAAATAGGCTTTCATTTACTGGTCCTATTGTATTAAGACGGAAGAAGAGATTTGATTTACGTGGGTTTGACAACATTGGTTCAATAATGTTTTTTGCAGGAGTAAGGCGTATAAAGCCTCTAGTCCACGGGTCAACACCAGTATATGCTCCTTTGGTAATTTCCTTCTTCTCTTTTACTATAAAACCAGGCAATCCTAAAAGGTCTTCCAAGAATCCGAAACCGCTTGAAGGGGATTCCACTAGTTTAAGTGCATCCATAGCACCAAAAGGCAACTGTACTGAACCTGTCTCGTTAAATACCCTACTTGCTACGTAAGCTGCATATTGGGTAAAGAAATCATCTTCCCTATCCTCATCATCTGCAAGCAAATTAGCTAAAAGATATAGTGTAAAAGCAAAAGCATACATCCTCATATCCCTACGTATCCTTCGGGTATTTATCACATCAACCGTATCAAGACCTAACTTAGTCATTACCTTATCGTGCTGTTCAAATGCTTTGAAATATCCCAAGAACAAGATAAGTTTTTCCTTTGCGTTTAGCCCGTCCCAAGACTTGCCCCATACGTTTGCAAAAGTCCTGTATGTTCCTTCTTCCTCTGCGCCTACAATCGGGTTCAATTGACGGGGTTTAAAGGCACGTTCCATGAATCTTTGGAAGTATCCCCTGTGCATGGTGAACAAGAACTTTACAAGGGGGTTACGTGAGGCTACGGTGGTGTCTGTTCCAGATACTTGACCTTCTACTATATCGTTTGCTGTTTTTGTAGCAATATCAAGCCTTGCTTTTAGTTCCGTAACATTACCCGTAAACTTTGCGTTGTATAGTTTTTCCCTATCAAACTCTATACCTGTTTCATTCTCTTTTAGGAAATCCAGTACTGATTGTGATTGATAGTTTTTCCATTGTTCCAACGCTTCTTTGCGGGAAATTCCTATATTACTTTTAACAAGCCTATCCTCAAAGGCACGGAAAGTTATAAATTCTCCATCTACAAGCCTAAAATTATCGTACACCGCAATAGTAGTCTCTACACGGATAAGTTTTGATATTGCTTGGTAGTGGGCAAAAAAGAAATCCGCTTGTTTAAATGTACGTTCAATTTGGTTGGATGCGAACATTCCTTTTGACAAATCATTCTCTAAGTTTCCAGTTCCCGAAAAATAGTCCAATTTACCCAAATAAGTCTTAGCCATCACTTCCCCCACATCCCTTGCAGTACCTATTATTGATGCACCATATTTCATCATTTTGTTAGCCCTAACCTTACCTTGGTCAGTATAATAAGCACCCTCATTTGCAAGAATATTAGACTGTATCTTTGCCGCAACTCCACCTACAACTGGTGTGTATATACTTAATCCAAGGTTCTTCACTACCTGCCAAGCGGTTACGTTGTTAACAAGTTTTGTAGTGGAGATTTTCTTACCTTTCACGGTAAACTCCTTTAACTCTACGAACCTGTTTCCATACATGTGAGCTGAAAGGTATTCTGTAGCTGCTTTATAAACCCTAGTACCTTTACCTTGACCCTTACCCTCAAAGTATGACTCACCTAACGTATCTTTTAGGATTTCCATGTTTATAAGTATCTTGGACTTTTCCACATGGTTGTAGGTCATTGCAGCATAATTAGTATACATATGCGAGAAGTCCGTGGACAAAATACTTGGGTCTTCTGCCCTTACGTGGAAGTGGAGGGGTATAAAAGTTCCCTCGCCTTTCCTACCTAAACCTATAGTGTTGATGTTAAAGTCCTCATCGTAATTATCCACTACACCCACAACATTTGATGCTGCTGATTTTAATTTGGCCACACTTGTAAGTGCTTCCATTGTATATGGTCTTACTTGGGGTAATAAATAATAAGCATTGGTTACCCTTCCTACGTTCCTGTCCATAGCGTATTTTTGGTCAAGAAGGAACTGCCTCATCTTATGTAAATTTACATTTTGAGTTGGTACACCGTTACTGTCTGGGCGGAAAATGTCGAAGTATTTTTGGTTCTTGTACTTTTCCTTAATTGGTTTGTTGTATTGTCTTGTTTTTCCCTCAAAGAAAGTGTCGTATTCGGGGTTAAGGGTGTTCTTGTCGGAAACAAGCATCTCCCAATACAACGTAGGTGAAAGTTCTTTTTCAACTAAAGAACCGTCATCGTTTATAAGCTCGTACTTACTGTAGTGACGTTGAGTTGGGATTGGAAACCCGTTTTCCATTTTGAAACCACCCCTAATAGTGTCGGGTTCAGCGTTACGCAACAACCAATCCCTTTGTTCCCTTGAACTACGGGTCAATATCCTTTTGTATTGTGTTTTAAAGGCTTCGTTAGGTGTCTTTTTAAAAGTACGTGCAGTACCTTCGTCAAGTTTGAACAGACGTAAATTACTATCTATTTCCTCTAACACACTTAGTAGTTCAGGCTCATTCTCAATAGCAATACCATCTATTTCAGATGAGTTCCTTACTTTGCGAAAAGGCTTAATTAACTGCTCACGTTTGCTTTTTAAGGCATCGTAGGCTTGTTGGAAGGAGGGTTCACCTGTAAGGTTAGGAATAACAATACTATCCTTAATTTCTTCCCATACAACCTGTTTGTCTTTGAACACGGTTTCAGTAGCTTCATTATCTACAACCCTGTCTAACTCACCATTAGGTAGGTCTTTTTCCGAATACTTTTGATATGCGAAAAATTCAAGCCATTTTTTATATTCTGATGGTTTGGTACTTTTGATTTTCAACCGTTCCATTTCAAACCTTTTCTTGGCTTGCTCGGAAATCTCGGCTTTATTATTTTCATAATAATCCTGCAAGTCAAGTGCAATACCTAAAGCTGTCCCTGTCTTGGGGTTTTGGTTCTCATCATATAATGAAGCAGCCCTAGCCCTGTCACTAGCAATGTCTTGTAGCCTGTTTTTATCAGCAGAGGTTATTTCAAGGGGGTTTTTATATTTATTCATTATAGCCCTAGAATCGGATGAAAAAGTCCTGATTATATCTTGGGCTGCTTTTGAACGATACTTTGATTTGGTAACTGGATTTATTCCACCTACCCTATTCCTAGTCCTGTTCTCAAATTCTTGGGTAAACTTAGGTAGCTCCCACTCTTTCTGTAGTTTTTCTAGGGCTTCACTTGCTTTTATGTCGGCTTCTATAATAAGGGCTTCGTTACCTTTAGCTAATGTTATTGCTTCCTCTTTCTTAGTTGCAATATCTTTCTTTAGCTTTTCGTAATCCCTATCAAGCTTGTTATGGTCAACTTCATCCAACATATAACCGTCAGACCATAGTTTAGCCATATCATCTTTACCTACTTTAAGTTCTGCTTGTTTTGCTGCAAAAAGTTGTAGGAATGCTCTTGTGCGGTTATCCCTGTTAGAATTAGCTTTGTTTACATAAGCATTGACTGCGGTTACTATTGGATTACCATATGTACCTGCGCTAAAGAAAAAACTAACAAGTACACCAATATCCTTCATGTTATTTGTAACAGCATCGGAAGCGTAGGTTTTAGCTAGTTCCATGCTTATACCTTCATTAAGGTAGTTCTTCAAAATAAGGTTGTACACGAGATTGCGTTGCATACTAAGCAAATCTGGACCAACTTCACCTTTCAACCTAGCCAATGATTCAAGACTGCGGTTTACGGAAGCTATGTCTTCCCTCTTAATATTTTTATCGTTTTTGGCGATAAAATCTATATCCGCACGTAACTTGCCTATTACCTCATCTACATTACGGTTAAATACGGTTAGGTTAGCTATATTAACGTCCCCTAGTTCCTTGGCAATCATGTTACTCTTTTCTTCTTGGGTTGGGGCTACATATGTGGAACCTTCTAGTTGTTTCTTTTTGTCCAAGATTTCCTCTACTGCAATCCTAGCATTACTTAATGCGTTAAAGGCTTTTCGCATGTCATCTGTTTCCATAGCTATAACACGTTGTATGGCTTTTAGGTAAAAAGCGTTTTTAATGTTATCTGCTATTTCGGCAAGTCTTGTGTTCCTGTCCCTTAATAAAGATTTGTTATCTTTGTGTATTGCTTTATATTTATTAACTAAATCTCCATGTATATTAGTTAAACTCTTTTCTACGCTCTTTTGTTCTGCGGAAAGGCTATAGTATACTTCTTTAGAATCAACAGGTGAAAAACTTTCGTACCTTTTGGACGTGGTTTGTTGTGCTAGATTATCTAGTGTCTTGCCAAATTCCCTAAAAAACGCTTGGTTACTATCTGTAATGCGGAACAAATCCAAGAACCTATTAAAAAGCTCTTGTAATTTATTTATGATTCCAGTTTCGTTAAGACCTTTGTTTTGTGTGTTGTAGTTATTTAATATATTCTCTGCCCAAAGTTTACCTAACACTTCCTCACGTACTTTATTTTCAAGTGCTTCACCTGAATAGTCCTTTGAGTAAGCAGTCCTATATTGTTCTGCGTATCTTTGGTAGGTACCTGTTTGGTTTACCTTTTCTAATAGGCGTGTAAGTTCATCTTGGTTCTTATAATATTTAACTGCGAAGTGGGCTATTTCTTCCGTAAAGTCCTCTAATGTAGCGTTCTCACCTAATGCAATGGTTTTGTTGAATATATCTGCTAGTGCTTGGGTGGTTATTGGAATACCGTTACGTTCCTCATAACTAGCTTTGTACTCTTCAAGGGTTGTTACGGTTATCCCCATGTTAGCTGCAAAATCTGCAAGGCTATCCATTAAATCTTGGGTAGTTCCTTCTTGCTCGTTCTTTAACTCTTCCTTTGCGGATTTTATCATTTTATCCGCTATCCTTGCTTGGATTGTATCATAAAGTGAGCCGTTGATGTTTTTTAATTGACCTCTGTTCATCTTGTTAATCATTTCATCAATATCCACTTCTACAAGTTGTCCTTGGTCATTGTATATTAGACGTTGTGAACCTGTCTGCTCGTTAAACAGACGTTCATCTACTAACATATACGTTTTATCTTCTTTTTCTACAAAAGTAAGAAATTCGTCTGTTCCGAACCTGTTTCTTGCGGAAAGTCTTGCTTCGTTTTCACCTACCTTACCATTAACCTCAAACATCATTTTGTTAGGTGATGTTGTAGTGTTAGTAAATTCAAGTGCAACTGCATCAGCAAGTTGTTTCTTTGTATTATATTCTATTCCTTTGAAATTATAAGTACACGCCATGTTACTTCTTTGGTTTTGGTTTTTTAGGTTTACTACATCCACATCCCATAATCTATAATTTACAGTTTGCTGAAATTTCTCCGCTTCTAATCATTTCCGATACAACTTGGTCAATTGATTTTTGAAAAGCTATAACTGGGTTTTGGGTTTCCGATGATAGTATCTTGGTTTCATACCAATCAAATCCGTTATCATCTGTTATAATTTCCACATTATCTTCACCCCTTTCTTTTGTAAGAATTGCAGCTATCTCTTCATATTTTCTAGCTACTGTTTGTTGGGTGTTATCTAGGCTTTCAATAGTAAAATCATCTTTATCAGAAAGATTCGTAGCAGTAGATACATTTTCTAGTGAAACACTACCTCTAGTATAATAAATAGTATTATTAAACAGCACTACATTATCATATCCCATATCGGTAAAATAATTTTCAGGGCTATAATCTATATTCTCTTTAATACTTCTTTTTATATCTTCCGTAATATCATCAACCATACCTTGAGTTAAGGTTAATTTTGCTTCATCCACTTCTATACCCTGCTCTTCTGCTATACTCTCTAACTCATTTTCAAGGTAAAGTTGGGCTTCCGAAAATAAATTTTTAACTTCTTTGTAAGAATATGTATTACCAACAGTTATTTCATATAGATAATCACCAACCCTAAACTCTTGTTCTGATTCTATGTAAGTATCTAAATCCACAGAATCTACTTGATTTGCTGGTGCAATGTCTATACTGTCATCATAGTAAGTATTCATTATAGTATATAATTCACCAAGATAGTAAACGTCTTGTCCTATCTCATTAGTACCTACTAACTCTACAGCACTACCATTTGCACCCTCAATATAACCCTCAATAACACTTAACGTATATGGTGTAGGGAACCTTAGTGTCTCTGCTCCTGATAATGCTGCTTCTTTTATAGCTTCCCTTACCATACGTTTTTCCCATTCTTTTTGGGATGCTATGAATTGTTTTTGTTGTAGTGGTAATTCACTTAGTAACGCTTCTACTTTTTTGTTGTATTCTTTTTCTAATAACTTCCCTTGAAGGTCAAAATTATCAAGGTTTTTTTGCATTTGTTTGTTGAAACTAACTTGGAAATCTTCCCCAAGCAACTCAAACAAAGATTCAAGGTTTCTATCTTTTATCAAATAATCCCTTTGATAATCTGTACTATATCCAGTACTAGTAGCTACTCTGCCTTTAATTATAGGGTTACCATCAACAAAAATCCATAAATATTCCTCGTCTAAAGTACCATCGTATAATTCCAACTTATAAGGCTGAATTTTAACTCTACTATTACTTTCTATAATAGCTAACGCATCCTCTGTTGCTTTAAGTCGTTTATAGTTTAATTTATCAACTTGTATTTCTTCTTTTTGAGTATTATACTCTTTATTTATTTCTTTAAACTCTTCATTATTTTCCAAAAACTCTTTCCTCGCATTATATTTTTGAAAGTAGTCCGATTGAAGCTCTGCTACATAGAAATCTGTATTGTCTTGCCATACACGGATATGACCAAACATGCCTTTGTTTATTTCTTGTACAGCATCTAAACCAATAGGTCTAAAATTTGATATATCCGCTTCGTAAAACTCACCATCTACTATATTTATTACTTTTACGTTGTTATCGGATATAGACACCACTGTTGCATCTCGCATTACCCCCCTGCTATCTTCATACCTTACTTTTACTCCTTCTTCAATTTTAATATATTTTATTCCATCATAGTTATTAATCCAATTATCAACAGCTTCTTTTGTTCCAGCAGTACCTACAAACTGATAAATATTGTTATTGTTTGCTTGGCTTTCATACCCTTCCTCTACTGCTACCCAAGTATTGTCGTTTAATTGCTTAGGTATGTATTTGATGTTTTTACGACCACTGGCTTTGAATGCATCCGAAAAGTGACCTGTAATTCCATGTTCTATAGGTGCGTTAAGGATAAGCGTGTTTGCATCACCGTAATTACCATCACCTAGATTTTTCATACCATAATTAGCGTAGGATGATGTGATAACCCTTTCTAATGGCATTATATTAGCCCTTACCGTTGCTTCTAGTTCGTTGTAGTCTATTTTCTTTTGTCCAGTGTAGTTGTCTGTGATTATTTGGTTAATCAGGTCTTTTTCTATTTGTTTTATTCCTGATTGGTTTAGGAGTTGTTGTATTGTAACTGGATTTACTTGTTTTCCTATTAAGTCTTGGAAAGGTTTTGTATTGAACACCGCTAGGGTTAGGGGAAGTCTGTCGGCAACCCTTCCAAAGTAGTTTTGAGCCTGTTCTGCTACGTTATCTCCTCTAAGTGTAGATATACTCATTGCTTCCGCAAAATCCCTTATTGTAGCGTTGTTTAGGTCAAAGTTTTTGTCAAAAATACCCAAGGATTTCTTTACAAAATTCCATAAATCACTTAGCCATTTTGTTAGTGCGGGATTTTTTTGGTTCTGTATAAGTTCTGAACCTACCCTACCAATATATTCAGCTAGGATTTCATTATTTAACGCTTCCCCTGTTAAAGTAGGTTGTGTGGTTCTTACATAATCTATTACGTCTTGGATGCTTGAATTTTCTTTGCGGAGTTCTTGGCTTACCAATGTCATACCCCTATCATAGATATTCCTTGCCTTTACCTTTACAAAATCCAGCATGGCATGTCCCGCAACCTCATGCAAAGGTGTATCCAATGTCATAGTATCTTTATTAAGATACACGTTTTTCTGACCGTTCTCCGTTACTATAAAGCCTTTAGAAATACTGTTTACAGGTGTGCTACCTAATTGCTCTAATTTTTGGGTGATTTCTTCTTGCGAAAGTTGAAATATGTTGCTTGTTAGTCCTGCTGATTTTAACCTACCTATTACTTCATCTATTACTTCTTCTTGTACAACTTCTTCTACAGTAGAGGTTTGGAATTTAATATCACTTGGAACACTAGTTAGTTTGTACCCTGTTCTATTTTGTTCTTTCTCAAAGTTGTACCTTTTTACAACCTCTACTTCCATGTACTTATATGATTCATCATAAGAGTTTTTATCAAACTTCTTAACTTCCTCTTTTTGGTAATCACTGTACGTGTCAAATTGGTCTAACCTTTCCTCTATTGTGGCCCTATCTCCCCCATCGTAGATAAAATGAACTATATCAGGTTTACCGTTATTGTATCCTTTGTACTCTTCGTAGTTCCAACCATTTCCCTCGGCAACTTCTTCATTAAAAGCTACAGTACTTACTGCTTTGAACCCAAACTTAGTATAGTAATCGGGTAAAAATGTATCAAATGCTTCTGCATTAGTAGCTCCTTCCTTAACCCCTATAACCATTAGTTGCGCTAAATCTGCACTTCTACCTGATTTTTCACTACTAAATGCACCTCCTAAGTGACCATCTTTTGTTATAGTAATACCTGTGTAACCATCCTCAGTTACAAACATCCTCATAGTGTTGTACTCTTCGGTAGAATGTATAGTTACAGAACTAGACATAGGTACTCCTTCAAGTCCTTTTATCTGTAAGTCCCTATATACTGCTCCATCTTTTATTTCAAATATTTTAGGAAAAGTCGTTATTTTGGGAAAAGCCTTTTTAATGGCTTCTTGGGCTTCACTGGACAAAGATACCTCAGTTACATTTTTTAATACATGTGACTGTATTTTTGTATTTCCTTGTCTATTTCTTCTGTTGATGCCCCTCGTTGTAACATTGTTTTTACTAATGATTGGTAATGAGTTTCGTAAGTCATTACTTTCATTCGTTCTGGCATCGTTAGCTCTTTCGATTTGTTCTTGCTCTCTGATTCTTCTTGCTGTGTCATATTTTTTGAAATTGTATTTGTTTTTAAATATACCTTCTTTTGGTTTTGCAAATTTAAACGCTTCCCTTGCTTTATCTAAAACTTTTTTTGCCTCTTCTGATTTACCTTCATTTTTAAGCTTTTTTGCCTCGGCAAACATTGAAAATACTTCTTTATTTTCCCCAGAAAAGTTTACCCAACTATTTTGTCCCCTTGTTTGGAACACAACAGCAGGTTTTGCTTCGTCAGAGTATAAATCCAAGTGTTGTAGTGTTGCATTTTCTTCACCGATTGCCCCAAATTGATTTCCCAGTATACCATGCCCAAAGTAATCATGTACAATCCTAAATACTTCTGAGTTAGTTAATTGGTAACCATCTGCCAAAAATCTACCACTAGGTTGTAAACCAATACTGTCTTTGTATATTTCTGCACCTTCGCCAAATGCCTCATCGTTTGGTAAGAATTTAAGAGTATTATTGGTTCTTAAATCTTCCAACATTTCTTTAGAATCTTGGTAAGGTTCCCCTTTTCCTAGATATTTTTCTACTTGTAATCCTTTACCTACAATAAAATCATACTGTGCTATGGTTTCTGCAATTAAAGCAGCATATGATTTCTTTACTTCTGGGTTATTGGGCCTATCTTCTACTAACTCGTACTCTCTTGCCATTTCTTCTGAAACAGTAGTTTCCAGCGCAGTAACAACAAGAGGTGCAGTTCCTTTAATTTTGTTCAACTTTTTATACTCTGCTGCTATTTTCCTAACGGCTTCTACACCTTTACTTACTTCCTCTGTTCTTTTAGTAACAGGTGTAGTTTTGGGTCCTATTTTTTCAGCAAAACCATCACGTACTAAACTCTCCCACAACATAATAACTTCGGGGGAATGGAAAGCATCTGAGTATATATCCTGGCCCAGTTCTTCCCTTGCAGTAAAGTACAGTTCCCTTCCTATACCTTTCTTTCTATTACCCTTATCTACTCTTACTTCACGTACTTGGATTATATCCCCTTTCTTTATTAAACGTAGTACACCTATTTTTCTTCCTTCCTCAATAGCCATTACTGATATGTCGTTGTTTCCCATATCAAATACCTTAAAAACTACAGTTGATTCTTCTTGTTGTAGGTTTGTTGCGGGGATTTTCTCGGCTTTGATTAAGTTACTGCTTACCAAATTTTGTATAAAACCACCTAGAGTATTATCAATTGCTTGGGGGTTTACTTTTGTAATTGGTTTGAAGTTATTTGTTGATGGGTCTGATACAAGTATTGTTCCGCTTTCATTGTGTCCTATCACTTGACCGTTGGTCCTTGCGGAAATGTTCCGCATTTTTGAAAAGAAGTTATTGTCGGAGATTTGACCTAAATCAAGTGGTTTGCTTTTCTTTAAAAATCCTACTTCAATACCTTTCTGCTCCTTATCTTGGGCAAGTGCTTCTGTATAAGATGACGTAAGTACTGTTTTATTTGGTAGAGCGAGGGTGTTTGATGCGGAAAGTGAGGCAAACATTAAAATAGGCTCATTATTAATGTCAACTAGATAATCTGAACCTTTGTATTTTAACGCTGCTTGGTAATAATTAAGCGCATCCTCTTCACTTTTGGTGAAGGGCAGTTTAAGTATAGATTGGTATAATAGTGATTTATTACCATTTTCAGCTAGTACACTTATTATTCCGTTTTCATCTCTTTTAATTGTACAAGCCATGTTAACTACAAGTTTTGGTTTTTACTTCTTTCTCTACTTTGCTCTTGTTAAAATATTCCTCTTGCGAACTTCCATTTATTGTTGGTTCCCTATTAACTACAAAGGATTCCCTTGCTTCCAATGTTTCTTGGTTAACCCTCCTAATACTACGTTCAATAAGACTAGTTGCGTTTCCGTTAACAGTATGGTTAGCAATTACGTAAATATCCTCAATAGAGACACCTACAGGCTCTAAAATGTCATTTAAGTATACACTATCGTTTTGTTCGTTTTCGTTCATTACAGTGCTTATCTGACGTATTGGGAGTTCAAATAGACCACCGTTATCCCTCTTAATCAAAATTGTGTTCTTACCGTTGGTAATCCTTTCTTGGTTTTCCTTTTGCATCAATATATCATCGAACTCTTTAAGGAAGTTTTTTGTATCGTTAATCTGTATGAAATCAACGCCCACGTCAAACATTCCTTTTGGTTCTACTTTTATCAGGTTTTCCAAGTTTACTTCAAGTCCATGTGGACGGAGTGCTTGATTTAATGTTACAAAAGCCTTAATGAAATTATCCCCTTGGTCATAATTGCTTGTAAGCACAAAGTTTTTAACAGCAGTAGCAACACTCTTAATCTGGTCACTAGCTAATTCACTTAATGTGTTTAATCCCTTCACGAACAAGCCTTGTTTTCCCATAAGTGATTTAAAGCCTTTTGCGAATTTATTGGTCGCTTCCATAAGTTCCTCGTCTTGTTGGGAAATCTCAACATTAATAGCATTTTCTGCGTTAGTGTCGGCAAATTCCATCATAAGTTGTACTCCTTGCTCATACTTTCTGTTGCTTACATTTACTTGTATTCCGCTTGTTACTAAATTGAACAAAGCTATATAACTTCCAAAAGACAATACCTCTTGTATACTTTCTGATACTTCGGTTGGAACTTGGGCTTCTGTCATTAGTTGTTCTAATGAAGTCACCTCTATTCCTTTTTGAACCAAGTCCAAGTTGGTTAGCGAAAGTACCAACATCAATTCATTTGGTCTAACATTTAAAGCTGTTAACAAATCCTTTAGGCCAATTGGAAGATAGTTGTCATATCCGTTTTGTAAGTCCTTTATTACTTGTTCTTGTGTCTTTTTAAACTTAGCTATTCTTTCACTGTTTACTACTAATATCATTTCATCCCTCAAAGATAAACCTTCTTTTTGAGAAATCCAAATATTATAGAGATTTTCTTCCGAAAAAGTTGTATTTTCTATTTCTTCAAGTGTTTTTAGAATATCTATGCTTTCTTCGGAGCCATCTGGTTTGAACCTGATTAGGAAACCACCTTTTGTAATTACGGTTCCGTTTTCATCTTTCCTTTGGATAACTAATGTTGTTCCATCTTCTAACGTATATGTTTTTCCTACCTCTCCGTTTTCTTTTATCCAATCTTCTTTTTGTTCAGTATTTAGTTCAGGAATACTTTCTTCAAGTGGTTCCGTTGTGGTGGTGGGGTCAGTCACAACCTCATTAGTTGTTTCTTCATTTACAACTTCATTGGTTGTAGTGGTTTCTTGCGGGACATCTATATATTCCGATACACCAGTTATATTAAGGAAACTTAGTACTTGGTTATTTCCATTAGGGTCAACACCTGTTACGATTTGTAAGTCATAGTCTGCTTCAACATTAGTTAAAGGTAATTGTACTCCACCCAAATCTAGTGTAAGATTTTGACTTTCGGAAAGAGCTGTTTCAAGTTCTTGCCTTAGTTCCGCTTTGTTTGTTTCTTCCCTTGTACTAGATGAGAATGTGTTTTCGTCTATTGCTACCCTTTTTGATATTAATGGGCTTTCAGAGGGTTGTAGGTTTATTGATAGTTGTTGTTTAAAATCATTGTTCTTCAAGTCTTCTTGCGAAAATGTTAGGGCTTCTTCCGCAACTGCCTGTAACAAAGCCTCTTCACCTGTCTTGGTGTTCTTGATTTGTACATAAATAGCATTTGGTATAAATGATTTTACACGTCCAACGCTGCTGCGGGAAATCTCTTTACCATTCTTATCAATAGCGGTTTCGGTGGTATTACCAACAAAATAGGTGATTTTGATGTCCTTGTTCCTCTTTTGGGATTGTTCATAATCCGAAAGTGTGGTGAAAACATAATCACCATTATCATTTACATTTACTGTATGCTGTGCTACAATACTTGACACACCTACAGTACCAATCATAATATCCTCTTGTCCTAGTTGGGTAAGCAAAGCGGTTGTTACGGCTTTGTCCCTAAATGACTTGACCTTTGGAGACATTTTGGAATCCTCGTTAAAGTAATCCCCCGCCCTCATCACACCTATTGTGGCTCCGTTTTTACGAAGTTCAATTACAAGGCTTTCTTTTAGTTTTGCAAAAGCTTTTTCTACATCCTTGGCTTTGCGGAATGTTTTTAATAAGTCTTGGTTAAATTTGTTATTTGGAATGAATACTTGAATCTTGTCCCCCTTCCTAACGGTTGCTATTGCACGGGATGATTCTACATTAAAAGACTCCTCACCAAAAGAACTAGCTATTGTTTTTCCCTTTGGCCCACCTTGACGTACTTCCGTAAAACGTCCGTATGCACTTGGGTTCATATACAACCCTAATCCACCCTCTGCAACTGGTTTGGATATTAGATTTTTGGCTTCAAGCCTATTACCCCTGCTTACTATAATTAACCTACCTTTGTTATCCTTGATAACTGAATAACCTCTATCATCTATATCAGTCCTTATTTGTTCAACCGTAACTTTTTCAATTGTATTTACATTGTCCTTAATTACATTGTCATTAAGGTTTATTGTAGAAATGGTTATTCCTTTAAAGTCTTTAAGTAAGGTTTTTAGGCCCAAAATTTTAAGCGCAAAAGGTAAACTATCATATATCCTTCCTACAACTACATTATAATAGTTAGTTAATATTCCAGAATCGGAACCAGCTCCCCATCCCAACGGGTCTTTACGTACATCTGCCATTGTTTTTGGCGTAAGTACTTTTTCCGTGTTAGTTACTGTTTGGGTACTCTTATCTTCCTCAAGCAAGAAATCAAACATCTCCTGTTCTTGAGTTGTTAGAGCACCGTCAATATTAAATAATTTTGTCCTTACATCTTCGGGGATTGTATTGGTTTCCTTGAATTTATCATATTCGGCTTGGGTAACTGGTTCCGTGGAAACACGCTCTATTTCTTGTGGTGCGTTTTGTGCTTCTGCTTGTTGTACTAATGATGGTAATACTGTTCTTGCGGAAGCCCTATCTGATACTGGTAAATTCTCTACTACTGCTTCTCTTGCTTCCTCTATTGTATCGTAACTATTACCTGCATATTCAAACACCCCGTCATTTTCGGTGATTTTGTTTAGCTCTGTTACTGCTGTATCAACACTATCCTTTGTAAGTCCTGAATTAGTTAAAGTTTCATTTACTTGTTCTGGACTTGTCGGTGCAGTTTCTTGTGCGGAAGTTTCTTTGGGTGTTTTGTTATACTTATCCTGCATGTCCTTTGCAGCATTATAAAACTTGCTTCTGAATTGGGGATTGTGTAGGTAGTTGGCGAAAAAGGTCAATTGTTCATTCTCTGTTTCAAGTTGAACCATGTCATCTACCAATTTTTGAACTTCCTCTACATTTACGTTAGAGTCATAATTCTTAATTGCCTCTACAATCCTTTTACTTGCTTGTGCAGGAGAGTATTTCTCTTTTGTACCATACAACGCATCATTAACCAATTGTAGGTTAGCAAGGTGTTTCCTATTCGCTTCTAGTTCTTGGTTCTTTGCGTAACGCTCTTCTTTGGTTATTTTTACATTAGTTAAGAAATCCTCTGTAGTTTCAATAGAAGAACTTACTTGGCCTATAACACGGGCAAGTTCCTCGGAATCAAATACGTTCCTTGTAAGTTCATTTATTTTAGACGAGTTCTTTGAGTTTTGGGTTAGGGTATTTAGGTCCCTACTAATACTAGCTACCCTTTCACGAGCATCAGAACTGCCCATCAAAGCAGTAACATATTGGTTCTTTACAAACTCCGCTACACCTTGGTCAATCTTTGTCCCCGAAGTTAGTTCCTTTGAAAACAGGTTTTCGGACATATCCGCTATCTTGGTGTACTCATCGTATTTTTTATTAAGTTCTGCTTGGTACTCCTCAATAGTCTTGTCCTTGGTTATTTCCTCTACTGCTAACCTGTTCTCGTCTTTTGCGTTGTTAAGGTAACCTATAAGTTCTGTGATTGCTTCTTTGTCTTTTCCCGTGCGCCTTGCTACTTGGAAGAAACCCACCATAGCTTGATTACGAATATCCTTTGCAGCCTTTACATTACCTTTTTCAAGTTCATTTGCGGATTTTCCCGCCATGTTAACCTGTTCTGTGAGGTTCTTGTAGTTGATACTGTTTACTAAATCATTAGCAGTGGTGTTAAGTAGGTCACGTACTTCCGTTGCGCCCCTATACTCTTCCCTTACTTTCATTGCGTTAGGACCACTACCAATCAAAAGACCTGTGAGTGCTCCTGACACAAACTCGTCCCAACCCTCACCAGTACTGAAACTACGTGAAAATTCGGTTCCCAAAGATTGTATAAAATTAGTATTGGATTTACCTGCATCGGTATTTTGAAGACTATAGTATTGTTCTGCTGCACGGCTACCTATACCTTGTGCTACCTCTTCTATACCCTCCGAAAAAGTTACCGCTGGTGCTTTTTTCAACCAGTTCCAAGCAGGGTCTACGGATTTTAAGAAACCATTTTTAATAAGTTCCTTATTTGTGCTCCATACACCATCTTTAAAAGCTACCTTTGAGGCTTCTGATGTTAGTTTTCCAGTACTTAGTGACTTGGGTTTTATTATGTTGTTTAACATAATAATGTTACTAGCCATAAGTATAGGCATGTTCCAGTTGAATGTAGCATTACCTACTTTCTCTGATTGTAACTCTATTTGTAAAAGCTGTTCTGCTGTAGGAAAGATACCTTTTTCTTCTAGGGCTTGTAGTTCTTTTACCTTGAATGCTTCGGAAGCCATTAATGCTTCTAGCCTAGCTTCACCTGTAGCCCTATTTGCCTCACGTAACAGAAACACACCTGACTTACCTACTTTCTCAAGAGTATTTGTAGTTTTGTATAGGTCTGAAAGTCTATCAGCATTTTTTAATACTTGTGAGAAAGACCTAAATACTTTGTACAATTGTCTTGGTGCGTTAACTATTGCACCTGCTCCACCTGCCTCTGCTGTAAGTGCAGCCAAAGCTATTTCTTCTCCTATGGCTGTAACTACTGTACCTGCGGAAAAACCTAACTGGCCTAAAAGCCTTGCGGAGTACCTGCCAAAATTTGGTGAAATACCAGGAATGAATTTACCTATTGAAGCCCCTGCACCTACATTGTTTGCTTCGTATTGCTGCATTTCTGCCGTAGAGTAAATAGGGTATTTCCATTGTACCCCTTCCGTAACACCTGCCGCAAATTCAGTAAGTTCAGAGTCAAAGAAATTTTCATAATCACCTGATGCAATTTTTCCTATGTTAGCAGCAGTAGAACCAAAATAATTGGCAATAGTGCTACCCATTAATGTACCGAATGTCATTAATGTATTACCTGTTAGTTCCCAACCACTTTGGTTTGCAGCACTTATAACCTCGTTGTTTTCACCTGGGGTAAATGTAGGGTACTTACGGAAAAAACCTGAATTGGGGCCAGTATAAGCATAGATGTCATTAAACGCTATTGGTCTAACAGCATTGGTTAAGTTGGGATTGTATATATCCCTCTTAATAAACTTCTCCGTTCCTATAAGTTGTCCTACGGGAGCATCAGAAGATAACAGTTTGTTAAAATCCAATGGTTCCTGTGGAGCTACGTTAGTTGTAGGGGTATTTGTAGTAAGTAATTGGTTTAGTTCTTCTTGGGTCATGGTTGGTTTTTACTTTATCCCGTACTTACGTTTGTATGCAGCTATTATTACATCACTACTTATACTTGTAGTGGTTGTATAAATGTTATCAAAATTAGAGGAGACCAGCGGGGTATTATAAAATGGGGCAAGGTCTTCTTGCGAAAGAACAATAGTTTTACCATCTAAATCAAAAGTGTATGAAGGGGAGTAACTATATACCTCATTATTTTTAGTACCTACAATGTTAACGGAAATAGGTATTTGAAAATCCCCTATGGGTAATAATACATTATCTATAAGTTCAGTTGTTTTCCCCCCTGCTTTGTTTATATTGGTATTTATTTTTATTTTTTCAGCCTCCAATAAACCTTGTGTTTCAAACTCGTTAACAAGTCTATTATATTGATTTAACAACGTAGGGGCAGATGATAACTCATTTCTTGGAATTGCAACTGTTTCTATTTCTTCCCCTGAACCTACAGTAATTAATACTTGGTCATTTTCTTGGTCAAATACCATGTTTATAGGTTTGTCCAACATAGGTTTATCAACTGTTGCACTAGGATTGAGATAATTCTCTTTTAATTTATCAAGGTCTTGATTAAATAGATACATGTCCCCCTCTTTATTAGACTTGTACCCCTTTGCATTTATTATACCCATAGCTTCTCCAAACATAATCATTGAATTAGGGTCTTGGGTATTTACATTGTAGGTTTGTGTGTTTGCTATAACACCAGTCATATTGCTAGTTAAAAACCCTTCCGCTGTTTTTTTAATATTTTCTACAGGTATTACATTAATGTCATTAAAATAAATATCATTTTGGCCTTCTGCTGTTTTATTTTGTACAAAATTCATTACTTGGGAAGGAGTTAACATTTCTTGCTTAATATATTGATAATTTGTACCCCCACTAGCAGAACCCGTTCCCGATGGCCCCATACCGAACACTAATTCTTTCTTAGTTCTATAGTACTGCCCATTATCATAAATTACTCCCTCATCACCTATTTTAAAAGTACTTCCTTGGGTAGGATTATTTAACCAAGTACTTACTTTAGGGGTAGCTAGATTTTTTATACTTGTTTCCGCCTCTGTGACCTTAGTAATATTCCCTTGCAACTTTTTATACTCCCTTATAACATCAGTATATTCACCATAAGTATTTTTACTTTGAAGAAAAGCAATACTGGCATCAAGGTCTAAAATATTTTCAGAAGCCCCTAAAACTGGACTTCCACCAGTAGGTATTAAAGGAGTTGGTGTAGTATTGTTACCTTTAATATAGGTGTTAATATCAATATCTGACCTATGCTGTAGGAGGTTTCTTACCTTGTTACTTAAATCACTGTATTGTTCGGTATTCTTTTGGTTAAGGTCTTGTAACTTATCTATAGCCACATCCTCATTAATAACTTGTCCTGTTGCTACTAATTTGTTAGATGCGTAATTTACTATATCATTTGTGTAAGTATTATCTATTTCTTGACCATTAACAATCCTTTTTGTGGGTAAAATACCATTATCCAATGCAATGTTCCACAAACCTTCCGCTTCGGCATATTTCTTGTCGCTTTTTAAAGCATTTATTTCTTTGTAAACATCAAACATTTTTGACCCTTTTTCCATTAGAAGTTTCTTATTGGCTAGGTCGTAATCAAGTTGTTTCCAATAACCGTCATTTGTTGTTATCTCGGATTTGGTGCGGGAAACGGCAAATACATCAGCATATCCGTTAAGGGTGCTTTTTTTGTAGATAAAGTTTTCAAGTGCAGTTCTATCTGTTGATAATTTTTCTACATATTTTAATTGCTCATTTTGATAGTCAATTAACTTTTGTAGTTCTATTGCTTTTGGGTTTGTGTTATTCCCAATTTTATCCTTTTGCTGTTCTAGTTTTTTGATGTCTTCTTGTACACCGTTTCTTAATGAGTTTACGGTTGTTCCAACATTTGCGAAAAAAGTATTATCATCCATACCCTGAAACTGGCCCCAAGCATTGACTTGCATCTGTCTTGCTGCCATTGGGTCTGAATCAAGTAACAATTCAATCGCCCCTTTTATGGTTGCGGGTTCAATTACCTCATTTTCGGAGTAGTATTCATATTGTCCGTTAGGTCTCCTTACTGCTGTTACATTTGGTTTAAGTTCCTTAATAATGTCCAAGAATTTCTTGTTGTTATCAGAGTAAGGAACATAAGAACTATTACCACTATATTCTGAACCTACAGTACCATCCGTCAGCCATTTTTGGGCATCCTGCATAGAGTAAGCAAAATTCAAATCACTATACAACCCGTCTTTCTTTGCGGCTGCTGCTTCTTTTTGTATGTTACGTAGTTTAAGTGTTCCAAGGTAACCGTTCATTACGTTATCATCCGCAACTGATGATATGTGTCCTTGAAGATAGTCTGTGCGGGAATCCAATGACAAATCACCTGAACCATATTGGTTTACTACGTCAAGTGTTTCTTTCAATTTACCATAAAGATAATCCGCATCCTCGTCCTTAGCCAAATCCAATGATATAGCACTGTTGATTGTGCTCTGTATTTTTTGGCGGTTGAGGTCGTACTTGCCTTGTTTGTACATCAAGGCTTTTTGAACTAGGTCTTTATCCCAATTCTCAACGTATGGTGTAAACTGTGTTGGTTGCGAAAATGCTGTTGCCATTTATTATGCTTGTGGTTGTTGGTTTGATTTTAACCATTGTTGGTACATCTGTTGGTACATCTGTTCTTGTGTAGGTTGTTGCTGTGTTGTACCATTATACAATTGTGCTTGTACAGAATTTTCAGGTAGGTACCATTGACGGTTTGTATCTGTAAATACCACATTACCGAACATATCAAAGCTATATTCAGGTGAAAGTGCATCCAACATGTTCATTTGCCTACCTTCACGTTGTGCGTTTATTTGGTCTGTAGATATTACGCTTTGCCAGTTCCTAATATCGTTTAGGGTATTGTCTAGTGCCATCAGGTTTTCCTTGCCGAAAATGTCCATTGCTTGTGTCCTTGCTTGGCTTAGGTTAGCTCCCACCTGTTGGTTTTGGTTTTGGGCTTGCATTGCGTATTGTGCGTTCTGTCTGTTTGCTTCCGCTACCGCTTGGTTGTTTACGTTTTGTGTTTGTCCAAGTAGGTTTGCTATATTTGCGCCAACACTTGCGCCAGGCATAGTACTTAGAACATCCCTTGCAGCAACAAAGCCCCTGTTGTTTTCCCTTATTGCTTCCTCTGGTGATACCTTGATAGGCGTAACCATTTCCGCATCAGGCATGTTCAGTTGGGTAGTCATAAGGGGGTTTGGTAACCCTCTGTATGGTGTTGCTATTGGGAAGGGTCTACCAAGTACGTCCTCTGGTGGTTTTTGATAAGGGGTTTGTTGTAGTTGTTGGTCTAATTCTGTTTGAGTTGCTGCTTCTCTTGGTTCAGGGGTTGTAGGTGTTGCGGAAGTATTTAATTCAATACCTAGATTTTGCCATTTTCGGTAATCTTCTTTACCCCTCTTAGGGTCCCAAGGGTATCCCTCATACGCTGTTACTTTATCAGGTGCAAAAGTTATTTTTGCTATGTCATCTGCGGGGATACCCGCTACAACAAGTGCATTGTTAAATTCGTTTTTTATATCTTGTAAACGTAAGTCAGCTAACATCTTATTAGCCTTTTCCTCATCTAAATTTAATGGTATCCCTAGTTCTTTCCTAGTAGCAGGACTAATTGGTATTTTAGAGCTACCACTTACAAAACTAATGTTGTTAAGTGCGTTTACCCAATTATCCCCTTGGGTTTCCTTAAAAGAAGTTATCCAAGCAGCTATATCTTGGTTTAGTTTTTCCCTTTCTTTGGGGGTAAGTTGGTCTATTAGTTTACCTGCGGGAAGAGTAAATAAATTAGATAAATCTGTTTGATTAGTAGTACCAGCAGGTTTATTAGCATCCATCTTTTGCCTACGGGTCTGTGTTCCGTTTTGGGCAATTATAAAACCCCCATCTTGTGCCATTGGTACTTCTTCCTCGTCAATATAGGTTTCCTCTACCTGTACATCCTCTTTTGATTTTTTGCGTTTTTCTTGTGCTTCAAATAAGGTGTTGTATATTGCTGATTCCTGTGATTTTTTTAGTTGTAGTTTTTGTTCTGATTCCCTTATCTTTTTGGCGAGGAATTGTTCGTTTACCGTTTGTGTTCCTTCGTCCTCTATTTCTTTGTTTTTGGCGAGAAGGTTTAAATAATTTTCTTGCTCTTCCTCTACATCTGTTACACCTAGTTTCTTTTTGATTTTATCATGGGCTTCTGCAAAAGTTGTAGTTGTCGTGAGGTTAACATTATACTCTTCCTCAAGCATTTTTTTCATATCCTTACCAATCTTAATGTTGTCTGAAAGTATCTTACTACCTTCGGGCAAATTAAGTTTCTCGCCACCTTCCGTATGTGGTTTACCTTTAACTTTTGTTACGTTTCCTTCGGGGGTTTGAATAAACTCCTCTCCTTCCACTTCCACGTTTGAAGGTTGGGTGGGGCCTACACCTGTAACTACGCTTCCAGACAATACTTCTTCGGGGGCAATACCACCGTTCTGCATTATCATGTTTTTATATTTGTCCATTAGTTTTTTACCTTCTGGACTATTTGCGGAGCATTTTCTCATTGTAAGATAAATTCTTGGGTTGTTGGGTCAAAGTAAACACCTTCCTCTAGTTTTACCAAACCACCGTTCTTCATTACGGGTTTTTCAAGTACTTGGGTTGAATTTGGAAAACTGTATTGTTGGTCAGGTTTCATTAGCTGTGGCGCATCATTATTTGGGTATGCCATTACATCATATGGGATACCTTGCATAGTTATATTGTTACTTGGAACAATAACAGGTTGTTTTGGAAATTGGTTTAACCCATCTAATGATACTGGTATTTGCCCACCATCCTGTGCCATATAATTGGTAGTCTGTAAATAGCCTTGATTAAACAAGTCCATCCTATCTTTTTCATAACCTTGTTGGATAGTAGCATCACGCATACGTTCTTGTGCCCGTTCCCAAGCATACTGTGAACGTCTACCTACACCTATTCCCCCCGCAATATTCTTGGCTAAGTCCATCCCAAATGATAACCCTGCTGCGGAAGCCCCTACGATATTAGCAGCACCCATCCTATTATCCTGTGGAGTAGCCCTAGTTTGCTCTTCCCTTACAGATGATGGAGTTGTATAATCTACCATCGTCAAATCCACAAAATCAGATTGGGGTTGGTTAGGTAGTGGTTGTTGTTCTTGCTGCCAATAAGGGTTAGGGGTTAAATCAAATTGGTTAGGATAGAGTTGTGTTGGGTCTTGTGGGACGATTTGGTTAAATTGTCCCCTTTTAGGAAAACCTTTTGCTTTCTTACCCCCATTTTTGTACATTGCTGTGGCTCCTCCCCTACGTGGGTTTTCCCTTGTTTGGGGTTGTTGGGTTGTACCACTTGTAGCTGTTGCTTGTTGTATATTTTGATTAGAGTTGTTTTGCGGAAAAAAAGGTTGTAGTTTGTTGTTGAGATTAAACAAGGATTGGGTAAGTAGGTCAAATGTTGTTCCTACTTTTGCGCCCAAAGGTGCATTAACGCCAAAAGCCAGCCCCGTTTGAAAGGCTGGATTAGGACGGTATTGTGGGTTGAATTGGGGATACTGAAAGTTGTTGAACTGGTTCAAGTAATCCCCCATTTGGTATTTATTATAGTTGTTTTCCATTTTGTGATTCAGTTTGTAAAGATAGGTAAAGTATTCGGAATAACCAAAAACCTAACAAATACGTGATATTTTAGTACGCATCATAATCTATGCTACCTACCACGTTATGTTCAAAGATAAACTTCAACCTAGATTCCTTGTTTTGGATAAGCCTAGCTTTCAGGTATTGTCCCCTTATATGGTTCTTAAAAGTATATCTGTAATCAAACGCTATTGGGTTAAGGGTTTTCTCCACATTATTTAAAGCGTTGAACCACAATGGTTGTGTGTGGTTTTCCCTTACGTTGTCAAAGAAGTAATTTACAGACCAAACATAATCCTCCTTGGTAGCGATTACTTCTACACCGCTATTTGGGGTGTACTTCGGAAAATCTATACGTTGACGTTGGTTATTTGGGTCTTGGGTAGTAAATTTAAGCAAGCCCGTTGATTCCCTGTCATTGTAGAACACGGCTTCGTTAAAGTTACCCTCATAATACCCATAGTCATATTCGTTTTTGTATCTTCTTACATCAAGCCTATATGAAAAATCTTCGTACATTTTTGTTTGAAGGTTACTCTTTACGGGAAGTTCTATTATCCAAGGATACAGTTTTCCATAAAATACTTGGAAGGTTTGGTTATTACCAAGCAAGTGGTTCCAAAATCCCTGACCCTCACCATAGTTGATACCTGATGAGAAATAGTTTTGGTGCGCCACATAATAATCAGGTAAGAATGAATAGAAGGAAATCCAAGTTGATGTCTGTGGGTTACCAGTAGGTGTATATGCTACTGTCCAAGAACAATCCTCAAAATACTCTTTGTCCGTTACGTGGATTTTTTGGAAAGGGCTTGTAGTGTTAAGGTAGAAATCAAGTTCTTGTATAAATACTTTTCCAATATATTGCTCCTTAACCTTGTAGTCCTTTTTAGTTACAAACAATCTACCGTACCTATCATCCCACACCATACTTATTCCTAACCCATCAAAGGTATTATCTAGCATGTCATTAGGTATATCTGGGAACTGTTTCTTTATGCGGAAAGGTAGGTTTTCCCTGAACCAGTTTTTCATGCCGATTGAGGAAATTTCCTGTATACCCGCACCCCCAGGCTTGATGTTGAATATTTTACCACGTTTGGCATCCAAAGTAAAGTGACCATGTTCACATGAAACCCAAGCCATATGTTGGGTTCCACAGTAACCTAGTTCTGTTTGGTAGAAATCACTTGGCCTGTTTTGGAATATGTTACCACTTCCAACAGTGTAGTTTTCCGTGCTACCTTGTATAGTTGAGTAAGCATTGAATATTACAAGACCATTCTCGAACCTACCTACAACTTTTTGCTGCTCTATAGGTTTTAGTCCATAAAAATCACCGTACTTATTACCGAAATCGTAGTAATCATTGGCCCTGAATACCCTAAAGTTGTCCAATAAATCCTGCTCGTTATTATCGGGCAAAGAATAGATTGTCCTATCCCAATGGTTGAACCTACAATTCCATTCATCAGGTTCATAGTTATTGGGTAAAGTCCTGTATGCGTATAGGTCGTTCTCGCTACTATATATATTATTGTAGTGATAATAATTATCTTCACGGATTGACACGTTCCTTTCTTGTGTCCACCTTACATAGTCACTATTGTTAGGGTAGAAATCCCTATTTGTGTTGTTCCTTCCATAGCGGAAATTGTTGTTTACACGGGACTCTACAATGAAACTAGGGATACCGTAGTACCATAGATAGAATTTTGAACCTTCCTGAACCGCAAGTGCTTGTTTGCCCCTGCTATTTGTAGTATCTAAACAATCAAAAGTATAATCGGATGCTTGGAACGGTGCCCTCATCTCCACCCCAAGGAACTTACCTGAATCCTCCTCTGTAGATAAGTAGCTTACATAAAAAGTAGGGTAACCTATGTTCCTTTGTTTCCTGTAATTGAACGGTACTAGGTTGGGCAGACTATTAGCACCATCAATCATATTGTTTACAAAGAAAGGGAATTTTCGTTTAAGAGAGAACCTTGATATAAAAGTGTCCCCGCCAAAAACCACGTCACATGGATTCTCTTTACCTAGTATCCCGCAATATCCAGTATATAACCACTGTATATCGTTTATACTACCAAATTGGTTAGGTACGTATTGTTTGAGTGACACATAGGGCGAACTAATTTGTGTTACGTATTCTGGTGTTACGTTACCTTTGAAACAACCAAAGTCAGATGCTTTTACACGGGAAGAATCCCCATTTGCAGCAGCACGAGGTAATCCCAATACTTCCCTTGTGTAAAGATACACACCACTTTCCCTGTTATAATGGTTAATAACAGTTGGTTTGGCTGCGGTAGGGGGTGGTGTAATTAGATTAGGATTAGATATAAGTCTTTCATCAAACCTATACCTACCTTCGTTTAGATATTGACGTTCAGATAATCCACGGGTTGTATTACCTTCTTGGCGAACATTGTTAAAGAATGAATTATACTTGCCTTCTGATGTATAATAATAAGCAAAGTTTGTAGGTTTGGATAGGTTGGAAAATATTGTAGTCCATTCCTCTACTTTTAACCTCCCCTTGGTAAAACTTGATGCGAAATAACTAGTACCGTACAAACTAGTTGCAATAATTGCGCCTATGTTTGTGGACAAGCCTACTGTTTGGTTTGCTATAAGTTCCGAAATTTTTGTTATACCATCAAGTACTATCTCTACGGTTGCCAAAACTTTAGCTAATGTAATAGCTTTTTGTGTAAGCACTACCATTGTGGGGTGTCGTTCTACTTCTGAAAATACCCCCCTACTAAAACCTTTCATATATGACTCCACGTACATTTCAAATGGAAGTCCTGGTTTTTCATAAGAAGTTTCGGGCGAATGGAACAAAAACCTGTGGTTGGAAAATGTTTCTGGGTCAGGGTGAGTTACAAAGTTTTCTTCCCTTTCGTCAAGATAAATTAACTTGTTTTCTCTTAAATCATTATATGGGAAGTTTGCAAACCAAGTTTCCTCATTGTAACTACCCCCCTCTTCCCTATATTTAAACATATCATAAGTCAGACCCTTAGCTACAATAGATTTATTAAGCCTTGTGTCTCCCCTGAATATCTCATAGTGGGTTATTGAGTTCCTGAAATCACTTGTAATGAGAGAGTTGCTTACCGCAAGGTTAAGACAGTTCCTTATAATATCGTTATCAATGTAAAAACCTATAGGGAATATTTTATTGTCTTGACCTATAGAGGTGTTTTGGTCAATAATGTTTGATACGTTTACGTCAGGGAACTTAAAATGCCTTATTGGTTGACAAGTGAAGTCCGCTTTGATTGGGTCTATTACACCGTTTGTAGTAAAGGCATCATTAAATTCAACTAAGTTATTATTGTCTTCAAAGTTAAGTGCGGAAAGGTTTTTTATTTGCGAAAAACTATCATATAGGAATTTGTTGTTAGGATAGTTTATAGTGGATTCCCAATAAGAAAAAGTACCTTCTTCCCAAGGATAAGGATTACATTTGAGTTTATCACTAACAGGTACTTCACAAGCTGCTGAATAAATACAGCTCCTAGTTATTTCCAAGTTGAAAATACCGTTCATTGCAGGGTTTTCCAACTCAACTACAACCCTATTTATAAGGGGTTCATGTACCCCAAAACTAATACAGTTCTGTGTTCCAGAAAGATACTTGTTAAGTGGGTCTATACCTCCTTGTATAATAGGGGAATCAACTGCAAAATAAATAGTCTCCAAACCCCTTGTATCTACACAATAAACCCCATCAGAGGGTAACACTGTACCAAACTCTTTTATAGGTACTAATTTTGCCAGTTTGTTTCCGCTAGTATCGTTTATTAATGAAAATGTGGAATCAAATACACTAAGGCGTAAATGGTTTGAATAAGTTAAGCAATCATAAAACAACTCATTTGGATTAGTTATTTTACTTATGTTAATCATTATAAAATCCGTATCAATATTATTCACCTTGTACCAAATAGCATTTTTATGTACTTTTTGGTTAAAGTAACCAGTTACACTAGGAGGACATTTACTTAAAAAGGAATAATCTGGGTCAGTACATATACCCTCTTTGTTTTGCAGAACTACCACTCCTGCTGGTACTTCTGAATCTATATTTGTTATTAAAGTTGTATCTGATGTTGCTGTGGCTAAAGGGGGAAATTGTGGTATGATATAAAAACTACCAGTTACATTATCATAGGGTATAGGTGTTATAGCTAATGCGGAAGTGGGGCTGTTGTTGTTTAAATAGTTAGGGTTACGCTCAAAATAAAAAGGAGGTCCACAACCTACAGTACCTTGTAACCAAGGGTCATAAATAAAAGCACTAACTCCATCAAACAAATTTATGTTCTTACCTACAGCCGTTCCCTCTTCGGTAAACCTAAAAGTATATACTTCATCACAAGTAGTGGTTGTTTTTAGCCTTGTATATAATCCTGAATTACAAGGATGGTACTCTGTATTAAAAACAAGTCTATCTGTAGATACAACTGGTGAGAGTTTAGTTAGACTTACATCACCCCTTTCCTGTACTATTGGGTCACCGCAAGTATTTTCATCAAATAAATCAGTTGGGTCACAACAACCTAGATATGTTGAAGTCCCATCAGTATCGGCAGCATCTAGTGCATCTTGTAAATCAGATAGGTCATCGGGATAGTTACCTTCGTTATCTCGCAAATATTGTATGAAAGTTGTAAAGGTATCATCTTCATTAAAATTGTCAAGTACTATTGGAGTAGAAAGGTCAATTTCTATAAAACTACTATTGGTACAGTTCCTTGTAAGTTCTTTTATCTCTGTTTCCCTGTCTTCCCCGCAAGTTTGAAAGATAGTACTGTCATTGGTAGCCGTATTGTAAAATTGCCACTTTTTGTTCCTTTCCTCCGTGGTACACACACCGTTGCCCGAATCAATTATTGACCTAACGTCAAATAGCCACCCATCACTAGGAGATAATGTTGTTGGTGGGTCTATGGCTAGATAATCGTTTATCGTGTCTATCTGTGCCTCTAAATTGATTTCTCCCGTGAACAACTCATCGCTATCTTTCGGTGCTCTTGGGATAAGTGGATAAAGAGGGGTTTTGTACCCTGTATTGGTAATAAACCTTATTCCAAAAGGAACTACCTCGTCCCTCATGTAACCTACATAGTTTGCCGTTCCCCTTGCGGTTTCATATATTTCCTCGTCCGCAATTACGGTTCTCCATTTGGCAAAGTGCCCCATGAAGTTAACTACGGGCTGTAGGTTTGGGTCAGGTCTTGCTTCTAGGTTTGAACGGAAAAGCATGTTGTTTGCCTGAACCAAAGTCTTGGAACGTAGGTATTCGGGAAATTGCTGAACTAGTTCATTTATTGTTATACGTTCAAGGTTCTGTTCGCCCGAAAACAACACTTGTTTGGTTGAGGTGGGGAATACCCCTAGTTCAAAATAACCATTTGCCCCATCAACAGAACTCCTTTGTAATATACCTACCTTGTAGTATTCAAATGAGGGGTCTAATCCATCTAAAGATAGTTTAATAGAAAAATTTGTTATTGCATCCAGTTCGGGTTGCTCATAGGTGTTTTTGTTTGGGTCTTTTACGGAAGTCTTACTTGTTGTAGTAAGGTATTCTGTAATCATGTTTCCTTGGGAATCAGAGTATCCCGCAAAAAATGCGTACTGCCCATGACGTACTTGACCACCGTTAACCAATCCCTCTACCTCAATTTTAAGCGGTAGGTTCTTTGGCCTAATAGACATTTTGTCACAGTTGATACAAATGTCTTCTTCTATCATCCCACAATCACAGTTCTCTACATAATCTACTGCTTCGGGGTCATCTGAACAGAATATTGTAGTCCTATAATATTGGTTTATGTTATCAAGTTCTAACCTGCGGTCATTGTTAAGGTCATCGGCAAAATATATTACCTTCCCACATTTCTCGTCTTTTAGGGAACTTGAGATTGGATAGTTTATATCAAAGTTAAGACATAGGTTTGGTACTCCAAACTCACACACATAGTCCCTTATGATAGATACATATGTACAAGTCTCTGTTTGTTGTATGTTTTCAAGACCTTCTGCCAAAACAGTTTCCACACCGCAACCACAAGTATTCTCTATTGTGTCTGTAAAGGATATTGGGTTTTCAAGTTCGCTTATATAGCCGATTTCAGACCTACGTGTAAGTGGGTCTGTCAGGAAGAAATAAGTCCTATCTGCGGTAATGTCCTTTAACGGTGGTCCTACGACTTTGAAACCTGCTGGAAAGTTATGACAAAGCACGTTACTTTCCTCGTTTTGTAAGTTCAAACTATCTCCGTCCTGACCTTGGGTATTTGAGTTCAGGGCATGTACGTACATGGTTTCTTGCAAAGATGTTATATGTGCATCTTTCATCATACCTAACTTACCCCCCCCAACACTGCGTTCTTTTTTCATGCCTTAAAATGAGTTGGGGTTAAATGCTGCTCCAAGGTATCCTTGGTAACTGTTTTGTGCGTTTGACTTTATTGTGCCTAGATTGATATAATATTTGTTCATGCGTTTTCTGTTGTGGCCTACAGCTTTATACAACGCTACCATATCTATTTTTGATGTGTCGTTTTTGGCTTTGTTGTATAGGTCTAATTCTTGTTGCATAAAAGCCTGATACATAAACTGCAAATTTGTAGCATCCTTAGATAACATTGCATCCTCTAGTATCCTGCGCTTTACATATACTTCAAGGTACTTTTCAAGAAACCTATTTGGGGTAATTGGGATAACTGGTAGACCATCTTCATCCATTGGTGTACCGTAGTAACGTGTATATAAAGAGCCTTGTTTAAAACCAGTAGCGTATATTGTAGTTCCCTTGATATTGATTTCATAAGGGCTGTTTTTTATCCCCCTGTTAAAACAATCGGGGGAGCAATGGTTCCTTATAAGGTCAGGGCCAATTTTTACGTAATTAAAATTCTTGTAGTGTATGTTGGTTTGTGTTCCCTCTACATATAGGTTTTCAACTACTCTTTCGGGGCATCTGTTCGAGTCTTCAATTGGGGCGCAACTATCACATATAACTACTTCGGGTGTAGTTATCCTTTCCCCGATTAACCTAGTTTGTACACGTATAAGGTCACTTCCCTTTGGTACAGCCACGTAATCTACTTCACAATAAACAGCTAGGTTAAGGTTCGAGAAATTACTTGGCATCTCACCCCTGTAATTGTTGATATGCACAACCTCTTCATATTGGTCCATAACGTTCCTTCCGAAACCCTTTAGTTCCAAATACACCCACCTAGCAACGGAGTTCTCGTCTAGTAAGTGGGGGTTGTCTTTAATCCAATTTGTGGCTTTTAAATCCGCAACAAATTCACTTAATTTTATATGCGTATTTCCGTTTTCCACCTACTAGTTGTTTGAGGGTACTGTAATGAAATTTGTATGGTTGTCCTGCTTCTACCAAGTGATACCACCTTCTGCGGAATTTCCTTGCCAATTCAAGGGACAATCCTGAAACATGGAAATTATTGAACAGTTTTCCAAAGAATTGCGGGTAATATACAAAACCCTTGGTCTTTACGTTAATCTTTTTAGTTACAGGGCTTCTCATTTTTTTTATATACGATGGGAATGCAAAATACCCCAACCCATCCAATACTACCCCGTTAGGTTGTCCTATCAATACCTCCCCTACCTTGTCCCAAAAGGCTTCCATCATCTTCCTGTATTCTGTGTCGGTTACACCTTTGAACTTGGGGTTTTTCTTTACTATGTGGGAATAGTACCTATCTTGCATTAGGCTTTTTGCCTTCCCTAAAGATTTTCCTTTCCACGGTTTTTCATTTCGGTTAAAACCATAATCTTTCTTTTGTTTTTCCATTACTGGCCTAATTGTTGGTTTGTTTTTGTATTGGAGTCAAGGTTACTCAATTCATCTGCGGGAATACGTTTTCTTGTATTAAGAATATGTTGAATTGTTTGTTCCTTTACCGTAGATAAGTATTTGTTAGGTATAACTATCTTATAGTCAAGTACTGAATCACATTCGCTTTCTTCTTTATCAGAACATTCCGAAAATTTAAGTGCTTCAAGTTCATCCAAAAACAAACCGCTTACAGTTACCCTCTCACTAGTAGAACCTAATAAATACAAATATCCATTTGATATATACCAATATCTTGTAGCGGTTTGGAACTTTCTTTTTTGTGCATTCGTGTAGTCTGCGGGGGAACGTAGGTGTTGGTAAGTCACGTCCCCTGTAATATTCATAACCGAAGTTACAAGTGGGCCGATAGAAGAGTTGTATAGTTCTGGAAGTTTACAGTGGGATTTCATTACCTTGTTACACTTTCGGAACTCCGCAATATCACATATATCAGCCCTAACCCTATCCATCTGCACACAGGTTATTTCAGTGAAAATAGAACTGTCCCTAAGCACGTCACTAAGGGGTCTGTTTGCAATAAGGTAACTAGTAAAGTCTTTTGATAGGCTATGGATATACCTACCACTTATCCTGTCGTCCTTAGTTAAGGCACGTACAGAATTTTTCACATCTGAAATGAACTCGCCAACGGTCATGCTTGTAAATTTACAACTTAATTTTTTAATATCCAAAAAACTAACAAACAGGTGTTTGACAACTCCCAAAGCGGGATTCTGGTTACAGCCTTAACCTAACGGTTGTACTTTTGTAACCTGAGCAATGCCCTTGCTCAATATGTTCTTTGAAGCCATAGTGTCAGCGTTACTTATGTAACCACATTTGACACAGACGTATTCTGATTGTGAAATCCTTGATTGTTTATCTACGTTGCCACAAGAGAAACAAGTTTGGGAAGTGTAAGCGGGATTAACAAGACCAAGGTGCTTGCCCCGTTCAACCATCTTGTAACCAAGTAACACCTTAAACGTGTAAAAACCATTGTCTAACATACCTTTGTTGACTTCCTTAAACCCTTTCTCCTGCATTATTTGGAGATTCAAATCTTCCATGTAAATAGCGGAAAAATTGTTGGAAAGGTTGGTAGAGGTTTTATGTAAAAAGTCCAAACGCCTATTGGAAATTTTCTTATGAAGTTTCCTTATTTGTTGCTTGGTCTTATCACGGGATTTGGAGCCTTTGACCTGACGGCTAAGTTTTCTTTGGAGTAGCCTTAATTTGTTGCTCTCTTTTTGAAGGAAATTTGGTGAATCAATAAAAGTACCATTTGACAATGCTAGAAACCTTGTAACACCACAATCCAATCCGATGGGGTTTTGGTTATCAACCACCACTTGATTAAATTCTGTTTCATATTCACTAACTATACAAATGAACCAACCGTTGTTTTCTTTTATTATTGTTGCTGTTTTTGGTTTACCCAAAATAGGTTGGGAATTAAAATATTTGACCTCACCTATTTTGGGTAGTTTAATGGTTTTTTCTTTAACAGTAAAACGACTCTTGTAAGTGAAAGAATTATATTTTCCTTTCTTGGCAAACTTAGGAAAACCTGTACCTTTGAAGAAACTTTTATAAGCTTTGTCTAATCTATCTAATACTTCTTGTAAGGTATTCGAGTACACTTCACCTACATAAGGAAATGATTTTTTAATTTCAGGTAATTGGTTATGTTGGTCAAATTTGCTAATTGATTTACCTAGTGTTTTATAAGCCCAGATACGTTCTTCTAATGCGACATTGTATATTTTCCTACAAATATTTACCCAAGACTCAAAAGTCTCCTCTTGTGCCTTATTAGGTTTGAGTTTGAACTTGTATGTTTTGTATAATTTCAAGCTACAAATATAGGATAAAGTTTTGACATTACCAAAAACCTAACAAATACCTACCAAAAAAGGGAGAGCCATAAGACCCTCCCTCCCGAACAGTAAAAACCAACTAAAACTGCTCTATTTCTTTATGATTTTAATACTCTCATCTGTAACAATACTTTTCCACCCGCATTAGCTTTGCTTGTCTCAACTGTAATATACTGCTCAATAGCAAATACGTTGTTTGAAGCAGGGGTGTTATTATATTCGGTAGTCCTTATATCACCTGCGGTAGCGGTTATTGTAGCTAATGTTAATCCAGCATGGTTCTTTATTGTAATAGTACCGTTGTTGGTTGCTTCTATTGTTTTTGTGGCAAAACCATAAATATTGTCTAAAGTACCACCAAAAGGTAGCTTTATCTTTGTAGCACCTAATTCACCAGTTTCAAAACTAGCTTCAAAATTTATTGTATCATACTTTAAGTTTGTAGAAACTTTATCAACAGTTACGTTATCATCCAGTATCTTTGCGGTAACCACAGCATCGTCCACTATTGTAGTTAGACCTGCTGAATTTAATGTAATTGCACCTGTAAGTACTTGTGATGTTACACCTGTTCCATTTCCTATGATTATTGCACCTGCTGTGGAGTTGTCTAAGTCTGTTGGTGCGTTTGATGCTCCTCCTACTTTTACACTACCTTCTGGTATGTTGGCAAGTTTAGTATTTGTTATCGCATCTGTTGCAATAGTTACCACACCAGCGGAACTTAAAGTTGCATCACCACTTACGGCTACGGAATTAATATCAGTACCGTCACCTACAAGAATGTACCCAGAGGTTTTTGCATCCAAATCCGTGGGGGCGTTAGATGTACCACCAACCTTTATACTACCACGGGCAATATTTGCCAGTTTGTTGTTGTTTATAGCATCATTAGCTACCGTTACGGCCCCGTTTGCAGCCAATGTAACATCACCGCTTACCGCAACTGAAACAAGGTCTGTACCGTCCCCTACAAGTATCCTACCAGATGTTTTTGCATCGTATGCAGTAGGTCTTGTTGTAGAGTTACCTACTATAATAGAACCTCTTGCAAGGTCAGCCATTTTAGCTAAAGTTACTGCTTCATCAGCTATATTTGCTGTTTCTGTAGTAACATATAGTCCATTGTTTTCTAAGTATACTTCATAGCTTGCTCCGTTGTCCCTTACGGTTACTTGTGGATGAGCTAATAATTGGGTAGCTGTAAGTTGTTCGCCAAAAATACTAAAGGTATTGGCACCAAGTACAAATGTATCTTCTAGTTCAAATTCATAGTAAACACCATCTTCTACATTTGCAGTTGCAGCAATAGTAACACTACCTGTCAATGTACCTGTGTCTCCTGTGGCTCTTTTAACAACTATGACTTGTGTCCTTAACAGAGGGTCGTTTGATACGTTGTAAGTACCACCAATGTCATCTATCTCTAGTATTAATATATTCTTCTTATTAGCCATTATTATTGTTTGTAGATTTCCACGGTTAACAAATCACAAATTGCAGTACTGCCTACGGAAGTCGCAATACCTTGTAGTTGTATATCAATAGGGTTTACAGCCAAAGAAGGTACAGTTGTGTTTCCCATTGCATATACACTATGTATACCACCAGAGGTTATTACGGAAAAAGTACTCCTGATTGTAGTGTTATTTATCCTGAATATCTCAAGTACCATCTTTTCAGTAAGCGAAGGGGATACAGGACGTTGGCCTGTATTTGTAATAGAACCACCATCAATAGTGAAAACAAAACCTGAATTACCTGTTCCGCTTGCTCTAATTAAAGTCGTTACAGTTATTTTATCATTATTATTTGTAAAAGTACCTGCGGGTAAAGTAAATGTTTTAAGTATAGTAAAACTGGAACTTGTAGTAGTATCTGTTGTAGGGTCTGAATGTAATAGCGCATAAGTCTCGCTACCATCCGCACCCGCTGCACCAGTAGCACCCGTAGCTCCTGCGGGGCCTGTAGCACCCGTAGCTCCTGCGGCTCCCGTTGCACCAGTAGGTCCAGCGGGACCAGTTACACCTTCGAGTGAGCATAGTTCTGTTAGGGTATCAGCCAATACAATATCAAGTGATGTACCTACAGGTAATGTCTTGGTTCCACAAATAGACAATGGTTTAGATAGTGTAATACAACTATCTGCATGTGTATGTGTGCATCCTAAAGTACTGCAATTACAGCCTTTGTTGCATTTTGATTGACTACATGTACCGTTACACTTCATATTGGTTTGTTATACTTGGGGTGATTCCTCTTTAGAAACTGGTTTTAATTGTTGTAGTTGGTTGAGGATTTTTATTACCTCTTCCGTAGTTGCTACGTTTTGTTTGCTTGCTAAGATTATGGTTCTTAGGTCTTTCCGCAAATTTTCCGTGATAATAAATTCTTCCATTTGGTTTTTGGTTTTATGGTGCTACGCTAGTTATAATTCCTTTACGTACTGTTACAGTATCTCCTGTGCCTGTTGTGAATGTTCCTGACCAACCAACATTACCATCAATGGTAAGTTGAGTGGGGTTTACAAGTAAAACAGTGTTATCCGTTGCTGTTTGACTTCTCATGGAAGCGGTATTACCTACGCTTGCGGTGATTTGAGAGTATATATCTACACCTGTGGTACAGTTTAAGTTAGCCCCGATAGCGGCTGATGTACTTATTTCTGCAATTAAAGAACTTGTTTGATAATTAAGACTAGTTGACGAAGGTAACACAGCCAAGAGAGAGGATGTTGTAGTACTAGTACAACCAATTATACCTCCTTCAAGAGTAGATGCTCCTGTGTATGGTAAAGTGAGAGACCTTTCCCCATTTAATATAAAGGATTCCTCATCTACATTAGGTGCAAAAGTAGTTTGAAAATCACCTTCAACTTCAAGTTTATAATCAGGGGTATTTGTACCAACACCAACGCTATCAGTTAAAGTTGTAGGAAACAAAAAACCATCCCCACTATTCCTACTCCAAACAGAACTTACTACCAAAGAAGATAAATCAATCTCTACTTCTGTTTCGTCATTTAACGTTAATGTAAGTGTGCCACCATCCAAAGCCCCACTTTCAACATAAGTATCTACACCACAATTCTCCAACTTGTCATCAATTGCAAGCAAAATAGTTTGCAAATCGGTACAAGCATAGTTACCTGCTACCTCGTCACATGCTCCCAAATTAGGAAGTGCAGTTACGTTTTTTATGCAAGAAGCAGGTATTACGAAATCACAAGGTAAACTTACAGTTCCGTTACATAGTGTTTCTTCACATCCGTGTCCAGTAATCTCATTGCAGGTAGTACAATTCATTGTAATTAGTTAGTTAAGGAGTTTTTAAAGCGCAAACTTCATTAATTAAGACTTGGATAAGGTCTGTAAGATTACTTACCGCTAAAGGCACTCCACAGGCATCCAGAGGCCCCAAACAAGAGAAGTCTAGGTCATCTATGTTAACAGAGCTTAAACCATCCACAGTGACCTTTAAAGTGCATAATTCACTAGTTAGTTTGTTAAGTACATCTACAGGTGTAATATCCGCATCAGCGGTTGGTGAATAGTCAAGACAACCTTTCTCATACGAATCCATATCTACGTATGAGTTATTAATAAGTTCATACAGGTCTTCAATCACCGAATCCAAGTCTGTACAACTTTGGTTGCTTAGGCTTGATATACTTGGAAATTCCTGTTCAACGTTCACGCATGTCGCAAATAGGCTTGTCCCACAAGTATCACTATATTTAAAACTATTACAAGCCATTTAGCAATGTTTGGTTATGAATTTATTCATTTTTTCCAGAACGCAATCTGTGAGTTCATAGTCACATTCAAGGTTACTACAAAGCATTGTTGTCATTGCATCTATGATTAGATACCGTGATTTATCTACCTTGTATGGTTTATCAAAGCGATATTGGTTCAGGAGATTGGAGGATGTTTGCGAAAGCCATTGATGTGCTTCCTTGCGAACGCTATCAATTGTGTTTGTATGTAGTTGCTGTATCTCCATGTTATTTACAGTTATTACAACTACAGTGCTCCAAATCATCTAACAACTCCACAGCTTTGTCAAACTTGGCTTTTGCGGATTTTATGTTACCAAAAAGTACATCTGCCTTTGCCCCCTCCAATAAAAGCTTGATATGTATTACTTGGTTGATACAGCTTGTTTCGGGATTACAGTCTAGGTTAAGGCCAGTCAGGAACTTCATTATCCGTATTTCCGTAAGTACAGTCCTAAGATAATGTGCTTCCTTGGAGAACTTGTTTCCTTCGCAAACATTCAGCGTTAGCTTGTAGATACCATCAGGTAAAGAAACCAAATCATCCTCACATTCCACAACACAACCAAAAGATAAATTACCTGAATTATATTTGTTCAGTTTACCTTTTTGGAAGTAGTTTGTAGTAGTCCTTTTAGAGCCAGGTAACACAATATCCATCGTAGTTGTTTCCTCCGAAAGGTGTTTCCACTCCGAAGTATCAGCTACAATTAATAACCTACTGTCAAAAGTAGATATTACTTCAAATGATATGATTGGTTTCAGGCTCATGTGTTAGTTTAAGCTAATTCAGCTTCGTCATCCTCACTTTCTTCGGCATCGGCAAAGATACCCAACACATCATCGAAGCTACGTACATTCTTGATTGTAGGCCAAAGGATAATAAATTGTTTGAATACTTCCAGTGCTTTGGAAATGTTGTAGTTGATTGTTAGTGCTACAAAGTTGTATGTGGCAATAATTTTATCCAAATCATACTCCATTACTTCTTGTACATTCCTACCTTTCCGCAAAAGTCTTTCTTTATCGCCAGACAGCAAAGCGGTTGTACGTTTTACAGAACGAAAAGAACTGTTAGATAGAAATTCAGCTACTTGTTCTTTGGTAGCTTCTAAAGGCAATAACTCGTGTTTTTGTAATAGTTTCATATTATTGTTGATTTATTGTTTACGTTTTTTAAAAAGACTTCTATAAGCCCACCTCAACCCCTCGCTAAAGAACGACATACATATTTTGAAGTGCCAAAATAAATATACCATAAATTCATAGCACTTGTACAGGAAAGCCATTATTTTAGTATTACCCGTAACCTTTTCGTAAAAAGTCACGAATGCCACACAACTTGCCCCAACTAAGGATATTGCCTGTAACAACATTATAACTTCCGTTCCCTTTACCATTCCAAATAAAATTGCCCCTGTGGTTACTATGTATGTTAACATTGGGTTTAACCCTGAGTCTGTTCTTGTATTTTCCACGTCCATTATGATTTTGGTTCTTTTTTCTTGAACAAATCCAATACCACACTGGTTTTACCCCTTATACCTTCAATTACTATATCCAATATGCCTTGTCCTAAGCCACCTAAAGCTATTGTTAACAGCATAAGTAGGTCAAAGTCCATTTTGGGGATGAGGAACCTAAGTACCACATATCCCGCAAAAATATTCCCCAACAAGTCCACATAATTTTGGAAATCCGTGAAAAAGTATTTCCATTTAAACTTGCTTGGTGAACCGTTTTCTGCTTTTGCGCCTTGGTGACCTTTGTATAATTGAAATATAAAACCACCTATAAGGAACATAATAAGCAACACTACCCATTCGGGCCAATACGGCATCTCGCCAAAAATAAGTTCTGTGAAGGGTTTTTTATCCATTTTTTTTATGGGTGTATAATGTTAATAAGCACACCTGCACCACCTAATGCGGAAACTAGGCAATTACATTTCAAAGGGTTCTCAGTTATGCCTTTGCTTACCTTGGTGGCTTGGTAAATATTAGCCCCTATCAAGTAAAAGATAAACAGGGCAAACCAATAATGTAAAGGCATACCGCCCGTCATCAGTTCTTTAAAGGATAGGTATTCAACTGTCAATGTGTCCATGCTCTACTATTTGCCCGTTAATAAATCTGTATTCGTTTGCGAAATCGCTTTCCAAAAACCCCTCAGGCAGTTCAACTTTTACCGTGTCGGGGTGCTCCGTAAAGTAAACCACCTTTATTATTTCACCCTCTGTTTTTATCCAATGGCTCATACCGCAAGTTTAGAGATTAATTGTGCCGTTCCAAAGGTAGCCGTTAGGCTGTTGCAGTTGTTAGGGTTGTGAGTCAGTCCGAAATGGTTGTCACGGTTGAATGGTAAGTTTTTGTTCCTTACTAAAACAATAGCAGAGGTGTATTCGTATATGCCTACCATGTTGGTAAAGGCGGCGGTAACGAATACCCTAGTACCTATCAAAGCCAAAGCCCTAACCGCACCAATCGTGGCTACCGTGCCTAACGGGTGGTTGCTGACCTCTGTATCGGTGGCAAAGCTCATTTTCCTTATGCGTTGGGTACTTGCCAAAGCCGTGCCAGTGGATGTCAATACCCACCACTCAGTACCTACCGTTACAATATCCAGTACCTGTGTGTCAAAACCAGTTATAGCTAAACCTATTTGTGCGCCCGTGGCTAGGTTGTACTTAAACACCCCAGCACCGCTGCTGAACGAGGATACGTAAATAATCGTATTGGTAGGGTCTAAAGCAATAGCATACGGTGTGGCGGTGGTGTTGATTGTGGAGTGCAGCGAGTTATCGCTTTTGTTCATTACGTACACTTGGTTAGTGCCAAAATTGGTAACTATCCAATATGTTGCCGTACAAACCACTTTACAGGCACTGGAAAAGCCGCCCACAACCGCTATGGGTGCGTTGGTGGTGGCGTTAAACAACCTCACGTTGCTGCCGTCCGTAGCGTATAGAACATTTCCGTCAATACTGCAACCCCTGCTTGATGCGCTTACCGTTCCGAAACCCTCCATTACCGCAAAAACGTAATTGTTCACATCCGATGTATTTCCGAAACTGTCCAAGCCGAAACGTAGCTGTGAACATTCTTTGCCAGCTAAAACAATCGCATCCCTTACCTGTTGGTTGGTGCTGCTGTCCACTAATTCGTCTAACGTATCGCAAACAAGTGGGTCAGGTACTACTATTGTTGCGGGGTCTGTTGCTTTTACGTTTGTTGTGCTTATCGGTGTTCCGTCATTGTATTCTACTGTTATTACACTATCAGCTACATTGTATGGTATTGTAGATGGTGTTGTTGTTATAGGTGTCCCGTCTGATTGGTTAATCGCTGTATCCGCAATATTTATGCTTGCGGGGGTTCCACAAGGAACAGTAATACTCCCTACTATATCTGAATCACTATTTGTTGCGGTAACAGTTGTAGTTTCGCCAGAAGATTGTGGATTACAGCAAACTACTGAAATCCTTTTTTGGCCTAACCTTGGAAAATAACTACCTTCTGTTTTCACTTATTTATTTTTATTGTCAAGTATTATTGCTACTCCTACAAATGGAAATCCTGATGCAAAAGTAGTTAATCCTATGGGTTTATTATGTGGTGTTATGGTAGCTCCAACTAGACTTACTCCAAATCCAGTTAAACCATAAATCATTTTTATATTAGGCTTTGCTATACAATTCGTACTAATTAATAAAAGTATTATTAATAGGTATTTCATTTTGTCTTTGTCTCTCCCTATGGAGGGGTTTTAATTATAGGTTTTACCGTATCTTGTTAATTGTTATCTTACCCCCTACTGCATCAACATCGTCATTATTGGCCGTGTTGGTTATCACTACCTGCAATACATCTCCAGCGTTCAACGCATCTATGTTTATGTAGTTAAGTTGAATGATACGGTTGTTTAATAACTCTTGATAGCCTGTGCATGAGCAAGCGAGCACACCGTTAATAAACACGCCCAAGCGTATAACGCTGCCACTTGTGCCGTCAATGCTTAGTTGAACATTTACTTGGTATGTGCCTGCACTGTCAATTATAAGGCTATCGCCTGAATATGTTACGTTGTGCAGGTCAACTGCTGCTGTGCTCCATAACGTGTTGTTAGAATTGGTTACAACGCTAAACACGTTTTGGGTTAGTGCTATTGTACGGGTGCTATCGCCAAAACCCATCTCACCATATGCCGTGTGGTCTTTCCATGTGGCACTACCATTGGCATCGCTGGCCAGTATCTTACCAGCACCTTGTGTGCCATTGGTGTAGGTAAACACATTGGTTTGCAACTTCTGTATAAACTCGCTTCTGTTGGCTAAGGTATAATTTGTGCTAGCTAAACTGCCGCCAATCGTATCGTTTACGGTAAGAAATTTGCAATCAAAGCAATCAGCACTATCTGTAAATACGATATTAGAAGATGCTACCCAAATATCGCCCATGTCGGCAGAATCCAGAAAAGTTACCGTTGATTCGTTGCAAATAAAACCAGGCGATGCCCAAGATGTACCGCTTGCTGTTACAACTGACACATTTTGGATTATCAACCCTTCAACCATTGCATAGTCAGAAGCAAAGAGTTTTGCTGCGCTATACATTCTTACGCCAATTGCATTAACACTGTCTGACAGCTCAACCTCATTGCCTTCATACAACAATATAGCATTAGCTTGTACATCGCCACTGACTGTTATGTCAGAGTTTGCCCAAATGTTGGCATCTGACATAGTTACATTATCGGTAGCCGTTACGATACTAGACCTTACCACACTATTATCCAAAACCACGCTATCCGATATAGTAACGGCTGAGTTTGTTATATCACAATTCAAACAACTGGCATTGCCAGTAGCGGTAAAGTCACTTTCAATTATTGTACACGATTTACAAGAAGTTTGGTCGTGTAGTATAACATCACTAAAATCTCTTACACTTACAAATAGCACATCTCTAGCACCACGTTGGCTTATATCAAGAAAACTAGCGTTTGATACAGTATTGCCAACCATTGCAATACTATCATTGCCAAAGTCAAAAAGCATATACGCATCACTTACGGTGTTGTTTGCCACCAAATCATTGCCCCACCAAAAAAGCGGAATGGGGTCTAATGTTGAACCAATAATAACAGCCAAAAAGCTAGCCCCTACCCTGTTGCCTCTGCTATCAACCCTAAGCTGTATGTGCCTGTTTTCAAAATCAAATTCTATGGCATCAACCTCCCAAATTACGCTATCGGCATAGTAGCCGTTAAGCGAAAAAGAGCTATCTGTTACGCCCATAAGGTAGATACTGTCCGTAGTAATGTTGTACCACCTGTTTTCTAATACAGTACCAGCGGCTACTAAGGCTTGTGCTTCTGCGTAGGTAACATTAATGGTGCTAATATTGCCTCCACCTCCACCGCCAGTACCGCTAATCTTGTTTGTAGAGGTACTATACAAATAAAAACTATCAGAAGACAACACAAAACAAGCCGTATCGGTATCTACTACAAAACACAAAGCTGCTTTGCTGCTGTCACCCGTAGCCCAGTTGGTAATAAAGTAACCTACACCCGTATTGTTCCTTATTTGTGCAGTCCTTCCGTGGCTCCAAATAGTATCACCATCTATTACTACTGGTGCGTATTGTGCAAAGGAAGTTAATGTAAGTAACGTTAAAAGTGTTGTATAAAATATTTTCATGTTATCTTTAGTATTGACTTGTTACTATAAAATCAGGGCTGTTTGCAAAATCTGTGTTTGGCCCATCAGCCATTTTTGTGTATGCTGTTTTTGAGCCATCAGGATTTGTGCATTCTACACGTAAACCTATAGATGTTGCCCCAGTCAAAGTAACCCCGTTTGACGGAAACGCTTTACAATATGTTCCGCTTATCCAAGCTTCCCTTGCTTCCCAACCAGTACCATTGTACTGTTGTACCCCATAGTTTCCTGTTGCATCAACCCCTTCACGATAATCGTTTTTTTCAAGTACCTCACATTTATTTGGAAGTCCGTTGTTGCCTATCCCCTTATAATATACCCAAGAACCGTTGTATTGTGGGTCTTGGAAGATAAATACGGGGTGCCATTTGGAATAAAAGTGTTTGGATAACTTGATGTATCCTAACGGGGTAGGGCAGTTTAATTTTTGGAAGTACTCTAAGGGCAGAGCAATATCTAAAAATTTGTGCATTAGTTTGTTGTATTATACAATCAAGAAATCCACTGTTACTACAGCGTTTAAAGCATCTGTACCATCTACGTTGAATAATTTGACCGTGAATGTTCCATTGGTTTTTGCGGAAACTACTGCATATGGGATACCGTCACCTGCTGAATTAGCATTAAGGAATATCTTAGATGTAGTTTTTGCGAAAGGTGTGGTGACTATAAAACTAGCGGATGCGCCAGCAGCAATAGTAGAACTAACTGTAGTGATAGTCCCTGAGGAAGCAGTACTTGTTACACCAGTAGTAATTGAGGTAAGTTGTGTTACATTCCCTTTTGTAACCTCAACCGAACCATCTTTAATTAATACACCATCCACGGTAACACCTGCACCACTAGTCTCTTCCGTTATATTATCTGTGGAAATAGTACTTGATGTAAAACTTTCAGCCAAACCCGTTTCAAACTCGTCAAAGGTCTGTTTCTGAACAAAATGACAAGATAGGTAAAAATGACCAACAGGTATGTTGCAGTTATTTTTAACCAGATATTTTTGTGGTAATGATACGTCCATTGTGTGTTTCTTCTTTGTGTTTTGGGATAGTTTTAAGGGGCAGGTTTTACCCCACCCCTCTTAACCGTTTCTATTTAATCCTTATGCGGGGCAAGTAAACGCTCCACCAAGGGAATTGAACAATGCCTCGTATTCGCAAAGGCGACCACTATCGAACACGAACAAGTAACGAATGTGTTCCTCTACCTGACGGCTTTGTGTTCCAGCGTAGTTCTTACGCTTGATTTTCACGGTCACCACGTCATATTGGCTGCAAGGTTCCAACTTGGTCTCGTGTCCTTGGAACCAACCTTCCGCATAGTTACGTGCGTGGCTAGTACCTAAGAAACGCTCGTATTGCTCTTTCTCTTGGCGCATGAACTGTATACCCCAACCAGTACCCTCGAAATGACGAGCATCATAGGTTACTTTGAAAGGCATTGTTACATATTTGTAACCAAACAATAGGTTTTCAGGGGCTTCCCCACCAGAAACCATTATCTTAACTCCTTGAGGGGTTACGGGTTTGATGGAAGCATAACCTGCACCGTTGTTTGTAAGTGTTGCGGGAGGACACAAATCAACCAGTTTGGCTTTGAAAGTGATACCACATTCGCAATCGGTAGGGTATTGACCACTAACACCTGTTACTGTAAGGACAATATCATCGTCACCGTTTCCACTAAGGGCAGTTCCAGGAATTGTGATTGTATCACCTACTTCATAACCCTCACCAGAATTGGTTAAAGTTACAGATTTAAAAGTACCGTCAGCATTTGCGTTAACAGTGAACGATGCACCAGTACCAGTACCGTTTGTAGTGATTGAACCAGTAGCAACAGCGATTGAAGCGTTATTAGCTATGTCAAAGGTTGTATCTGGTAATACTGTGAATGAAGTTAAACCACCGTCCTCAATAGCAACTGCTTTCCAAACCTCAAAAGAATAATCAGCAGGGGCTTCAAAAATGTATTCTGGGGTCTCGCAACCTTCGCAAACCACATCAGATGTTACAGTGGTCAGATAACGCCTACGACAATTGGTATGGGTTGTAGTTGTATCTTCTGTAATAGTCAAGTTAGGGTAAGCATCTTGTAGTTCCGCCAAACGAGAGTCACCACATTCGGTATCCTTCAAGTCAATGTAGTATTGTTGGGTACTTACGGTACAAGACTCACCTGCAACCCATGAAGTATCTGCGGGTTGAGCATCAGGGATACAAAGTGTATCTGCCTCACCTTCAAAGTACACTGTGTAAGTATCATTTACAGCTTCAATATTTGCTATAACAGCATCAGACAATTGTGATTCAAATGAAACCACATAGTTACCAATACTTCCGTTGTTACCAGTTTTTACAATGCTTGTAGCTTCAACTTCCAAAGCCGTTACAGTAACAACTACGTCATCTGCGGGGCTAGAACCACCTGTCAAAGCTGTACCAGCAATAGTAATGGTCTCACCTACAACATATCCTGAACCTTCTGCGGTAAGGGTTACGCCTGTTACGGTTCCACCACCACCTACAGTTACGGTAAAGGTAGCACCAGTACCAGCACCACTTGCGGTTCCAGTTTCACCAGTGTTAGTTCCTGGGGTCAAACCAGCAGCGGAAGTTGCGAATGTAGTGGTTGAAATAGCACCCTCTTGGTCAGAAACACCTACTACGGTATCCAGTAAGGTAGTAGAAATATCAGCACCAGTATCATAGGCTGTAATAGTGTAGATAAATCCACCAGCAGCTTCGGTGTAGTTTGTAGGGCACTCACAATCAAACAACAATGCGTTTGAGGTCAATGGGCTAAATGCAGCAGGTGCTCCACCAGTTGTCAAAATCTGATATACAGAAGTGATACCTGTGTAAGAAATACGGTTTACCACATCATTAGGATAACTTTGAGCCACAACAGCCAAATCTTCCTGTGTACCACCGTCATTGATAGTCAATGTGTAGTAAGTAGCGGTTCCAGTAGGGGTAGATGTAGGTACGCAAGAGAAGGTAGGAATTACATCAATCAAGTCACCAACGGTTACAGACTCACCTACACCACCAGCACGAAGTTGGTGTGTACGGATACGCTCTACCAAATTAGTGGTAATGTCCTTACAAGACACACTTGCACAAGGCTCTGCACAGTTAGTACATTCGTCTGGGTTACCAGCGTAAATACTGAACATCAAGTGGGCTTCACCATCGTTGTAGCCTAGATACTGCAAAGGAGCACCAGACAACCACAAAGATACCGAAGTAGCTTGTTTTTCTTTAAGTTTAAAACCAGTACCAGCGACACCGTTGTATCCTAATGTTACAGAGGCAAGTACGGGGGCTTTGGCACCAGAATAGGTTACGTCAAGGATTTCGTCCTTGGTAAATGGTACTGTAGCAATATTTTTGTTGCTAACGTTACCAGATGTGCTTTTTCGCCCAGTACCTACTTGGATTTTGAACTCGTCTTTGGCGGATGCACCAGCAAGACTAGGTACTACTTTTTGGCCTGTGGGAGTGCCAGACCTTTCTTGGGTCAATGCGATTTGACCATCAACCAACTCAAGGGAGCCACCAGAAGTTTTTGGGGCGGTTGGTGAGAGCACGATTACGTGCGAATAAGGAGAATTGTGACTTCTAACTGTCATGGTAATTGTTTAATTTTGTTTATTTTGTAAGATTAGTATTAATGATTATTAATTATTCTGTCTTTATTGATTTGAAGTTGTTGGGGGTCACCGTAGTTGCGGAAAAATGATTCAGCGCACATTGAAATTACCTTGTTTACAAATGAATCATCCCCCTCTGGGTCTATGCTTGATGATGCGGTATTGTCTAAATGAATGTAACCCGAAATATCTACTTGTGTAGGATACCTATAATAGGTTAAGGTTGCGCTTTCAAGTGTAAAATTATCTGTAAAAACTTGTAATGAATCCCCACCTATATAGTAGGGTGCTTCCCTGTATGCTAAAGAAGGTGAACTGTTTACGTCAAGCAGAATTTGCTCTGTGTCAAAGTCCTTGATTTCAAATAGGCTTAACCTTATTCCCTTGCAATCTTTGCTCTTTACCGTGCAGTATGCGCTTGAAAGGTCAAGGTAGTCTTGTGGTAATGGTACTGTTACTTTGTTACCTAACGTAGTTCCTATTGTTGTTATCTTAGTTGTAGTGAGGAAGTTTTGTATCTCTCTTATAGAATCATCACTTTTTTTACCAAGTATGTATTCTATTCTCCTTACTTGTTCCTCGTTGTATAGGATAACGAACCTATCTTTTGATGCTGCTACGTTGCTGGATTTGTAGTTTTGGTTGACTTTCAGCAAAAAACTTTGGTAAGCAGCTTCAATGTTCATCTAGTTATTTTTCATTTGAGATTTGGTCAAGAACACTATCGTTCTTCACGTCCATCAGGAATTGGTAAATCTGTGATACCGTTTTTCCCAAAAGTACGTTTTTGTAGTAGTATTCAGTACCTTCTTTGGTGATAACCCTCTTAGTAATCAGTTGATTAATCTTTGTCTTGATATAGATTTCCTCAAGCGGAACGTTATCAATGATGTTGATTAGGTTATCTAGGTTACCTATGTCCCGAATCCAGTTCTTTATTGTTTGTGCTACAACGGCTGCGGTAGCGGTACGGGTGTAGTTAATTGCACCAGCGTATTGAAGTGTCTTGATAACTTCTTCTAGGTTTCCGTCTTTCTTATTTGTGTACCAAGTGATTACTTTTGCTTCTTTGTCAAAAGTGTTCATTGAATTATCGTCTTGGTTATCCAAAGGAGCGATAACATACACAGAAGAGTTGTATTTTGGGTTTGACTTATCTGTTGCGGGGGTAATTTGTCCACCCCTATAAGCAAGGTATAGTTTCAAATAACTATCTAAGTTAGATGTGTCTATAATCTGACCGTGGTGAAGGTCTACACCACCTTGTTCAGAGGCAAGAAAGTCTGATTCGGTTAGGGTTGGGTTCCTTTTTAGATAGGAAGCAAGCCTATTGTCATAGAACTCTTTTAGGTCTTTCCTTTCGGCAAGTATTTTTTTGATTGCAGCTTCCTCCATCCCACGGAAATCCCTTGATGTTTTATCAAGTCCAGTATCATAATGACCTGTTGCGGGGTCACCTATATAAAGACAACGTGCGGGTTCAATGGTATTGGCTACCATTTTAGACCTACGGATTTCCTTTAAGCCGTTTGGTGTGCTATTATCCAATTTTTCACGTATTTGATAGATTTTATTTTTCTGAATCGTGAATACTGGTGGGGGTGCTAATGATGTCATTGGTTGGTTTGGTTTTTTACTTCGTAATATTGGGGAAGGTATTGCTACCCTCCCCATACTTGTCTATGCTTATTGTTTAGAACTCTGTGGTATTCAGTTTCTCTATCATTACAACACGTCCTTTGTCTGGAATCCAACCTGCAAGGCTAGAACCGCAAGAGAACTCTTTACCCATTTGACTACGGTTGTACATATGACCTGCTTCAAAGCTGAAACCGTTAGAGTTGCCCCAAAATACATCAGGTACGTTCTGTGGTTTAACAATGTACAGGTTAGGGTTGCCTTTTGATTTAGGGTCGATTGTAACACCTTTAGGCAAAACCGAACTGTCAAATACATTGCTGTACATTGGGTCAGAAATGTCCCACATTACTAGTGTCCAGCTACGCTTAGAACGTCCGTTAGAATAACCACGCTCTAGGTAATCACCAAATTGGTCATAATCCAATGAGGGGTCGTGAACGATTTTTACGTTACCGATACCGTTCAGGAATGCTTCACCAATGGCGAAAGATTTGAACGAAAGGTTGTAACGGTCCGTACCTGTAAGGATTTTTACTGGTAAGGCATCTTGGTCAACGTGGATTGGGTTGTTGTTTACAAACTCATCCTTGAAGATTTCACGAACCAAATTGTAAGCATCATAACCTGCTTTAAAGGTCATGCTACGGTGCTCAATAGGAATGTTTGTGCCTTGGTAGATGGTGTCGGCTGCACGAAGTATGTACTGACGTAATTCTACAATGTTTTGATACACGAAACGGTGACCTCTGCGTAACTGGTGGTAAAGACCTTCATTAGTACGCTTGTGACCATTTATACCTGTGATTACAGCACCTTTACCATACATTACGCTTACACCTGTAAGGTTGTACAATTCGGCAAGTGCCAAACCTTCCATTATTGGTTGTACACGGAACGAGTTACGGTCATATGTGCCATCCATTTTCTTCTTTGTCATAAAGAAGTAGTCTGCGCCACCGTATTGTTCTTTTGTATTGTTGATACGTTGTGTTAGTTTTTCAGAAGCCTTACCGTCAATCATTAACACGTCAGAGTAAGCAGTCCAACCTACTTGTACGCCACGGAAGTCTCCAAGGGTATATTGTAGTTTAACTTTACTTTGATTCAAGCCTGAAAGGTCAGGTGCGGAAAGTTGAGTTGAAAACTCACCAGCAACGTGATTGATTTTGCAAAATTCTGTGCCTGGCTCCAATTTTTCTTTAGGGAACCACAAGGTACGGTCACGGTCAGCAATTTTAACAGAGTGTACGTATCCGTCACCTTCGTCAACTACCTCTGCATCCTCGATAACGATTACATGCACACCATCAATAGGGTCATAAGAAATTACGTCACCTGGGCTGTAACAATGTGAAAGCTTTATGCAGAATACTGATTCATCAATACCTAAATAATCACCTTCCTCTACGTTCTGAACTACAACTGGTTTGTCGATGTCCATAGCAATCTCGTAGTCGAAACTACCGTTCATGCCTTTTACGAGGATTTTGTTGCTGTTTTTCAGCGCATCACTAAACACAGGTGTTTTGATGATACGTGCGTTCTCAAACAAACTCAACATACCAAGTGATGTCCTGTCATCCACAAAGTCTGCGGATTTTAGCATTACCGAGTCTACAAACCCGAACTGGCTCTTGATTTCTTCACCACCCATCACACCAATAACAGTGGAATCGTTGAAGTTGGAGCCGATTATCTTTCCGTTGAAATTTTCTTTTGCCATGTTGTACTATTAGTGTGATGTTTTTTTTATGTAAAGGGTGATGTATTCTTTTTGGTTAAGGTTATTGGTTTATTGGATGTTGTATCTGATTTCTTTGCATCTTTAAGGGATAGGAATATCTTTTCGGATTCTTTCTCTTTTGATTTCTTTGTTGCCTCTTGTATGTATTTATCTGGGTCTGTTAGGTATTTCCATAGTTCTACTGCTTTTTCAGGGTCGCTTTTAAAAGCTATAAAGGTCTTATCTATTGGTGCTAATCCTGTTTCATCGTATTTCGTGAAAGAGTCAATAGCGGTTTTAATCTTGTTAGAATCGAAGTTGGAACTCTTCATCTTTTCACGTAAGGTTCCTTTGTATTCGTTGATTTGTTTTTCCCTGTTTAGAGCAAACTCTTTTTGGGCGGCAAGCAAATCTTCTTTTTCCTTGTTTACCATTTCCGAGATTTTGTCGTAGGCGTATTGTGCCTCTTCGTCAATATCTAGGTCTTTAATGGATTTTTCAATGTGCTTTAGGATTCTTGCTTCATCCCAACCCACTACATTCTTATAATAGGTATATACTGCGTTCTGTTTACCTGTGTCAGTGTTAATATCTAGGTTCTGTACATTTTGTTGCCTTTGACGGGCTTTATAGTAAGAATCTAGGTTGCCACCGTTTTTCTTGAACTCGAAATATTCTTTTTCTTCTGGAAGTTGAGCATCAAGGATTGATTTTTCAATCTCTGTCTTTTTGCTGTTCTCTTGTAATTCAAGAAGTTGGGTAAAAGTTTCTTTTGTAAGTTCTAAGTTATCTGAATCCTCATAATCAGACCAAATACCTAGTTTTACGTTTTGCTTGGCAATTGCAGTGTAATCAAAGTCATCCTCGTCACCGCTTAAAGCTGCTTTTGTTTCCTTGGCTGCTTCTTCTACTTCCTCGTCACTAATAGTAAGTACTTGGTCAAGTATATCCTCTACTTCTTTTTCCTTATTAGGTTCTTCTTGTAGGGGATTTTTTGGCGAAGGTTTTTCTTCCTCTTTATCTACTATTACTGTTTCTTCACCGTCATCGGAAAATTGAAGACTAAATGCTTCGGGATTTGCAAATGGGTTTGAACTATTTTCTATTAACATAAATTACCAGTTGGTTTGGTGGTGTAAAGATAAAAACAATTATTGGAAAAACCAAATACCTAACAAATAGGTGATACGTTTCTTGGGTTGTTATTTAATTCCTAACAAAACTTGTTATTGTTTCACGGGTTGTTTGAAGTCATAACGGTTCTTGTTAGTCTTGGCTACAAGAAGCGCATTTTCGGAAGCCTCACGTCTAGCTTGTATATCCTCACGTTTCAGGTTTATCTTTTCCTGTTCCGTCATATACTTCCTATCGTCATTGATTTGCTTCATCCTAAGTTCTTCTTCCTTTGTACGTGTCCTGAATTGTAGGTCAAGGTCGGCTATAGATAGCTTTAGTTGGTCTATTATATCAGGGGTTTGGTTGGAATTGGCATCAGGGTCTTTGGCGAAACCAAGGGCTACTATTGCTTTTTCGTTAAGGGAAATCCTACCTTTAAGGTCTACAATTTCTTTTTCGTACTCATGTATTTGAGCGTTCTCCTCCATCCTAGCTACCTTTTGGGCCTCTATTTGTTGTAGTTGTTGTTTCTGTGCAAGTTCCTGTTGTAGTTCCGCTGTTTCCCTACCCAACCTAGCTGCCTTGATAATATTGGAAATGGAATCTGACTGCACTACTTGTGCCATTGTAGTCAAATCCTTGGCTATGGTGTTATCGGAGAAGTATGTTTGACGAAGCGTTTCAAGTTCAGCCCTACGTTTAGCGTTGTTTTGCGGGTATATCCTAAACCTACGCATTGGTAGTTTGGGGTCGTTCAGTTTTATAAACTGTTGTGTCTTGTCGGAATCAGTGTAATTTACTGTTATGTCCTTACCCATAAACTGTGCCCACTGTGACACATTTATGCACATCTCGGAGTTCCGTTGGTGGAATTTTGAAAACTTATCAAACCATAACCCTGTTTGGGCGAAACTTGCATCGTTTGTTACTACTACCCCTGTTGCGGATTTCTGCTCTGTAGGCATACCCATTCTTTCGGGAGTAAATCCTATTTTTGCAAAAGCCCTACGTTTAATCTGTTCGGCAAGCATAAACTTATCCAACATTACCTTAGATAAGTCCATATTAACCATTTGGAAGTGGTTGAATGCAGTACCTTTGGCTTGTGAAGAGTCTACTGGTAGTAATCCTAATTGTCTTGTAACATCAAGTAGTTTCGCAAGTGCTTCTTCCCCACCATTATTTTTGATAAATTCAGGAATGTAAGCCATGTCCATAAGGAAGAACAATCCAAGTTCTTTTGACATGTAATCCCTTACCATGTTCATAGCCATAGAGTATTCTATTTGGTCTATGTCTACACGGGATACAAGGGAGGTATTTTCTACCATTCCCGTTACTGGAAGTAATGTATCATAAAGTGAGCTTTCCCCACGTAACTGATATTCTAAAGGTTCCCCACCAATATATAGGTCTTCTTCTAGGTCTGTATTGTCACCTTTTATTTTAACACCATACCTCACTTCTTTAACATAGTCCCATACAATGGTATTTGTTTCGGGGTTTTTTATGTATTCTTCTGGTGTTCTTGTGCGGATTTGTTTTATGTTGTATTCGTTGATGATTTCTTTGAGCAAATCATCCGTTACGAGTTCCCTGAATATCTCTTGTGTTTCGGGGTCTTGGTAAGTTAAGTATCCTACACGTTTGTAAGAGACCCAATAAGCCTCTGTTACTTGTATTAAATCGTCCCTTTTGTGACCGCTTCCGAAACTTAATGTACTTGCTTGGTTATTAAACCATCCAGTATAGCCAAAATTTATTCCTGTTTGTTCTTGTAGGTATCCTGCATTTTCATAAGCCATGTGGTGTTTGTGCGGGACCATTTGAGTTACGCCCCCACCTTGCTCCATCCAGTTTCTTGTATTGTATATGCTTGTACCATTAAGAAGTCCTGCGGAATAGTACTCTGACCTTAGTATTTGTTTCTTTAATTTCTCGCTAAGGTTTTGCCCGTAATTGGTTATGATTTGGTTTCCAGTAAGGTATTTTACCCTTCCAACATAGTCCCCTAGTTCGGGATATTTTATTTCTTGGTCTACTGATGTGAACGTTTCTAGGGTTGACCACCTTTCGGGACGGTAATAATCTTGTCCCATGCGCCAATGTATAAAACACCTTCCAGTTATTAGGAAGTCCCTAAACGTGTCCCTATACAATTCGTCCAAGGCGAACCGTACCTCTGATTGTTCTAGTGTGCTTTCTGCCCAAGATATATAACGAGGTTTGTATTCACTCGTCATTTTTTGTTTTACTTCTTGGGGTATATTCTCGTTTTGAACCTGTTGTATTTGTTGTATATATTGTTGCTTCTCTTCTTCGCTACCGAAATCGTTCTTTGCGGGGTCAAGTCCCATCTGAACCAATTTAAGGTCTATCCTACGCTGGATAGCAGCCATTGTGCTTTGTTCAAGCAAACTTGTCTGTGCATCAAGGAAATCATTGGTAGAGTGGGGGTCATCCGCATAGATTACGGAGGGGTTTGGTTCTTTGATGTACTCACCTACAAGTTGGTTAACTAGTGGTTCTATAAAACCGTAATGTTCTAGGTTTTCAGTTACATCTGCTTGGCTTCTAAGGTGGTCTACTTCCGTTAGGAACAAAGAAGTATTAGCTACATCAGAATATGTATAGCTTCCCTCGATAATCCTATACGCATCCTCAAACCTAGCCCTGTTTGCATCAATATCCCGCAAACCAATAGTCTCCAACTGGTCAAGACAGGCTTTTTTCCATTCCTTGGTCTTTTTGTTGCTAGGTATTGCTTGTGGCGGGAGCCTATATGGGCCTACTGTCCTTGAATTGTCTCTAAGACTAAATTGGTTCATAGTGTTATTTAGCGGAAATTGGATGCAAGATACTTAGAATATTTGTATTTACCAAAAACCTAACAAACAGGTGTACAGATTATCTTCTGTATTTGCTTCTTCGCATGTATTTTGTATTCCTTCCAAGACTACCGTTACGTACTTTGTGTTGGGTTACTTGTGCCTGTTTTTTTTCATCAGAACCAATAATATTATTAATAGTTAATTCTTCATCCCATATCAAAGCATGACCATAAGCCATTATCCTATCGTAGTTCTTAAAGTTACCAAACTTAATGATTTCCTCAAGTAATATAGGGTCTGGAATCCTATTAACACCTAATATCGTTATCCTATTACCATTTTCATCTAGTTCACCTGATTCCACCTCTTCCCAACAGTAATCTTTAAGTAGTTTAAATAGGTGTTGTTTATTTCTTGTATTTGTAGGTAGTCCTACATCTGCTGTTGCGGAACTATTTGAATTTATACGTAAATTAGTTCCTTTGGCGGCAGCTAATAAATAATCCGAATTATTAGCTCTTAGGTACTTAGTAAAATTTACATCACTTTCAGGTAAACATTCTGCATTGTACAACTTTAACAATAACATTGCTTGTCTATAGTAAGACACATCCCTATTAGGTCTCCCTGCAAAAGAAGCTACTATTTGGTTCCTATAACCACTTACACCAGCTATCCTTTTATGTATATACAACACATTTACAGAATCCGATATAGCTGAACTTTCCATTTTCACACCGTCAAATCCCGCTACATAAGTTCCGTGTTTAATTAAACGTGGGTTCTCAAATATAGGTCTCTCATAAATAACTATAGGGGCTTCATGTGCCCCTCCTTTATATGGATAATTTTCTACAATTTTTAAATTAGATGATTCCACACTTATAACCCCATCTGAACTACTGGTAAGTTCCACATACTCACCCGTAAGCCCTTTCTCTTTTAAATACTCTTGCCTTTTACGGGCTTCTTCTACTGGAAAAGGATTTTTGGCAAGGTCAAGAAAACATTCCTCTGGTTGGAAGGGATAGTACATTTTTGCTTTTATACCTTCTTCATCTTTCTTTTTTTGTTTATTTTCCACATATGCCTTTACCCTAACTTCTGCATGTTCCCAATCAGTAACCCATATGTTAAAACCTTCTAGGTCTTTTAATTGTTCTTTTGTATATTCTCTATTAAGGTATTCTGAAAGAGGTATCTCTACTTTTAGACCTGCTTCCATAGACATCTGGGCAGGTACGAATAAACCTACTTTTTTGTTGGAATTTTGTGTGTATTGGAAATATTCTGGTTTTACATGGATTTTATACTCCTCTGGGTCACAATGTAAAAAATCAGATTTGTCAGTATAGAGAAAATCCTCTTGGGCATCCTCTGCATACTCAATATTACCACCAGTACCCATAAGTACCTCTACAAACCTCTTCTTACCATATTTACTTGTTATTGCGGGTAAAAGTGCAGACCTTTGCTTGGAATACTTAAACTTACCAATTTCATCCCAAATGGCATCTTGGGGTGTTAAACCTGCCAGTAATTCTTCTTTACTTGTTACATGACCGTGTTCAAGGTTTCTTGTAGCTATAGAAGAGTAACTAAAAGACCTTTCATTTGGTTTCTCCTTAATAGGAAACCATTTGTATGAAATAGGATTTACGGGATTCTTTTTTAGAGAGGCTTTACTAAACTCAAATTTTACATCAGAAGATGTAGCTTTATTCCAATCCCCGATTTTAATAATATCGGAGAAACAATCTTGTCTTGCTTGATAATAACCGTTAAAGTACTTAACTATATTATTCAAATCAGGATTGGAGCCTCCCATAACCACGGAGGTACTGTTTTGAAATACAAATGTTTTATAGCTTATTTTGGAAGTCATAAATACGGACTTACCAAATCTCCTTGTACCGAAAGCAATGATAGGTTTATTATCCTCTACCTTAGCTTTATTAAGGTAGTAATCTATGTACCACTCATTATCCCTTAATTGAGGTCTATTTACAACTGATAGTATGTTACCCCAATCGTCTTCTTCATCTTGTGCTACAAAAAAGAAATTTAAATGCCAGTATAACCAACCAGAAATATAAACACCACCAACATCCACACCCGATTTACAATATCCAATATGCTTTTCCCAAAAAGGAATATATTTTGGACTATCCCTTGTAGGTTCTTTCTGGTTTAAAAGAAAGTCTTTGTATGCTATTTTAGGTATTTCCAATTACTTTGGGTTTTTGAACTTTTCGTTTACCGCAACTTTGGTTTGTTCTACTGCTTCTTTAAATGTAACTCCTTCCGCAACGTAAAGTGTTTTATCCTTTATATAGTAAGAGGGTTGTATACCATTTAAGATTTGTTGTATGTTCTCTTGTATTTCTAGGTCTATTGCGAAAATTTGTCTTGCTGCCCTGGATGCTTCCCTTATCTTAAACACACATTCGTTAAGACCCATATTTACTATTGTATTGATATACGGGGTAGAAACGTCCTTGTCTTCGGGATTTGGTAGGAACTTTTCTAGTTCGTTGTATATTTCCGTGTTTACACTTACAAGGTTTGTAAGGTATTGGATTCCTTTGTCTTGTTCCATTATTCTTGTTCTTTAAGTTCATTTAAAGTGATTTCCAAAGCCCTAGACAACTCCTCGTCATTAGCTGTAAGGTGTAACACGTCCTCGTTAGGTTTGGTGAAATTCCTGCGCCTATATACTGCGCATAATAGTTCACTTACAGTAAGGTCGGAATTTTGTAGTATTAATTTTGCCAAATTTTCCGCAATTTGGGTTTTACGAATCTGCTCTATCATCTTCTTTTACTTGTCCTATGAATTTAATTGGTATCGTTCCTTGGTCTGTTATTACTTTGATTGTTTTTTCCATTGAGTATTCGTTTGGGTCAAGGGCTGTATTGTATTTGAATGTAAGTATCAAATGTTGTGCATCATCTAGTACCTTGTGGGATTTCTCTTTTGAGTCCGCTTGTTTCCCGTTTAACCTAACTTCATAACACCCGCAATATTTAAGGTAGATATTGGTAAGGGGGATGTCTTTATTGACTATACTTGGTAAGTCGGCCCTAGCGTTTATAAAATCAAGTGTTATTAAGGTGTTTTCGGGAGCCTCGTTCCTTTTGTAGGTGTTGTTGTGGGTAACTGTCACAATTCCCTCTTCTACGCTTATTTTGGCTTTATTTACCTCGTGGAGCCTAATTGCTATTCCCTTATCTGGAACTTTCTTTATGTCGTCCCATTTGTCTATGGGACAAAACTCTTGCATTACTTTTGTCTTTGCTATTAAAGGACACCCGCAAATGTTGCATACACCTGCTTTATTATTTGGACAACCGTTGCATGTTTCTATACGGGTATCTGAAATTGTTGTATGGTTTCCAAGTATTGTATTTTTCCATCCCTCAATTATTCTCTTTGGCCTAATCTTATTCATTCTTTATGTTTTTTGGGTTGAACCTTACTCGAAAAAACTGTATATTCTTAATCCCTTTTTCCTGGGCTATTTTTATTTTCTCGTTCATCAACTTCTTTCGTTGTATGATATTTGTTAGTTTTTTCTTTCCCCTCTCAATTTCTTCGGGTATTCCTTCCCTTTCACCCTTCTCTATTATCCTTTTGGCCCAATCTTTTAACCTTGTAAGTGAACTTAATGTAAAGTGGAGCATTCCAAGTGTTCCGAGTTTGTATGTCAGGTTGTCAGTTGTATCTAAGTCTTTCAGTAATCTTTCCCGAAATAAGTAGTACCCCTCCCTTACCATATCCTTATTAAAACCATCTTTCTCAAGCTCATTAAGTATATCTTCCAAAAAATAAACCTTATCCTCAAATTCCATGTTACTTTTTCTGAAAATTGATGTTAAAATCTATTGTATCGTTTTCCATTATGGCTTTACGGAGATAAGTTAAAGCTGGAATAAGCCTCTTCTTGTATGTTTTGGGGTCTGTATCAATAAAGCCCTTAACCTTTAACCTGCTTTTCATTATATTCACGTTCTCAATTGAACGGATACCGAAATTGGATTGTAGTACTTTTTGCGAAAAGGTAGGCTCACTCACATCATATAAGAAACAAAGCGTAAGCATATCCTTATCCCTTTGGGTCATCTTGCAATCCACTACTATCTTGTATAAATCAAGTGCCTTTTGAATTAGCACTAATTTGTCAGAGTAGTTGGAGGGAACAGATATTTTTACGTATTTTGCTTCCATTAAGTAAAGATAAACATTATTTTCGAGATTACCAAATTTTTCTTCAACTATTTTTGAACTAATTTCGTTCCATTATAGTTTTCGCCAAAAAGACACACTTAGGACAGAAGTTATAATACTTATTAATACTATTAGCTAACCACCCCACTATACTCATCCCCCTTATTTACTTATACTACCAATCCATACAACTTTTCATACTTAATCACCCCTTTATCCCAAATCCCCCCTACCCCCCTTTTCCCTTTTTCCCCTTTGAGGCAACGAAGATAAAACTAATTTTTGAGATTACCAAATATTTTGCAATAAAGTTATCAATATTTTGATAAAAGTTATCAACATTCTTATCAAAGCACCTATTTGTAAGGGATTTGGTATTGTAAAATAAATTATTTACCTTTGAATAACAAAATCTGAAAAATAGTTACCAATAAATTTGGAATTGTCAGAAATTAGTTTTATATTTGTCCCAACAAACGGAAACATGCAAGAAGAAAACCAATATAGCACACCAGAACACGCAGTAGAGGAAATGTTCTTCGAGGATTACATGGAGTGTGTTATTGCGGGTGTGACCTACGAAGAACTCTCGGAAAAACAGTTCAAACAAAACGAACAACAAATAAAGGATTTCCTTTTATCCTGCTATAAAATAAGGGTGCAATGTTTTCAAGCAACAGAATTGTTAATCAACCTTTCAAAAAACTTTTTATAAACCAACTATGTCAGATAAGAAATTGAATTACCAAGATGTTATGGCAAAATATAGGAAAGACCACGGAAACGGGTCAATTTCCCTTTTGTCGGAAAACACATCTTCAAATATAGAAACAACCCTTACTGGTATATTGTCTTTAAATATGTTGATTGGGGGTAACAAAGCAAAAGGTTTTCCTAAAGGAGGTATTGTAGAGTTGTATGGACCAGAAGCTAGTATGAAAACCACTACGGCACTTTATGCTATCAAGCAATGTCAAGAAGAGACTGGTAAAGTTTGTGCAATATTGGACACAGAGCAAGCCTTTGACCAATCCCTTGCGAAAAAGATAGGAATTAACTTTGAGAAACTTATTTTTGCACAACCCGAAACCACCGAAGAAACATTTACCCTTGCAGAAGATTTGATTTCAACGGGTGAAATGGGAATGGTACTTATTGATAGTGTTGCAGCAATGCTACCATTAGCAGAGTTGGAAGGTGAGTTTGGTGAAAGTAAGATGGGGAAACAAGCCTTGTTGATGTCGCAAGGTCTTCGTAAAATTAAGGGTATTGTAAAACGTACAGGAACATGCCTTGTATTTATAAATCAAATCAGGGAAAAGCTTAACGTAATGTACGGAAATCCCGAAACTACAACTGGCGGGAACTCTTTGAAGTTTTACGCTTTGCTTCGTATCCGTTGTTCTTCATCTGCACTTAAAGATAAGCCTGAACTAGGACGTACTGTAACATACAAACTTATTAAGACAAAGATTTCCGCATCAGCAGTAAGTAAATCAATTACAGTTCCTTACTTCTACGAGCAAGGTTTTGATAAGGCTGTAGAACTAGCTACTTTAGCTTGTGAAAAAGAATTGGTAGTACGTAAGGGTGCTTGGTACTCTGACCCCCAAGCAGACATTAAATTAGGACAGGGTATTGAATCCGTTATACAATTTATTAAAGATAACCCAGAATACGAAAAAGATTTGTTTAACCGCACATTTGAAATAACGGAGCAAAATGTGGAAGTATAAAGGAAAAGAAGTTACCAAAGCATCACAACTTCCAAAAAACGCATTAGGATTTATCTACAACATCCACAATACAACAAAGAATAAAAACTATATTGGAAAGAAAAACCTGTATTGTTGGAAGAAGGTAAGCCTTAAAGTATTTGAGGATTTAAAGGCTAAGGGCGAGGAAGTAAAACGGCACAAGAACAAATCCACATCCAAGAAAGGAGAACCTGTATGGGTTTACCAAGTAAGGGTAGAGGGACCGTGGACAAAATATTGCGGTTCAAACGAAGAACTGAAAGCAGACATCAAGAAAGGAGATAAAATTACAAAGGAAATAATAGGTATTGCGTTTTGTACAAAACAATTAACATACCTTGAAATAGAAGCACAAATAAAGATGGACGTGTTAAGGAACCCCGATAAGTTCTACAACCAAAACATCTTAGGCAAATTTTGGCCGAACGACTTAACCTGTTAACAATGCAAAGTAAGAAAGAGCTGATAATCAAGCACATTACAAGCATACAAGAAGCATACAACAATAATAAATCCTATACAATTACAGCACAGGAATTTTGTAAGTTAAACAACATAACATACACTGATTCTTGGAGACGTAGGTTAGGTGAGGTATTAAGTGACCTTCAAGAAGGCAAAATACCTGAACCAAAAGAACAAAAAAGCCCCGCCAAAATACTTATCTTTGACATAGAGACAGCACCGATAATGGCGTATGTGTGGGGGGGTTGGAAGCAAAACCCCGCAGCAAATACCCAAATGATTGTGAAGGATTGGTTCATTATCACTTGGAGCGCAAAATGGTTATTTGAGGATAAAGTAATGACTGGTAAGCTTACAGGTCAAGAAGCAATACAACAGAACGATTCAAGGATTGTAGGTGAATTATGGCAGTTACTTGAGGAAGCGGATATTGTAGTGGCACATAACGCACTTAAATTTGATATTAAGAAAGTCAATACAAGGTTTCTTAAAGCAGGACTTACACCACCGATGCCTTACCAAGTAATAGATACTCTTGTTCACGCACGTAGGTCTTTCTCACTTGTAAGCAATAAACTGGACTATATTGCGCAAACACTAGGTCTTGAGGGTAAATTAAAACATAGCGGGTTTAGTCTTTGGGACAGGTGTTATAATGGTGACGAAGCTGCATTGGACGAAATGGAACTGTATAATATACAAGATATAAAGGTTCTTGAGGAAGTATATTTACATTTACGTCCTTGGATTAAACCTCACCCTAACATCGGTCTTTTTATTGACTCAAATGTTTCTTGTTGTAGTTCTTGTGGTTCGGAAAAATTACAGTGGACAGGTGAATACAGTACTTACGCAAATACCTATTCCGCATATCGTTGTGGTGATTGTGGAAGCATAGGACGTTCCCGCACAGCACTAACAAATTTAAAGAGTAAAAAACAATTGACACTTTCAACCCCCAAATAACATGGAAAAACATACATTCATACAACTAGAAGGATATACACGAAAAGCAAACCTACAACAAGACCTAGAATGTGACGAGTGTAAAAAAGCCTCCGCAGAACAAGAAGACAGGCTAGGTATTATAACAGATGATTGTAGTGATGTTTGTATAGATGAAAACTCAAGTATTTCCGAGTTAGAAAATGACATTAAAAATTATAGTACAAACTTATTTTCGGTAAATATAAAAGAGGTACATAATTTCTTTTCCTCACCAAAAGGAAGACTAGTATTAGTACATGGCCCAGAGTACGTAGGTCAGTTATTTTCTGACACATATGAAGATTTCGTAAAAAGAATTACACCACACATTAACCTAATATAATGGGAGAAGATAACTATGATTGGGTTTCCTTCAAGGAATTTATAGCTAGAGCATTAGCAGTTGATTTTGATGCACCTGATGACAACGATTGGGAAGAAGCTGAGAAGATAATGGGAGGCGGTAAAAACTTCATCCTTGGAAAAGGAAATCTTAACATTACAATATACAACGAACTAGAATACTTTGATGAGTATATAGAATTTATGAAAAACCCAGAGGAATGGGTAAAAGATAATGAGGACAAGAAATATTCGGATTGTATGATTGAAGTAGAGAATTTGATAAACGAACTTATAACACTTAACTAAAATGCAACTAGCAAAAATAACATTTGAGAACGCAAATGGTGACGAAAGTATTATAATGATTGCCCAAAAAGAAGAAGGTAAGGAAGGTGTGGGGATTGTAGCACTAGCTAACGAGAAACTTGCAGCAAGGGATGAATCTACCTATGACCTAATAGAAAAGGATGTATTCATAGCACTTGCACAAAAGTTTATGGAGTTGTTAAATCAAAACGCACAACCAAAAGAATAGATGGAACTTTCCGAAGACGTATATTTTGATGCCCACAAAGAGTACAAATACCTAATTTCCACAAAAGAACTCTTTGAAAAATACCCTCAACTAAAAGGTGTTTGGGATAAAGATATGAAACAATTTCTGGAAATATTTATACAAAAAAAAGGAATTAACAAACCAATTTTAAAACAAGAACCTCAAGCAGAGGAAACACCAAAAGTAATATGGAACACACAATCAGAGAATCGGGAATCAAGCTCCAAGGAGAGCGAGTAATACTTAAAAGCACTGGAAAGACTTGGAAAACAGTTGAAGCAGGTGTATTAAGTTTATCAGCAGGAGGACCATCAGGAGAATTTGATGTAAGTACTGTTGAAGCTGTAGGGGTGGATATAAAATTTGTTAAGGTGGGGGATTATGTTGTGCATATGCCTCTTATTGGAACTGGATTTACTTATAATGGTGAAAAATACATCGCAGTTAAAGAAGAAGGTATTGCGGGAATAGTACCAGCACCAACACAAATCAAGTTGTAGTATGGAAAAACCTTTAGGAATTTCAAACCTAACAGCAGAGGAAAGGAACTTCGCAATACTGCAACTAGCGGATTGGCCTTCAAAAACTTCTGTATCAAATTTGTTTAACCTATATCACAAGTACGTTTCACCTCAACCGTCAAATCAAAAATGTGGTGCTTGTAAGAGTACAATAAGGACTTTTTGGACTAACTATCTTAAATAAAAATTGTATGGAAACTAAAATAGTACTACCTTATATACCTATTTTTAAAAAGGAAATAGTTATTACCAGCGAACCCCCAAGAAATCATTGATAATATTGGTTATATTTCTGTAATAACCAAAGCCTCTGTAACAACGGAGGAGGAGGATGAAGATATGGGGATTGTTAAGGAAGTAAATCTTAAATATGATGCTCACAGGCGTATTCTAAAAAACCAAGTAACCAATGTGGAGACCTTTTTATGTAACAATATAAAAAAGCATTGTGTAAATATAGAATATGGTACTAACGGGACTACTTTTGCTTTTAGTAGTAAAACTTTGGCGGAGAATGCGGCAGAGAAAATTCTTAAAATGATAACCAACCAACATAAATAATATGGAGAAACTGTATATTGCAAGTACATCAAAAACTTTAGAGTTTGTAGATGTTTTGGCGAAAAAATCACAAGTACAAATTACCTTAAACAAAGACGAAGCAACTATAATGTTGTATGTTATTGATGTTGAGAGTAAAATATCTTTGACAAACGAAATCTTTGAATCCTCAAAGAACCCTAACATCCATACAATATTCCAAATAATTCCCGAAGGAATGGACTTTTACCAAAAGAAAGCACTAACGGAATTTGCGGAAGAACTAAAACATCTAGGAGTATTTGTTATTGTAGACAACGATATTATGAAGTCAGTAAACCAAGTACATTCTATCGCAAGGATATTTGACCCTCAACTAAACTAACATGTTTCTTGAACTCTACGGTGGAATAGCGATAATAATTTTGACGTTAATATTAGCCTATTTTTGTTACGGACTAATTATTTCGCCAATTAACTTCCTTCTCCGAATTTACATACCACCTTATGACTGGCTTGTAGAAACCATACAATACCCTTTCACATACGTAATGATAATGTGTTTATCTAAGGAAAAGGTTGTAGAGATGCACGAGGATATAGACTGGGAGTTTAAGTGTAGGCATTGGGCTTGGAGGCAATACAAAAAGTTAGTTGAGGAACGGATTTATTTCTACGAATAGTATTAACAAATAATTTACTATTAATTTTAAGCAATTCTAAGAGGCGATTCTGACACTAGTTGATGTTGGGGTTGCCTTTTCTAATTTAAGCCACCATTTCTCCGCAAAAAGCCCTTATTCTCAAAGTTAATAACTATACAACCATGATAAATGTAAAAGAAGTACAAAAAGCATGTTTCACATACTCGATACTACCAATGACATTTCTTCTAAAACAACTAGGGGAAGAAGAAAGATTTGAAGAATGCAAGATACTAAAACAAGGAATACAAAACCAAATAGACAAATACAATTTAATCTACACCACAGAATACAACGAAGAAAACGTAGCAGCACACAAAGCCTACATGTTAAGCATAAACGGAACAGACGGTAACGTATCTCTAGGCAACACACCTATATATGCTAGTATGGCAAGAAAGTACTTGAATATTTAACCCCTAGCTTGGACAATAACATGAACACATGTCCAAGTAAGGTACTTTTTGTGAGAAAAACACAAATAAAATGGACAAAAATTTGGAAATCCCAAAATAAAGAACTAATATTGTAGTACAAAACAGATAAACCATGATAAAATCTAAAGAAGAACTAAAGCAAGCCTTGTCAGAATACCAAAAAGAACTAGAGGAGAAATACAATGAGGGTTTTTTGCGAGAAAACTATCCTATCCAAATTTTGAACGATAAAAGTGATACACTAGGAAGTACTGACGGTACAACCATAGAAACTTCTGTACTAGAAGAGTATATAAGAAAAGCCAAGGAAGCAGGGGCAACTATTATAACAATAGACCCTCAAATATACGGTTCTGATTATGATTTTGAGGGCAACCAATTTAACTACACTAATACAAGACAAGAAATGGAAGAAGAATACCAAAAAAGGTTGAGGGGGCAGAAAAATTATATAATCACAACGGAAAAAATCCGCAAAGAACAAGTTCTCCAAAAAGAACTACAAGAATACCTAAGTTACGAAAAAATAAAGAACCAACTAGCATTAGATAATTTCGCCAAAAACCCCACAAAACCATGATAACAGAACTAAAGAAAGGAAAAATAATAGTCACTTTAGAAACACCTAGGGAGATAGAATTAATAAAAGCAGCACTAGGTAGTGTAACTTACCTAAGTAGGTCAAAAACAATGGATTATTTAAGTATCCCCCAATTAGAACGAGGTGAAATAGACCCCGCTATAGTGTTATATAATAGACTAGTTCAATTAGGGTAAATGTCCTGGTTTTTAACGAAAAAAGTATCTTTCCAAAATCCTAAGAACTAACTGTAGTCTGTATTACAGCAAAGTCACCTAGAGGGGATTTTTATGGTAGGTGAAACTAAATTTTTCGCCAAAAACCTGTATTAACATACAAAAAACATATTATGGAAAAACTAAACAAACACAACAAGAAAGGTTACTTCATATTATTCACCAACAAGAATGAAAAACTATTATGCTCATGGAAAAATAACGAACCTGATTACTTCGGTCAAAAAGTAAACTACATAGGACTAGACGGATTAGGGGGATACAGGGCTATGTTATCAAATGGATGGTACGCTAGATTAAACTTTGGCCCCCTTTACACTTAACAGAAAGCAGGTACAGGTTCTTAAAGAAACGTGCGGAGATTATACATAAAAACTCCCATAGGGATACAGTAAAGGATTTATATTAGGTCCGTCAATAGCCCCCGACAGTTGCTCCGTCAATCTAAAAAAAAATAGTTACAGGGGGAAATTAAAAAAAAAAAATTATTTGTGGTGAGGGGCCTAAGCTCTATCTTGTGCAACCAATACACAGACCAACCCCCCACCAACTAAAAAAACCAAAGTACCCCCCACCTATAATAATACAAACTAATTAACATACGATATTTTTTGGAAGCCTTTTATTTTCAGGGCAAACATTTATTTTATACAACTATCTACTATCTATCAACACTATAATACAATGCTAGACTAATCTAATCATTATTTAATATCATTCTTTAGACCTGTTAACTATATTTTATGTTGGCAGGTCTTTTTATTTACTATACGCCAAAAAGCCCTAACCGTATTAGGGTTAAGGCTTAGTATTGTTTGGTTATGTTGAGTTAGTTACTCAGACCAAGTGTAGCCCATACGAACGGCAATAGCCTTGTTTAGCTTTGCGTAAGGGTGTTTACTGTAGTATCCGTGGCAAGGTCTTACGGTCTTATTTTCGTGGTTTATAATGGCAGTAGGTACAGTGTCATTAAAATAGGGTTCTAACCTATAAATTGTGTCGTTACCTGTGTTGAACTTATCTTTTTTCAAGGTGTATTTTTGCATAACGTCTTTTTTAAGTGTTTAAGTATGCTACAAAGTACGGTATAATTTTTTACATTGTCAAGGCTTTTGACACATTAATTTTATAGTAATAGGTTGTATGGTTTATTGAGTAGGTAGTTTATTTGCGGAATTATTATTTCCATTCACCATATCCAACATTAAAAGCAATGGGGTCATATTTACGTATTGCAGCACCGTAGTTGCCTCTTCTACGCTTACCTCCTATTATCCAATTTTCACTATCATAATCGGGCGCAATCTCGTTTAAATATTGCTCATACTGTTTTCTGGTTTTCATCTTGTTTCCTTTAATGATTAATAATACCTCAAAGATAGGGTAATGTTTTTGTATTGTCAATAGGGTAATGAAAGTTTTTTCGCAAAAGTATTTTATTAGCCTGAAAATCAACTACTTAAAATAATCCTACAACTTTTTTTACAATTAGATAGTACAACCTAACAAATAACTACCTATATTTGTATCGTTGTTAATCACTAAACACTTTTACAATGTTTGCAACTAGAAAATTACATATAGCTTGTACCGATTCATTAGGGCAAAAAGGTAAAACCTTTACAGTAGATGAAAATGGCAAACAAAATAGCCCATCTTTTAGCAACTCTTTTGAGTTTTTTAAATGGACTAAGCAAGCACATTTATACGCATTTAGAGTAGACCTAAAAAAAAGTAATAATTATTTACAAAAATAGTTGCACAATTCAAATAGTATGCCTATATTTGTATCGTACTTTAAAACACAGGTAATGGCAAGTGAATTTATTTTAAGAGAGAATGTACTAACCGACAATATCTTATTAGTACCTAGCAAGGGCAAAGTATTTAAAGGTGGCTACGTGGCTATAATAAAAGAGTATCAATACCAAAACCCGTGGAGCGATAAAGTAAAGATAAAAAACTTTAGAAGCAAGGAAAGGTTAAACGTATATTTAGAAAAACAATATCCACAGGTGGAAATGGACTTTTGTGGAACTTGCTTAGAATAATTGAAAAAAAAGTTTGGTAGTCTAAAAATAATTGTTTATCTTTACAATGTACTAAAAGCAAAACATCATGGCAACGAAAGCAATCAACTTTGAAGCAATAACATTAAGGCAAGAAATTAGCCATAGGGGAGGGGGGATTGAAATTGACCTAACTACATTAGGTTTTAAAGGTGAGCGTATGAGTGCTTACCAAAACTACTTAGGAGGGGGTATGTTAGGTCGTGTGTGCGAAAATAACACAATACAAGCCTACAACAAACCAATTTCCGACAAAAAGGCTGAAAAGTTAGCTAATATTGCGGAGCAATTGAAGCAATACTTTCATAACATTACCAATCCTGATGAGGAGGAATGGGAGAGCCAATCTTATTTGCAAAACCAAAATGTTTCTGTATCGGGGTATTAAAACTAAAACAATGGAACAGCTATGTAAATGCCTTAATTGCGAAACTGATAGTTATTTAATTGACCTGTAAAAACAAAAATATGCAAGTAATAGCAGGAGTAATAGTATATACTGTATTTTTCTATCTTATTGACAAGCAAATTAGTAAAGCTAGGGAATAATATACCTATTAGCGTTTCTGAAATTGACCTTATTTTGAAAGAAAAAACAGAGCCAATTCAGTAAATTTTCAAAAATAGTTGCGCAAGTCAAAAACTTTATTTATCTTTACATCATTGTTAAACAGTTATAAAATACAGCTATGAGGGTTACTAAGATTCAAAAGCAGATTATTGCAATGTTAACCGAAAATACAGGTAAACACATTGGGGACAGTGGTGGCAGCAATAACAGAGCATGGCAGCGCAACCAAGGTAAAAATTTCCTTGAAGAGCCTAGGGTAACTATTGAGAGCGACTACCAAACCGTTAGTACGTTTCACTACCTTAGCGAGGTACTTGATACTGACCAATTTTCTGACAAGGTTAACGCATTTTTTAAGCGCAAACGCAAGAACAGCGATATAGATGCGCATTGGGTACAAAGTTGTTTTGAATTGCTGATGCAAAAGTACGAAGATGCTATAATTTCGACAGGTACAGTTGTAAATACATACAACCACGAAAATAACCTATCGCAAATTTTATTATTCATTACGTTCAACTATGATGGCAACAAATATGCCTTGCTGCAAATTCATGGAGGTGCTGATGTTCGTGGTGGCTATACTGATACCCGTTGTTTTAAGCTAAACGGCTACCTTACAGGCAACGTGGATATATACGGTAGTATCAATGGCGAAGAAGTTAGCAATAGCTACAATGGTTATTCACTTACCTACGAAAATGGTGGAGCAGTTGAGTATAACTATGAAACAGATAAAATATCGCTTGACTTTTATGTAATGGAGCACGTAGATTAAACAATATCGTAACCTTTAACTTTATATTATGAAACATTTTATTGTATTGTTTATTGCTTCAACTTTACTCTTTACTAGTTGCACTACTACTAGGTTACCTAATGGTCGTAAAACCCATCAAGGTTGCCAGCAAGGTAAACAATGGTAAAAAA